TTTCTTCCTTCCTCACGTAATTTTTTCAATAGCTTTGACTTCATAATATCTTATTGTTGATTTTTTCAAAATAAAACTTGCCATCCCAAGGCTTGTATTCGATTATTCCGTACTGCATGGCTAAACGTGCTTGGAACGTGCCTATACATGTATGTGACAATTGGTTTAGTATCCTTTCCCTGAAACCTTCTATTCCGTTTATATTTTTGTAGTAGTTGCAGGCTCGGCATGATGGTAATAAATTGGAGATATCGTCTATGGAACCGTTACCAATCATTTCCGACACTTTCTCGTTTTCTGTTTCTGTACCATATATGCTTTTCGCATATGCCGTTACATGGTCAACCTGCATGTCCTTCAGTTCGATTTCCTTGCCACAATATGCACAACGACCGTTGTATTTGGCATAGACCTCAGCCCTTTTCTCCTTGCTTAACCTGTTTCTTTTCATCATAATACATTACATGGACATTAACTTTTCCAAAATGCTTTTGTATTCATTATAATGTCTTTCTTCGTCTTTATAGCAGAATGGGAGTGTGTTGCATTCAATGTTTTTTATACAGAACTTGCAAAACTCCATATAGTAAGCCTTTGCCTCTTCAAACGTTGCAAAAACGTTGCTGGTGTGTACATTTTTCAGGGGCTTTTCAGACTGCTTCAGAAAACCGTTTCCTATTGGAATTGAATGTTTGCATCCTGTTAGCAACGTACGTTCTGTTTCGGTGAACTTTCCGTTAATCCACACTTCTCTTACAGTGTATACTTTTTCCTCCTGACACTCACAATAGTAGATGTCATGATTGTAGATATCTGCAACATAATACCTGTCACCGCTTTTGAGGTCATCGTAGTTTATCTCCATTGCAATTGTTATATTTAATTATACATCCATTCAGGTGCTTCCAAAGCCAATCCCATCGGTATCAATCCAATCTTATTCTCCAAATATTTGAACAAGGAATAAAATAATACCCTTTCTTATTCCACAAACCACATTCTTTACATTACTTGCAGTTTGAGTCACAGTTTTTTATCTTTTCGTCAATAATCAATTCCCAATCACCGTGTCGTTCTGTATGATAGAGACAATCACACTCGGCATAAAATCCATAATAAGGGTTTTCATCCACAATTATACGTGCTCCGTCCTTATTGTCAAGTCTCTCTTTCAAGTAATTGAACTGTCTTTGTAACGATTGTCCTTTCATACTAATACATTCCTTCTTTTGCTGGTAGTGCCAATCCTTTTTCAATCATTCCTCTATAATCAAAGTGGTGAGCGTTGAGCCAATCTATAACGGGAATGCTATGAATAGCACCATATACGCCAACGTCTTCTACACAGTCATCGGGAGTCATACACAAACATCCCCATTGCCTTAATTCGCTCATTTCTTCCTCCGTCATACTCGACATTGGACGGAAGTATGGTTTGGCATCCCAACGTTCTGCGTCCCAATCAAAGATATAGTGTGGGTGCAACTTCACATCTTCCCGATATTTGCCGTTATTGACACTTATTATCGTATCATAAGGCAACCTGGCACAGAGGTCTTTGATTAAAAGTTGTTTATCATTTTGTGTCATAATTGTTCATCCATCGCTTTTTTGAATGTATAAATCAAATCGTCAATATCAATGTTTACATCTTGATAATCTGTGTCATAATACTTATAACCTCTTACGTGTTCATGCAGCCACTCGCACGCCTTTTCAATAATCTGCTTTTCTTTCCATTCGGCCATCTCTTGACAAGCGGCAACACAACACTCTTCATGATTTCTAATACCATATAAACCTTCATGTTTTCTTGCAAGCTCAATTGCTTTTTCTAAATCTGTCATTGTTCTAAAATTTTAAGCAAATCTTTAGCGTCTTTTAGCCGGTCAAAACCTTTTACATCGTGCCATTTGTCGCTAAAGAAACCTTCTTCAAGCCGTTGCACGAAGTACCCTGTAATCGGAAACACACCGTTGTAGCACGGGAATTTGGTTGTTATTCTGTATTTTGGCTTGCTCATTTCTCGCCTCCTTCCTTGATGCCGTACAACGGTTTCAATTTCTCAATTAAGTCTCGGAAATTGCGCAGGAATTCGTCGCGCAGCTCTTCGGACTTGAAGTAAAGAGGTGAAGAACTCAATGATTCCGTTTCGCTTGCATCGATTTCTCCGCCATTGAACTCAATCGTATATTTATGACATTCTTGGTAATACCCTCTCCATATTGGTTTATATTCACCGTTGTAGCAGTTGCGCAGATTGATGAGTTTAATTAGAGCAACGAGCGCATCTGAAATTTCCGGGTCTTCTGTAAAATCAGCCATCACGGATGGGATATTTACTTGTGTCGTTATCCTCCTATTGTCAAAAGGATCATATTTTGACCTGAATGCAAACGGAACAGGGTACATCTTACAGAATTCCTCCCACGATTTCGGTAGTTTCCGCTCTTTCTCCTTTAGTGTTATAACAACGTGACCGTCTGTCGTTTCGACTTTTTCAACATCGAAACCGGCCGGTATTTCAAATTTCATTTCTTTCATAAACCTATTGTTTAATTTAACATTACAAATATACAAAAAAACGGAATACAAGATTCCGCTTTTTTTCTTAAAAATTGTTAATATCAAACACCAAACCGCTCCTTTATCTTTTCAAACCATATAAAATCATCATCGTTGTGGGAAATATCAGCTTTAACATCCCCACACAATCTATTCAAATCCTCCTCTGTCATTCTCTTGAAAACCGATTGGAACTCCTTCGAGACCTCGCTAAACAATCTCACTTCAAATTCCGAATTATTCTCCATATAACACTAACGCTTTTATCTTAACCATAACAAATCTTATAACGGAGTATAGTTGTGAATTGTTTCCCATATTACACCACCCTTCACATCCCAGTGTTTGTAAAAAGGAACGTCCTCCGGGTTTGCTTTGAAGTACTCGTCGGCACATTCCTTGCAGCATAACTCGCGGTATTTGAAAGCGTTTGGCTTGTCTTTAAAATACAGTTCGTCTGCAACAGGGTTAACACTTGTCCACCTGTAGACCCACTGCCATTTGGCAAGCTCGCGTATAGTCTCGCCGAACCTGGCGTCGCCGCACCAGTCGCATTCCATGTAATATCCTTTCCGTACACTCATATTTAACCTTCCGGAAATTGAAAACCGAATTCAATATTACATTCCCTGAACAAATGCTGCAACTCATGCACATAATGGGGCTCACCGGTCTTCTTTATCCTCTCAACCATGAAAGTGCCATGAACATTGGAACAATCTGAAAATAACTTCTTTACCGCTTTGTTCTACTGCTACCCACCCTGACATTTTATATGATTTTTAACTGATTTTCGTGTCTTCAAGTGTATACACCCATTTGTTTTTTATCTTGCCACCACCCAGCCTTTTATTGTATAATACATCGCCTGACGACTTTCAGGGTGTCGCTGACATATGTTTCCCCGTCGGTGATGTAGTTAGCACCCTTTGGGATTGTGCATCTGTATATCTTGCACTTGTTGTGAGGATAGCAACACTTGTCCTTGAACTCTCTTGCCGCCTTCCTGGTGGTTTCGGAGTAGAACCCCCTGCGTGTTCTGTATTCATCGTCGAATACGTATACGCCAGGTGTATAGCTTCCTTCATCGGCTATATCCGATATCGGATTTTGTGGGAAAAAGCACTCCATCTCGTCAAGAACGGTGTGCAAAACCTCGCCTTTCTTGTACGGTCTTCCGTCGTTGTATAACGGAGGGTAAAGGGTTTTCCTGTCTGGTCGGTACAGAACTTTGTAAACTTGAATGTCAGTTTCGGCGGTCGTTATTTCGATTTTTTTCTCTGAATATAAGCACATGTTCGTTATGTTTGTTCTTGTGTGTATAATATACAAAAAAATCAGCCAATGAAAGCATACATTCCTTCTGGGGCCTCAAGCGCAAGACCTTTTCCAATAAGACCATGATAATCGAAATGACTGGCGTTAAGCCAATCAACGTATTTCGGTATTGAATCTTCCACACCTCCCTCGATGTTGTCCAAAAAGGCGCATTTGGTCGTTTCCTCATCTTCGGTCATGCTTTGCATCGGTCGGAGGTATGGCACAAACTCACTTATAGCAGTTAAGCACCAACTGTCATTCTTGCATTTGACGATGAAAATTTCATTATCAATATGTTCTTTGCCAACAATAATACCTATTTCACTATCGTAAGACAATACACCTTCCTCTGTTATTTTAGTTTTTACTCCATACGGCAGCCTCGCGCAGAGGTCTTTTAACAATAGTTGTTTTTCTTCTCTTGTCATAAAGTTAATTTTATTCAATTATAAAATGTGGGTTTTCAATATTATCAATACCACCAATATTTAATTGCCTGCATAAACAATGAATAAGATTGTCGGCTTTTTGCATCTCTATAAACAAATCTATTTTGTTTTTCCACCAAACTTCAATATCGTTTAAGTCAAATTGAGTATTTTTGACAACCCAATCCATATATCTCCAATGTTTTACTAAAAGATGGTAAATGTACTTACCTTTGTGTTTTCCAAATGGCATCTTTCTGCCAAATCTCAAATTGTTTTCCGTTATTTTTCCGTCATCAAAAAACTTCGAAAGCTTTTCTAAATCTGTCATTCTTCACCTCCTTTCATTGCTTTCCTAAAGTCACTAATCATTTTTTCAATATCAAAACTACCATCATATTCAACACATTGATGAAACTCGTTGTATTCCCAATTTTGGTAATTGCCTATGTTTTTACCTAACCACTCGCACGCCTTGTCAATCATCTGCTGCTCTTTCCAGTCAGCCATTTCAATAGCACAATCGTAACCTACAGTCCTTTTATAGTCACTCTCTTCTGAATAATACTGCGCTAAATCATTTGCTTTTTCTATGTCGGTCATTGTTCAAAAATTTTAAGTAACTCTCCCACTTTTTAATTCGGTAAAGATAGTTTGAATTCGTAAAGGTTGGCTATGACAAAACGCCCGTCCTCTTTTATTATCACCGCGCACGGGGTGTCGTCTCCTCCTCTGACGTAACCGTCAACCACTCCTTTGTCGCCTTTCTTGAAATCCCCGTACAGGCTGTCCGTTGTGAACACTATCGCAGGTTTCATGCTATTAAAATAATTCTTTTAGTTCAAGAACAGGCAATTCGCCAATTTCTTTGTAATAAAAATCCTTCAAATACCAATTGTCGTGCCATTTTTTTGACTTTTCAACCAAATTGTTTGCTTTTTCAATATCATCAATATAATCAATCAGCGTTGATGTGCTGATGTCAACACATTTGTTTTTGATTATTTCATACTCCGTTTTCGCTTTTTCGTATTTTGCGAAATCTTCTTCCTTTGTTTGGTGACTGCATAATATAACCGTGGCATATATGAAATAAAGAACAAACACAATTCCACACAATCCACAATTTCGGCCTACGTCAAAACAAAAGCACAGAACAATGAGTCCAACCCCTGCAATTAATGATATTATTAATAATGCTATATACATGATTTTTAATTATTTTTTTATTATTTTTTAGTGATAACTTAATCCTCGTCTGGCGAAAACAAAACATCCTCAAAATTCGGGACTTTACCTTTGTTCAAGCAACGCTGGATGTATCTTCTATCTCTTCTCGGCAAAGTGTCAAATTCATCACCAATTGTAATTTCCACTACATTTCCGTTCGCATCAGTGCCATATTTGAATATTTGTTTTTTATATTCTTCAAGTGTCATGAGTCAAATTTTTATATTTTATTTTAATTCAATATAACAATAATTTTAAAAATACCCGATTGTCCAAGAAGTTAAATGTCCAGACAGGTCAAATTTGTGCTTCTCTTTCTTCTTTGTTTCAACCGTATAGAAAAATCTAATAAAAACTGGAATTATTAGTTCTTCTTTCTTGTTTCAACCTGCCACTACTTTTTAGGTCTTTCAGACGGTCATCCATAGTTGGGCAATCCGCAAGCGTAAATTCGGTGCTACGGACACCTATTATTCTCAAACCTTCATCCAAGATGTTGATTGCAGCATTTACATCCCTTTCAAGATGCTCACCACAAATTGGACAAACCCATTCACGGTCTGATAAAGTCAAGTCATTCTTGATGTAACCGCACTTGTGGCAGGTCTTGCTGCTTGGATAGAATATGTCAACCAAGACAACCTGCTTGCCGTTGACACTTGCCTTGTCAAGCAAGATTTGCTTGAACTTGTAGAAACCAACCTCTTGAATCGCTTTTGCTAACTTATGGTTTTTCAACATTCCTCCCACGTTCAAGTCCTCCATACAAACCAAGTCATACAAAGACAAGAGTGTATTCACAACCGAATGAATGTAATCGTCTTTCTGATTGGTCAACCGTTCAAACGCCTTTGCGATTCTGACACGTTGTTTCTCTCGGTTGTGCGAACCTTTGACTTTCCTTGACAGTTGCTTCTGCAATCGCTTGACTTTCTTTTCCTGCTTCTTGAAAAAGTGCTTGTTCTCAAATACCTCACCGTCACTTGTAATCACAAAATCCTTCACACCGAGGTCTATACCAACACATTGATTGGTATGCTTGAACTTTACAAGTTCATCCTGCGGTATGTCAACAAGGATTGAAAGGAAGTAGTTGCCACTCTTGGTTCTCGAAACGGTAGCACTCCTTATGCAATCTTTGTAGTCTTGAAGTCTCTCGTAATACAAGTCCGAACATCTAAACTTGATGTCCTTGAGGTCTTGCGTCAGTGTTATTTTTCTTTCATTGAATGTGTTGCGTTTGGAAATCGCTTCTGACGGAAACAGTGCCGACTGCTTGTCTTTCTTGGATTTGAACTTCGGGAATCCGTTGTGCTGCTTGAAGAACTTTGAATAAGCGTCAAGCATCTGACGTATTGATTGCTTCATTACTTTGGTATTCTGTTCTTGCAACCAAGCATAGTTCTCGTCTTTCAATAATGTTCCGTGAAACCACTTGGAGATGTCAGTTAGTTTAAGATTGGTCTTATACTTGTCATAGGCATTGCGCTTGAGTTCAAGGGTCTTGTTATACACAAAGCGGTAGCATCCAAGTACCTTGTCAAGTCTTGTCTGCTGTTCCTTGTTCGGGTATAACCTCACTTTGATTCCTCGCAACATATCAATAACAGAATGTTCCATTAAAAAAGAGGTATTAAACTTGTGGCAGTAATGTAGGAAGTACCAACAAGGTTAAACCTCTGTATATCTTATTTATGTTTTTGAACGACTTCCTACTTCCGTTCATTTTATTTATAAATAGTCTAAACTATAATATATTTATATCGGTTAGTTTTTATTAGTTTTTCATAGATTTTATTAGATTTTCAAAGAACTGTTGCAAACCCCACCTGGCTTTATGAGTGTTGTGTAAACAACAAATTCTTGGCCGCACCATCTTTTACCGTAATCTCTTACAAACCTACCTACACGGTTCAAAAAATCTGGATAACTGGTATGCAGCGACCCATATTTGCCAACCATATCATTGATTAACTTTTTAAGGTCGTCTTTTTTTATTGTATGCATGTCGTGCGCCGAAATAACATCTTCAATGTAAACTGTATCTTGTTCTTTGTGCAAATCTGCATATATTTTAATCATAACCTATTCCTCCATTGCTTCTATGAACTCTCGACCCATATAATCTGAACGGTCAAAATAGCTCGTTATATTATCCTCAATCCAATTTCTACTCTTCTCAATCATTGTCTTGTCCGCCCATTGTGCTCCTGCCATGTATGCCTTCAGCACTGCTATGTTCATAGCGTTCTGAAAGTCGTTGCCGGCTTTGCTATGATTATTTTCAACATACCTCAACGCCTCTGCGTAACATTCTTCTTTTCTTGTCATACTTTATTCCTCCATTGATTTTCTGAATTGCTCAATAAAATCTTTTTCGCTTGTCCGGTCATTTTCAATATAGTTTTGAAGATTCTTTTTCAGCCATTCTGATGCTTTGTCCAAAATTGTTTCATCGGCCCAATTATCAATATCTTCCAACTTTTTAACATATTCTGAATTATTGTCTTCTTCATTGCAAAGATAAGGATAATCAAAAGACATTGACATTGCTTCTTTATGTATTTCTTCTTTTCTTGTCATATCAGTCAAGTTTTAAAACATCCTCAATATAGCACCATCTCTTTACTTTCCAAGCCCAATCACTCCAATCATAATGGAATCCTCTGTCGGTATAGAATCGTCCTTTCGAATAATGCACTATCTCATGTTGTTCAAAACCATGGGCAAAATAATCGTGAACTATTATTAGTTCAGTTCCGTTTTTAGGCTCTTCGCCTGAGTCATGCCATATCATTGTTCTATAATTTAGTACATACCTTCGGGCGCTTCCAATGCAAGCCCTTTTTCAATCAAACCCCTGTAATCGAACATGTGTTTATTAAACCAATCTAATGCCTCAATAACGTGTTCACCACTACACTGATTATTAAGTGGAAAGAAGCCGTTTGGCTTTAATGCAATATGAAAATTGGTGGCTTTAAAAAAAGATATCCTTTCCTTCTCCGTCATGCTTGACATCGGACGGAGATATGGCTTGACTGAAAATTTCTCCTCATCTAATAGCCCAATATAAGTGCCGATCGTATTATATTTTACACAATCGATAGATTTTATATCTTTGTCTTTTATACAGACTTCTACTTTCTCCTCATAAGGCAATCCCGCGCAAAGAACCTTGATTAAAATTTGTTTTTCTTCCTGTGTCATAACTATTCATCTTTAGTGTTATACATTCCTTCTGGTGCTTCAAGAGCAAGGCCTTTTTTAATTAAGCCACGATAGTCAAACATTTTCTTGTTTAACCAATCAACAACAGTTTTACACCAAACTCCTTTGAAATGTGTCTCATCTTCAGTGTATGTGATTGAATCATAATGATCTTTTTCTTCTTCCGTCATACTTGACATAGGACGGAGATATGGTTTGATGTCATATATTCCATATCGGGCAAGGTCATCCACAAACTCAACAGGAAAAGAACTACCTTCGTCTGTATAAATTGTACATAACTCGCCAATACCTGCGTGTTTTGTATTTAATGGGCAACCATCCGCATCTTTATCCCACAACATACAATAACATTTTACTTTATAAGGCAACCTCGCACAAAGGTCTTTTAACAACAAAGCTTTTTCTTCGTTTTTCATATTGTCCATTATTTAATTCTGATGTTTAAAAATTTTTTTAAGTACTTGTATAATATTTCAGATATTATTATAACCGCAACAATAGTGTTCCCGAATGGTAGATAAATCATTATTAAATTTTCAAAGCTACTTCCATGTGGCCACAGAAAATCTCCTATTGTATGGAGGTTTTTCCATTCCTCAACTATTGCTGAAGTATATGATACACTAAATGAAATTACATAAATTAAAATAAAAACCCAAGTCATGATAAAAATTCTTTAAGTATTTATTTTTTTCCGGTGATTACACACGTGTTGCCACAATTTTATACATTCCTTCAGGTGCTTCCAAGGCAAGGCCCTTTTCAATCAAACCACGATAATCTACACGGATTGAGTTAAGATAATCAAACGCTGCGGCAATTTCATAAAAGTCTTTTCCTGCTTCAGTGAAAAGTCGAATAATCCCTATGTCGTTCACCTTTAACCAATCACCGCGTTTCTCGTCAATTTTAAGAACATTGAATAAAGTGTCAACTTCTTCCTCCGTCATACATGATATTGGGCGGAGGTATGGTTTAACGGTATCAATTCTACAGTTTATGGAATAATATATACCTTCGAAGCCTATAGTCGCATACTCTTTGGAAACCCACTCGACTGTTCCTGTAGCCTCCATTTTAACTACATTGCCATTGTCGTCAAATACATCATAGTTGCCTTTCGCATTGACATCATAAGGCAACCTTGAGCAGAGGTCTTTTAACAATAATTGTTTTTCTCGTTCTGTCATCATATCACACCTAATTTATGTTCCACATTTAATTCCATCTCCGTCTCCCTTTTGTCGAGAAACTCTTTTATCTCAGCCATGTTCCATTCTTTGAAGAAAGGGTATGTCTCCAGCATGTCCTTGGTGCATTGTAGGAATTTCTTCACCATTGACAATGTCGCGAACTCTTCCCTTATGTTGTAATATTCCTGTCTTGTCATTGTTGTTCCCCCATCGCTTTTTTGAAAGCATTCAAGTTGACAACGCATGTTTCTTTGCCTGTTCTCGGGTGTGTATATGTACAGTTATTTTTCAGCCACTTGCAAGCCTTTTCAATTATGTGCTGTTCTTTCCATTCGGCCATTTCCATTGCAGAATTATACGCCATTTCGTAAAATGTTTTATAAGTGTTTAATCCTGTTGAAAATATGCTATCAACTATTTTCTTTGCTTTTTGCTCGTTGTTTGTCATTCCTCGCCTCCTTCCATTGCTTTTTTGAAATCTTTGATTAAATCAGTTTCATAGTGTTCGCCAGTTAATACTTCTAATACAAGATGTCCTTGCATCATTTCTTTCAACCACATACAAACCTTTTCAATGTCAACAAGGCCTTTCCTTGGACGTGAATCAGCCCACTCCGCACCGATTGTGAATAACTCTTTGTCGTGGTCATTAAAGCCATTGACAAAACATTGCTCATTTATTTCTTCTTTTCTTGTCATATTTCATCCCTCCATCGCTTTTTTGAACTCTTTAACAAAGTTTTCCTTTCCACCTATAATTTTCGATGCGGCGAAACTTATATCCCCGTAGTTTACAGCGTTTGCATTGACTACACTCATGTTTTCTTCTAACCATTTGCACGTCCTTTCAATCATCGTCCTCTCTCCCCGTTCAACACCTTTGACAAACGCCTCTCGATACCCGCAGTTGTAATCAATATCCCCCATATCACAATAGCCCATTTGTGGAGGATATTCTTCTTCTGCCGCGTTATACCATTCATCTATTCTTCCCATAATGCTATTCCTTCATTTCTTTTCTGAAAGCTTCAATAAATTCAAGTTTGTCATAATGTTCTGTTATTGAACCTTTATCAAAATATGTTACTTCGGCCAACATACTGTTTAACACTTTGCAAACCTTTTCAATATCCACAAGACCTTTCCTTGGATATTCATCAGCCCACAATGCGCCTTGAACAAATGCCACTCTCTGACGCTCCCATCCTTCATTTGTAAAAGCGTCAAATGCGCCTTTTTTAATTTCTTCTTTCCTTGTCATCACCTTTATCATTTAATTTAACACCCCAAATATACGAAAAAAGGTGTTACCTCAGCAACACCATTATGTTAATTTTTCTTAAAAAAAGTTTTAGTAAAACTACTTGCAAGGACTAATCATGCCTTCGATTTCACCGGTATGACTGCCCACAAACACATAATAACTTAATCTTTTATGAATAACTCATCCTCATTTCCGGGTTTCCTGTCCTTGTACCAATTCATCTCGTCATAGTACTTCCACTTGAACTTCTTCCATGAGGCCCATTTCTTTGTCACCCGGCCGGACCAATCCTTCAACAGCTTCCTCTGATTCTCCGTGTACACATCCTCCTTACCGCTCTCAACCAACAACCATTCCTTTGTCGCAGACAGTCCTACGGATGTCAAGAGGCGGAAAATTTTCCCAAACAATTGGTTCATGAATACAATGGTGTCATCGTCAAACTCAACGAACCAATCCATCTTGTCCAAGAGCCCGTGCCTCCAAGCATAGAGATAAGCCCCCTTGCTGCCCCTTTGGAATTGGGATCTTGTGCTGTACTTCCTTGCCTCCTCCATGACGGTCTCCTCGCTCCATCTCCAAACCTTATGACTTCTCTCTAACCAAGTGTAATCCTTCAACCATCCCATCTCCTGCGCCCTTCTGTATGCGGACTGCGAATACGTGTAAAAGTCGGAATAACTTTTGAAACGCATTGCCTCACGCTTGCAGCGGGTCTTGTTCCAATACCGAAGCATTACACGCTTATAGCCCCTGCGCTCCTCAAAACCTTTTTTAGGACCTCTTTTCTTATGCCTTCCCATTTTTCAATTCCTCGCTCATTTTTTTTCTATTCTAAACTAAAATCTTCCGGATACACAAATCTCGCATAGTACAACTCATGGTCTCCATCATTACAATGCCATACAAAAACACAGGGATAACTCTTCGGCTTGCGGTTGACGTGAATACACTCATAATCATCATCACCGGTTCCGTACACATACTTGTGCCAAAAATTACATTCAACACTGTCTCCATCATCTCCGATATCCACGTATTGTGAACAGTACGTTCTCTGTATATTCCCTATCATGTTCGAAACACACACGTTAAAATAATCCTCGTCGGAGTTCAAAAACACTTTTTCCATAATTCTTTAATTATTAAATTGACATGTACATAAAATCCTTAATAAGAAACGGCGTCTTCCCCATCTTCTTCTCCTCCTTTGTTCCGTCCTGTATGTCCCCGATATATGAGTTGGACAATATCACCGTACAACAAAATCTAATAAAATTTAGATTCCCCATCTTTTTCAAGACTTGCACGATACGACAACAGCACATCCTTCACCTTGTCTTTCGACATCTTCCTTGGTTCGTATGCACCGTTGCCAAGTTGTTTTAAGAGCCTTTTGCACAACACGGTTGTGCCGACTCTGTTTCTTATGTTGACCGCCGCGTTGTGGTCTGCGTTGTCCTCGTGACCGCATTCAACACAGCGGAAATCCTCCTGCGTTGTTCTGTTCCCGTCATCTATGCACCCGCATATCGGGCACATCTTGCTTGTGTAACTTGAATGAACAGTGGAAACAGCAATGTCGTAGTTCCTGCCGATATGCTCAATTTCCTGCATCGGCTATTGCTTTCATTAGAGTATCACGTTGTTCTTTGGTAGCAGGGCAAATATCTGATTTAATATGACAAACAGTATTAAACATTTCGTATTTAATACCTGTAATTGAATAAAGACAATAACAACAAACTGAGTCAATATCAATTCCGTTATATATAAATATCATTTTGTTTTTGCCACCACAAGTTGTATAAAGCACATCACCATCCTTTGCATCTTGGATAGACCAAAGATGATATTCTTTTTCAATAATATCAGTATCACGGTGCTGTAAGTTGCCTTTATAATCAACTTGATACCCATAATCTATATCATAGCCAGTAATTTGTACTGTCTCAATACTATTTGTAATCCAATCCCCAACCTTGAACTTTGGTTGAGCCTTATCAGCAGGTTTCTTCTCAATCTTATTCAATTCTTTCACTTCAAAATCCCATTCATATCCTGCTTCGTGCATTTTTTGAAAAAACATATCACGCTGTTCTTTGGTTGCTGGTTTAAAAAATACGCTGTCAATAAAACCACAATGTAAGTTATGCCTTTGAATTATAATCCCCTTTTCAAAACTATAACATATATAAAAATCTACAACATCATCCAAAACATAATTACCAATTTTTCTAAAGATAATTATTGCATAGTTATCAACAAGCACATCACCATCCTTTGCATCTTGAATAGTCCAAAGATGATAGTCAGTTTTTACTTTGTCAAATGATATGTACCCACTTGAAGTAACATAACCATACTTTTCTATTTTTAATATCTGTGTAGGGGCTGCAATTCTTTTATCATTGTTGATAATCCAATCACCAATCTTGAACTTTGGCTCAATTTTATCAGCAGTTTTCTGCTCGCTCACTTTTTCAATTATTTCATCAATATCATTAAGGGAAAACATTTTTGTAGTATCATCAGAATAATTAGGTTCATGTCTGTTACCACTTGCCTGCTGATATACCTCTAAACGCATATCTTTCCAAACATTCATAATATTTTTAGTTGATTTCTGATTACTTTGTTTTTCTTGTAACTTGTATAAGTCATCTATTAAAGTTCTCAAGACACCCTCATAATAATTCCCTCTTTCAGTATCAGGACAACTATTATACGCATAATCTAATGCTTCTAATTGCTCTTTTGACGGCTTCCAATATTGAAGTTCATCTTGCTTTTCAACATCAATATACTTCTTTAACCAATTATCTATCTGGTATTGAGTAATTCCAAAATGTGCTATTCCTTCTCTGAGAGCGTTGTTTGAAATAATAGGCTTCTGCGCACCTTGTTTTTCAAGCCAAGCAATGACATCATCTGGATTTACTCCCCAACTTTTAATGCAACTTTGGGCTTCTGGAGCATGTACTGCTTTTATTGCCATTTTTCGCATCTTCTCATCTTTGAATTCGGGGAAGATGTTTTCAAGGCATTCACCTTTCTTAGCTCTTTCAAGAGCATCTTTATATGCTTTTTCGTAGTTCATTTAACTATTCTTTAAGTCCTTGCTAATAATGATTTAACTTTTTGTCATTCCTCACCTACTTACTTGATTCTTTCAAAAATCTCATCGGAAATATTAAGCGATTTTTTCAGATATTTTTCCAAAATCATGTGTTATTACTATATCCGCATGGTCTATCTCAATATTCGTTTTATTATACATAACCTTGTTTGTTCAATATATTGTTTGGTAATTATTTTAACAGTTTTTTTAGGGTGTTTTTGTGTTCTTCGGTTTGTGGTGTTCCAGAAAAATTGTAAAAGTTAAACAAGCGTATTTTGTCATCATCCGTTAGGTTGTCATCATCGTATGTGTAGTAAACAACAGCCGTGATACTTAAAAGACGTGATTTGAAATGTCGTTTTGCATCTTTGTCAAAATCATCCCACCATACTTTTTTGTTATTTATTGTAACTGGTATTTCTCCAAGCAAAAATTTTTGTATTGTGGTCAAGCGTTGTTTTCCATCCAAAATTTGCATTGTTATTTTTCCTTCAGTTGTTTCATGTTGGATAACAATTACGTTTTCCAAAGGTCTTTCTTGCAAAATGGAAATTATGTATTCGGATTGTTGGTAGTCTTTCCACACGTAAGGTCTTTGCAGGTTTATACCGTATTTGGGTAAATATATTTCAAAATCATATTCTTTTATTCTGTTTAGACCAATTAAATTGTTTATCAAAAACGGGTCCAAAACAATCCCTTTGTTGCAATGAACTTTAATGTTCAAAAGTTCAGAGTTAATTTCCTTAATATCTTCTACTGTAAACTTCATAATTTTGTTTTTTTATTTATGTAAATCTACATTACTGTTTTTTCTCCGTTTTTCCAAAAACTTCTGTATAATGTTTAAGTATTGAACAGTTCTTGCACTCTTCCATCGGTTTCAAACACCTGATATGACACCATTGTTTTGCCACTTCATATTCTGCTTTTGCCATAGGTTATATAAGGTTTTCCAGACAATATTTAATCGCCGCTTCAGCAGCTTGTTCGTAAGATTCACATATATTAAGCCCCTCGACATATTCTAGTTGTTGAGTTCCATTTGATATAATCAATATTTCAGGCAAATACCTTACGGCACCGTTTTCAACATCGTATGGAAATAGAGCTAAATGAACACCATGCACATCACGCAGCCACTTCATTGCCATATGAAGAGTTGGACATTCATATACCTTTTGGTTATTTCTCACTCTCCAATTACGACCTATATTGTATTTAAGCTCGAAAAACATTTCACCAGTTTCATCATACCATAAATTAATATCTTCATCAAAGCCCTTTTCTTTCAAAAGCTTCGCTATTTCAAAACTGACGTAATCTTCTTTAATCATAATACTTAAAATAAATTTTCCAGACACCATTTAATTGCCGCTTCAGCAGCTTGTTCGTAGGTTGCATACAACGCTCCGTCATCAGACATCTGTTTTCTTTCGTCAATCCGAAAAACAGCCCAATCCCATGCTGGTTTATGATACCATTTTGTGCCTCGTTCATCTTCATCGTAATCGACATCAATGTCAACATTGATATAGAAACCTTGTTCCCTAATCCATTTCAACGCCATCTGCAAAGTTGGTTGGGCAACATCGTCTCTGTAAAACGCTTGTTGGAATTTTCTTTGTGCGCCATCTGGCGTGAAATGGTGCATAACGGGTTCGTCAAAACCCTTTTCTTTCAAAAGTTTCGCCGTCTCAAAATTTACGTAGTCTTCTTCAATCATAATCAAATTAAAATTTCTAAACAACACTTAATTGCTGCTTCACAAGCTTCTTCATAAGAATTGAAATATTGCGGATGTGAATTAATATTTTCAATCGTGATTGGTGTATATATAATTACATACCTGTAAATGTTTGGCATCGGGAAGTATCTAGGTTCAATATGAATGTTATACTTTTCTCTCAGCCACTTCATGGCCATTTGAAGAGTTGGAGCGGCATATTCTAAATCATCAAGTGCTGAATTTTTATAATAAAGCTGTCCGTCTACCTCCAATCCAGGTGTACCATAATCAATATTGTTGTAAAAACAACTACATTCTTCATCAAATCCTTTTTCTTTCAAGAGCTTTGCTGTTTCAAAATTAACGTAATCTTCTTTAATCATAATCAAATCAAATTTTCTAAACAATACTTTATTGCGTAACCCATAGCTTCTTCTGCCGATTCAAATTCACCATTCATCATATGACTGTCAATGTCAATTTCCTTAATTGGTTTAAGGAGTGTGTATTGAAACCACCATGGTTTGTGTTGTTCATTATTATCGTCTAAAAATGCCGCAGGATAACGAAATACATTTATGTGGATGCCGTGTACTTCCCTCAGCCACTTCATAGCCGTTTGAAGAGTCACATACGGGTATCTATCTTCTTTAAGAGATTGTGCGAATTTAGCAGGCGACAAGCCGATAACTTTAATATCGTCCTTACTAAACTCCGCATAACAATATTCACATTTTACATCAAACCCCTTCTCTTTAAGGAGTTTCGCAATCTCAAAACTTACGTAATCTTCTGTAATCATATATTATTCAATATTCAGCTTGTTTTGGATATTTTTTATATATTCGTAACGGTCGGCAAAAACACTGTAGTCTGTTTCAACTAAAACCTTCATGAACTCATCGTCCTTCCATGACGCCATATCAAGCAGAACATGGTCCATAGCATGGCCGCCTATTGATTGCACCATGTCGTAATACTGTTTTTTCAATTCAAGTGTTTTTTCTTTGTTTGTCATAATTATGTTTATTAGATAATACTGATATAATTTTTTATAACTTCCCTGTTTGACAATGTTCCTTTGTATCTCTTTTCTATATATTCAATAAACTCACATTCAGATACACAATCAAACAGAAAACCTTCAAGTTCTGGATACTTCATGACCTCTTCCATTAGAATTTCCTCAAGTTTATCCATCAGGTCATAAGTTTCAATTTCACGGTCCTGTCTTTCATTGAAAATCAATTCCTTGATGTCAACTGTATCAAGCAGTTCAAATGTCCTTGCCATTGATTTTTTATAATCCATATTATCAGTAATTTTTTAATCCAATATTGTAATTTTCCTGCACCTTACCTTCCCTCCGTTATGCACGACACGGCCCACGTCCTCGTATCTCACCTTCACCTTCACGACAAGTTCGTCACTGTATTCTTTCGCCTTTCCTTCTGTCCACACCGACAAGCCGAATGAGTTTTCGCTTGACGAACAGTCGCAGAATGATTCGTATGTCTCCCCAGGAAGGTATTGGTATTGGAAGTTATACTTTGAGTACCTGTCCGAACGAATTCCCTTATACGCAATGAAGTAATCGTCGTGGCATTCGTACAAGCCAGTTTTCTCCACTTGTGCCTTCAAAAACTCAGCATCCTTGTATGCCCAGTTGTCCATTATTGAATACAAGTGAAGATTGTCCTTGAACTCACGTATGAAGTCATCGGATAATTTTTGGTATGACGAAATCAAATACCAACTCACATCACCCTTGAACTCACGGATGAAGTCCTCGGATAGTTTCTGATATATTGAAATATCAGACCAATTAACCTTATGCTTGAACTCACGGATGAAGTTCTCGGATAGTTTCTGATATGTTGAAATGTAGTTCCAGTCAACTCTGTCGCTGAACTCTCGGATGAAGCTCTCCGATAATTTCTGGCATTGCGAAATGTGGTCCCAGACAACCATATCCTTGAACTCACGGATGAAATCCTCGGAAAGTTTCTGGCATCTTGTAATCCAATACCAACTCACATCATCCTTGAACTCTCGGATGAAGTCATCGGATAATTTTTGGTATGACGAAATCCAACACCAATTAACATTATCCTTGAACTCACGGATGAAGTCCTCGGATAGTTTCTGATATGTTGAAATGTAGTTCCAATCAACATCATCAAGTGATTCATAACTTGTTCCGAGCTGTTCGTTCAAAAAATCAAGTCTCGCTTTCTCTGGCGTTATTAGCACAAACAAAGGCATAACTCTGTCTTTGAATTCATATTCTGAAATCACATCTTCCGCCACGAATTCTATTTCGTTGTTTGTGTCGTAATCGTGGAACCCGTTTACGTCAACAATTACAAGTGTTCCAAACCACAAACAGCCTCCGCCTTTAAAAGTACCGCAAGCACTGTCGGATTTATGCGTAGGTTTCACAGCCAAACAACTATCGAACTGGATTTCTCTTTGCAAATCAATCGAAAAATATTTCCTGTTGCAATCAAGTTCGTAATATTTGCCGAAATCTATATCTTCGTCTTTCATTTTTGTCTGATTTTATTGGTTAAGAACCATTCGGCGGCATTTTCAGCCTCTTCTTTCGTGTCCCATTTCATGTTTCCATTACTGTCATACACATCCCTTTTTCCGATTTTGGCGTACCAATGTGTGCCGACATTTCCAAGCATATTCCATTGCATGTATCTTACATCATCGATAGACCAATCTTTTTTGGATGGATAAACAAATCGCTCATGTTCAACCTCTTCAGCGATTTCAAAGAATCTTTCGTCTATCTCGTACACGGTCATACCTTCTGCAAGGTAAATGTCCCTGCCTTTTTCAAACAACTCCTTCCTGGACTGCCAGGCTATGTTCTCAAGCTCAAGCATTCCAAGCGCGTAGTTTCCGTTGACCACGTCAAGATAGGCCTCAACAGCAATACCGAACTGCGTTGTCGGGTGAGGGGTGCTTATATACGGCTCTTCCCCTTCACGTTCCACAAGAACGGATTTCTCGAACCTTTCATTAATATGGTTTCGTATCTCGCTTCCGCACACTGTGGTCCAGTGCAACTTAAGGTCGTCAAATGACATTGGTTTGAAATACCATATACCATAATCGTCGGTTCCTTTTTTATGTACTCTTACAAATTTATACATTCCCTATTGTTTTTATTTTCTTCTCCAATATCCCATTCATTAATTCCAAAAGCCGGTTCATTGTTTTACGCCTTGGTCTTCCGTCGCACCATGTGAAAAACAATTTGCCGTTGTCTATGACTTTTCCATTAGACAACCATGCGTAATATCGCCCTGAGTTCCATGCTTCCACAAGAATATTGTCCCCGAAACGCAAAGTGATTGTATATTCATTATTGTATTTTATATCTAACAGTTCATATTCATCCATGATTTGAGACAAAATCTTATCTACGTTCTCATCAACCTGATATATGAAATTTCTAAACAAACCTACCTTTCTCATAGCTACTATACTATTGTAATAATGCTTTTAAATCTTCTATAATTGTTTGGTTTTTCTCGTTGCACTCTAACATATTGACAAGCTCAAGCAAATCTTTCTTTTCTTCATTGAATTGCTCGTCTTTCCATTTTGCCATTCTCAAAGCACAGGCAAGCCCACACTCCTTTTCATCATGGTAAAAATAGTCTTGCGATTTTTCAGCTATCTCTTTTGCTTTTTCCTTGTTTCCCATACTGCCATTTTAATTTTATCTATCAAACATTCTACTTGCTGTATCGTTCATATGCTTATATGTCATGCTTATCGGATATTTGTCACCAAACAGGCTTCCAAGTCTTCTACTGCCTTTCCCATATACCGGTTTGTTTAACTTGATATTATCACGTGTTACATGATTACAGAAAACATCATTAACAGCATAAATTACAGCCATATCAAAACCACATCCAAATAAATCCATGTTTCTCTTTATCTTTTGATAAAACTCAGATGATTTATATAAATTACATGGTTTTTGCTTCTCGCTTTCACTAAGCTTCTCCCAATAACTCGGTAGGACACTGTTCATTAACACTGAAGCAACTTCACATGCGTTTGCCTTATCCTTAAAGCAAATACTACGGTTATTGTTTTGCTCAATAGCTACGGCCAAATCGGTTACGATGTTACCGCATGATTCATACCAACCTTTGCAAGTCAGAACCACATCATTCCATTCGAAATTCTCAATCATAATTCTTGTTTTTTCAATTTAACAAGACCAATATATGAAATAATCTAATAAAATGTATCCGATTTTTTATTAAAAAATGTTAATTCTATAAAACAATTTTCTTTTCAATTCCGCATATCCTCAAAAGATGCTGCAATTCATGAACATATTTCAACCTTATAACGACTTCCATTGAACCGAGTTCGTCCTCTTTATCGTCTTTGGTTATCTCTATATGATAGGAAGCGTCTTTGCCTGTAGGCCGCCATGCAAGAATATCAGGTTCGGGAAAGTTCTTTTCGAGAATCTCGTCCGTCAACTGAACCGGTTTAATGTCAGAATCGAAGAACGGGCCAACCAACCCGCCATTCAAGGTTTCAGCCCTTATAGCTACGTAAGACTTTATTAAAGCGGCGGGAAAACCCGCGACTTCAGTCGTGGGATGAAAGTCGCCTGTTTTTAAAATTTGCTTTTTATAATATTTATAATTATATTATATATAATTATAACGCTCAGATGTCCATACGCGCATACAAATACAGGCTCTACCCAACCAAGAACCAAACCGAAACATTAAACCGGTTCTTCGGATGCGCACGCAAGGTATACAACCTCTGCCTCGCATGGTACATCGACGCGTACAACGCATACAAGTCCGACGGCATACCTATCGGCAAACAACCCGACTACACCCACTTCAGGAACATGCCCGAATACGCCTTCCTCAAGGAATGCGACTCCGTCGCACTCCAACAGGCAAGACGCCATTTCGACGACGCGCTCGAAGCATTCTTCAAGTCCCGCAAGGGCGAACGCAAGGGCCGCAAGGCGGGGTTCCCCAAGTTCAAGAAGAAGGGTGCCGCCAAGGACACCTACACCACGTTCAACAACGGCGGCTGCATAAAGCTATCCGCAGACGGGAAGCGCATAAAACTGCCTAAAGTCGGCATGGTGAGGATAGTCCTCCACAGACCGTTTGTCGGTACAATAAGGTCCGCCAACGTGTCAAGGAGCAGGTCGGGCAAATACCACATCTCACTCACAGTGGAGACTGGGCAACCTGAAAGGCCCATGTTCAACAGGGTACCGAGGGTGTCAAACCCGTCCGTTGTGGGTTTGGACATGTCCATGGAAGGCTTCGCCGTATCATCGGACCCGTCTGACGTGACGAAACCCAAGTACGTCAGGGAGTACCGAAGGAACGAGAGACACCTTTCAAGGCTCCAACGCAAGCTGTCGAGGAAGGCATTCACCGGCACAGGCGAATACCGCACGGACTCAAGCGGAAAGGAGGTTGAAATCAGAAGGCCTTCCAAAAACCGCGAGAAGGCAAGGCTGAGGTACGCCAAGGCCTGCGAGAGGGTGGCCAACAGGCGTAGGGAGTTCTGCATACAGACCGCATTACACTACGTGAGGAAGTACGATGTGGTTGTGTTGGAGGACATTGACTTGCAGAGCATGTCAAGGGGTCTCAGGTTGGGCAAGAGCGTGAACGACTTGGCGTTCGGGGAGTTCAGGCAGTGGTTGGAGCACGAGGCGGGGAAGTACGACTGCTACATACATTATGTGGACCGGTTTTTCCCGAGCTCGAAGCTGTGCAGCGGATGCGGGTGGAAGAACGACGGGCTGTCGCTGTCCGACAGGGAGTGGACATGCCCCGAGTGCGGGTGCCACCACGACAGGGATGTCAACGCCGCGATTAATCTGAGGGACGAGTTCCTCACGAGATACAATACCGCCGGAACGGCGGGAATACAAGCCTGTGGAGACGGGAGCTCCACCCTGAGGGAAACCTTTGGGTGCCTCCTGTCGCAAGACCCGTTTGAGGGTAGGAAGCAGGAAGCCGTGCGATTAGGTGTTGCGGGCATGTGTGATGCCTGCGACTTCGGTCGAGGGTAGTTCACTTCAAACACTTTGAGTATCTGTCCGTAATATCTTTCGGCAATGAAATAATCACCAACCATCAAACATTCTATGTTAATCATAAGATTATGGTTCTGTTTTGTTATCTTCTCTAACGTATCTTATTTGCGCTGAGTGCGGCACTTTCTCCCCTTCGACACAATCCTTATACGACTTAACTAACCAAATAGACCATTCAGCTTGGGAAACTTCCTCATCTCTTGTAATCTTTTCGTTTTCCCGGCATCTGTTTGTAAAATCTATGCTTCTAAGCCCCATAATGAATTGTTCTTTGTTGTCTGAAATCACAGAGTCTTCAACTACAACAAGTATTCCATGACAGAACACTATATAATTGTTCGAAAAAGCAACAACTTGGTCTCCAACAAAAAGTTGGTTTCCGTTGTCATCGTACAAATCTGTAGGAGTTCCGCACATTCCTTCGCAAACCTCACCACTATATAACATCAAATTACTCATATCAATAAAGCGCTTTAAGTTTTTCAATTAATTTACCGTTTTTATATTTTACAAAACAACCTGCGATATAATACCAATTTTCTTCAGAATAGCCGTATTTGGCAAACTTAGCGTACATTTCAGGGGACTTTGTATACAGCCTGCGCCTGTGCTGAATGCAAAAACCTCTTGTAAGAAACTCGGGTTTATTCCAAGGCATAGCACATTCATTACCCAACAAACGGGCTCTATCCACATCACCATCACGATACAGCTCCAACACTTTCATATAAAAGGACAACCAAAAAGCATATCCCTTCCACATAGCAACTATTGGATGATGCCCCCATGGGCCGTCCGGATTCGCAATAGACTTCAGAATCTGCCTGCATTCTATAATCTGCTTGTTCAAACGCCTCTTGTCAAGACAACAGGCGACATTAAATGGATTCACATATGGTACAAAAACTTGCATAGACACTTAATTATTGTTTTTTAACAAGCCAAATATATTAAAAAGATCAATACTATCACATACCTTTTTTGCTAAAAATTGTTAATACAAACCTTTGTTCCACAATCCTCTTTCACAAACACACTATTTTCCCTTGTATTTTTTTGCAACGTTGTTTATTTTTATAGTTACTTCTGCTTCGACAGGCTCGTCTTCCCACTCAATACCTTTGAATAGCCTTGAATCCAATCGGATTGATTCATAATACGGGAGTGTTGCCGCCCAATAATGGGGCTCCGCCAATAAATCCCTTACAGGTTTGGTTGGAAAGAAACTCACTCTCCTTCTGCCTGTTGAGTCTTTGTCAACCGCAATCCAACCTTTAATCATTGCTTCTTTTGTCATTGTTATTTACATTTTTGTTTTAATTTCTGATGATTTCCAACACGTCTTGTTCTCTTATCCATCCGCCGTTGTCCAACCATATATGCCAATATGTTGTGAACCAATAAGGGTATTCGCATGGCTCCACTTTTGTCACCACATTGTAGTGTTCTTCTTTGTCGGCCTTAAGGCCAAGACACCATTTTATTTTATCACCAACTTTCGGTATCATTTCTTATCAAATTATTAAACATTTTTGTACATTCCTTCTGGTGCTTCGATAGCCAAACCTTTCTCAATCAAGGCACGATAGTCGAAGTGATGTTTATTATACCAATCTTGTGAAATAGTTGTTATCTCATAGAATTTTTTGTTTGCAATTAAATCATTCAGTTCGTTCAACAATGGGTCTTGTATGTCTGGCATTTGCCGAAGATAGGGCTTGACAAGTCTTAATGGATAATTAATACCTCTATCAGTTGAAATAGTGTCACCATCAATACACTTCAATATATGGGTACCATATCCATCTATTTTAACTTTAACCCCATACGGCTGTCTTGCGCAGAGGTCCTTTAACAATAGTTCTTTTTCTTCTGTTGTCATAACTTATTCTATTTTTATGTAAATTTCATTATCAAGATATATCCAGATTACATTACGTGTATATTCATTATCATAAACAAGTAACAATCCATCCTCATCTGCCTTTTTTAATAATGATAATAAGAGTTGTTTTTCTTCGTTTGTCATTCCTCGCCTCCTTTCTTTTTTTTCTTTTTACTTTTATAATAACAATAAGACTTGTCGTTTTCAAATCCGTTGTTGTATTTGCAAGTGTTGCAATTTCTTCTTTGTAACGGACACGTATCCGCTACATAACGTATTTTTCTAAGTTTCACTCATCACCTCCTTCCTTGATGCTGTACATGTGTAAATATACTATTTTCCGCTGTATTTTTTTGCAACGTTGTTTATTTTGGCGACATAATCCTCCGCTTCGGCATAACCCCTGTGTTTTGCAAGGTACTCGTTCCTTGTGGGTTTCTTTCCCTTGAATACGAAATGGTCCCAAAGTATCTTGTCCAATATGGACATCTTCCAATTGTCGAAGACGGCATACCCTTTATATGATTCTCCTTTTCTCTGTGTGGTGAACGACTTCCTATTTCCCATGACGGGCCTCATGCCGAAGAAGTTGTGTGCATGAAGAGCGATATCGGACTTTCCGCTTGCGGACTCTATCTTGTACTGTGCCATTATGATGTCGGGATACCATGCGTTGCAGCTTTTGATGTAACTGTATATTGTCTCATCATCAAAAGGAATTTTTTTAGAACCTTCCAAAGAAGCCTCGGCAATCCTTATCAGAAGGGTGTCGTATTCCTTCTCCAATCGCATCTCGTTCTCAAGCTCCTCTATCCTCGAATCCCTAACATCTATCCTATCCCTCATTGTTAACTCATGCTCTATAATCTTGTATGACACAAAACCTAAAATAATTAAAGATAAACATAATGTCACCATTGGGTTTAGAACGAAAAAAGAAACCACCCCTGATATTGGTTTGTAAAGTATACTGTCTTTGTCGTACTTATATAATTTTCCAAAATCCATAGCGAAAATATTTTTCATTTTTTGAATTTAACGAGGCCAATATATAAAAAAAGCCGTATAATCACATACAGCTTTTTCTTAAAAAATGTTAAAAAATAAAAGACTAAACGACGCTCCAAACAAATATGAATAATTGCAGGAAGCATATTACCTCCATGAAGAATATCCAAGCTTTGTTGTCCACGTCTACCGAATAGTCCTTGTTATATACACCTGGCGTATTAATACCTATCAATATGAACATGATATAGGAAAGAGTCATGCTTGCTATTGAAAGTGGATTTACAATAGCTATCCAAACACTTGTCAAGGCTATGACAATCAGGGATGAAACATAGTGTATAGGTTTTGCCCATCCGTATTTAAGGAAATTCTGCGGTTTGAAACTGTCGATCACCTCTCTGAAGAAATCCCTTATGCTTTTCCTTTTTCCGTTGACGATAAGTGTTGTGTTGTCACCAATTGTTGCTTTAGGAACGTATTCCCCGTCCTTTTTTGGGCCTGATTTGTAACGGCAACTGACACCTATCATGGACATGCAGACCATCACAACAATCGGTATCCATGTCAGGCTTGCAGGGGAAACCGTGAACCACCATATCCCGAAAGGTATTGCGGTGAGCGTACACCAAGCACTGAACATCCAATCCCACTTGCTCGGCAACAGATAGAACGTTTCCGATATTGAGGTTGGTACGCCGTATTTGAACAGTATGAAAATTATGTATGCGAAACAAATCGCAATCGAAATAATAGGTAAGCTAAACATATTCGTTTTTATACATAAATAGCTTATTCATCGATTTCAACGGTTACTTTTATAGTTTTACCTAACATCTTGTCAAAGACCTCATGTTTTCCGTTCATGCAAGAAGAAGTGATTGAGATATGGAAAACCTCACTGTCCGCATCCATAGGGTTTTCTCCCAAATAAACTATGTTTGCACATTTCATGCTTCCATCAGGTGATACAGTCAGCAATTCGTCGGTACCACCGGTACATTCAAAAATCTTTTCCATTTTAGTTTTTAAATTTTATTTAATTTATTTTTAATATCTTATTGTTTTCTAATACGCCTGTTTAACGTAATGCAGTTCGTCATATTCATATGTTTCAGGAAAATCAAGATTGTCCAACATTTTGTTTATCTCATTTTCAGTTATTTGTCCATTCCTTCTGATTACATTGTCTTTCAATGTCGGGGCTTCAATATATACATACACAAATTTTGGAGAAAATTTATTGAAATCATTATGGTATTGATCACGGTATCTTTTTTTAAGATTTAGATTGTCTATAACAATGGATTTACCGTTTTCCAATGCATTCATTGCCTTTTCAATAAATTTTTTGCTGACAACTTCTTCCTGTTTACCGCTAAGTCGCGCTTTTTCGCCATGCTTTGTGTAACCTAACTCCTCTCTGATGATGTCCCTTGAAACAATCACGAAGTTAGAAGACAAATTATGTTCAATCCAAGTTGTTTTCCCGCTGCCGGCAATGCCGATCATAACATATATTAACGGAGATGTTTGATTTGGTTTATTGTATTTATCGCCATAATAGTATTTCCTCAAAGAATTCAAACCCATTTTGCGAGTTCTGTCCTCCGACATGACTTTTCTAAGCTTTTCCAATACAAATGCGTCACCTTTTTCCGTTTCTTCCGAAATCGAACCCATTGTGTCAGCATAGTTCAAAAGGCAAAGTTCCAAAAGATTGGCGTTTCCAAACGACAATTTAACCATCGTTTTGTCGAAACGGTTTTCATTGCTTCCATCAAATATATGATGCAATGCCATGTGGTTCCTTACCAACCAACACACTCTTTCCCTCAACTGTACATCTGGATCGTCGAAAAAAATTCTCCTTATAATCCTTACTCCTTCAAGACCGTGGTTTTCGGTTTTCCACGTATTCTCCTTTTCATCCCATCTTGTTGTGGTTCCTTTCCCTATATCATGAAGTATTGCGGATAGCATCAAAGCTGTTGGTTCTATCGTATAATCACCGTAACTAAAATCAAACAAACTCATTGCAAGACCACTTTCTATCGCATACTGCATTTTGTTGCATACGAGTTTTGTGTGTGATAACACATCCCCTTCCTTGTGGTATTTTTCGTTTTGCCGTGTTTTGGCAAGAACAGACATCTCCGGAATTGATTCTATGACTTCCCAATTAGGCGAACAATATTCCTTATCCAATAGTTCTGAAAGCTTCATTTTTTTTGTTTTTTATTAACAAGCCGAATATAAGAAAAAATCCAACCTATACAGGAAGGATTTTTCCTAAAAAATGTTAAGAGTTACAACGTATGAAACTCGTACAATGTAAGTGTTACGTTGTCATCAAGAGGTTTTACAAACCTGTCGTAGAATTCGGATACCCATTTCTTGTCCGTAACCTTGTCGGTACTCATGTCGTGATATTCTCCGTTTTCTGTTATCACGGAATTTGTCCAAAAACAACAGCTGTGTTTTACATATTCGTCAGAATCCTTGAAATTGGCAAAATAATCCAAGCGTTTAGACATGTTCTCCTTTATGGTTTTTTCAGTGTCGTTCACAGGTTCCCTGTCCTCAACGCACACTTCCCATGCCGCCTTGTATACGTCAGTGTTACACATGTGGTTCTTAGGCCAATCTATCTCACCTTTCTTTGCAATGTACGCAAGGGTTTCATCTTTAAGCTTGAACGGGTTGCTGAACATGCTTTCTTCACCTGTGCTTTTAAGACGCTTGTCATAACAGGTTTGGTATTTGTATTTCGCTTCGGGATTTATTGAAGAGTACGCATCTCCAGTTTCTTCGTCAATGTCAAGACCTTCCGTTATTTTTTCGTAAAATTCCTCGGCGTCACATTCGATGGCCTCGTCATACAAGTCCTTGAAAATCTCACGCTGCCTGTTTGACAGTTCTATTGTCGGATGTGAAAGCATTTTATCCAACATCATTATATGGTTATCCCTTAGTTTTTCCCTGTCTTCGAAACGATATCTTATATAGGGTTCGACCTCCTTGTCACCTGAATATCTTTCAGCCTTTTCATCAGCATTGTCACCAATGACCAATAATCTTCCTATTACGCTTTTTGACATAATTCTGCTAATTTGTATTTTTATTCTTGAAGGATTCGATAAGTTCATCCAACTCTTTCTGTAATTCCCTTATTCTTGTTTTTCCGGCTTTTACCATACCAATCTGTGTTTCTGTATATGGGCGGTACCCGCTAACGTATGCCTCCAACGAAATCTTTTTCTCGGGTTCAATTTCATAGATGTCAAGCGCATATTCATACCAGTCGAAATACATAGTTTCGGGTAGGTCATTGTCAATGTCATACCTTGCATCATCAAAATTGACAAAATAATCACCGACCATACATATACCTCCTGTGTCATCAGCAACCCAACCGTCATACCCGTATTCAAAACCGTGCTTTGCACACCATTCGTCCATGTATGCGTCAACCGCTTTTATGAAAGCCGCTTTGAGTTTGATTCTCTTTTCTTTGTTTTCTCCCATGACAATTTGTTTTAACAGGTTATTTGAAGTTCATCCATGTGTTTTGGTTTTCTGTGTTTGGGTTTCTTGTCCTCAGAATCATTTTTCACATCTTCAAGAAACTTCTGAATCGCAAACAACAAATCAGCCGCAAAACCGGCCAACTCACTTTTCGGACGGTTTTTCAAATCGCATAAAATCTCTTCGTATGTTAACATGTTTTTATTTTTTTTTTAAATTTTATTATATGGTACGGCAACTTCCCTAATATACTTATTACTAAGCTCGTTATTAGTTATAAGCTCTCTTATGATTCCGTAATATTGCGGTTCTATCATTCCTCCGTTGAAAAAGATTCTGTCACCTATCACATCTATTTGGTCGCCTGCTCTCAAGGTGCCGTCAGGACAAGTGTAGTCCTGAATCAACTTATATCTTCTGTATCCGTTCATTTTAATATTTTTTTTTTTAACTATGATAATATTTTCCAATTATATGCACATTGTTTATGATGTCGTCATGTTCAAACGGTGAGTAGCAATCGTTATTTTTAATCCAACTATCCCAAAACTCTTGGAATGTGCACCACATACCGCTTTCAACCATTCCGAAATGCTCATCAAAGTCTTCGGGTTTCATATTTTCTAACAATGTTTTTTCCTCATTATAATATGATTCGTCGAACCTGTGCATTGAGTCCATGTACTGATCGTCTAAATATCTGTCATACTCTTCATATGGAAGCTGTCTCAATTCGTCGGTTGTAAGTTCTTTTTGGATTTTAGGTGTATAAGATAGACACCTATTCTTGTATTCTTCATTTTTTGCAAAACGTTCGCCTACAACATCATTAAACCGTTCTTTGTTGTCGCTCTTGGCTTTCTCAAAGTCATCCGTAAATTCAAGCGACAACATCTCACTCCAAAAATTTCCCCAACAATTCTTGTCTTCCTGTGTAAGTGCTACACGGGCCATTAACTTGCCTTCTTTCCATTGTCTGAACTTATCAAGGTTTATTAAGGCCAACGAGTGCTCAGAGGAAGAATTTGTTTCAAACACTCCTATTCTAACCTGTTTTTTCATGATAACGTGATATTTCTTTCTAACTAATTTCCTTTGTATATTTCTTCGTAATCCCCGTTTCGGATTTCCGGCTTATCATCCATATCCATATTGTCGTTGGATGTATAAATTAAGGTGTCTCCAAACAAATAGTTCAAAAGGTTGTTTTCATTTTCAAAGACGTAACCAACAAAATCCCATAATTCTTCCGAATGGTCAATATAACCATCGTCATAATATTCAAATTTGGCAAATGCGGCGACCGTACCGTGTTTCTGAAGCGCGTTTTCTATATACTTTTTCTTTTCTTCCAATTCGTTACCTTCATAAAGCGAGCACATTGCAGTGTAAAGGTATCTGCAACGAGACTCAACATCATCGTAAATTTCAACTTCCCAACCGAATTCACCTCCTTGAAATACAAGTGTTTTTGGGAATTGGTATTCGGTTGAATCAAAGTTTCTTGATATTGAAATTGTGTGGGTGCTTGAACTGTTTGTTTCAAACGTTTTTTTTCTAACTGTTCTTTTCATTCTTGATTATGTTTTAATATTATTTTAACGGCCATACTTTTCCTTCATGTACGTTCTCCTTACATTCCTTCAGTTTTCTAAGCAAACTCGTCTTTATCGCCTTCTTGTTGTCTTTTCTGAAAACCCAAAATGTGCTTGTGTATTTTCTCGCATGAGCCTGCTTTTTTATCTTTGAGGCGGATATGAGTCTTGCCTTCGCCATCACGAAAAATTGGTCATGTATGTATAAACCACAATCATCGGCGCATAATGCAGAAAACTCACTCAAAAGATGTTGTAATCCGCCCGATACTGAATTTTGCATTTTCCATAATATTATCCCGTCGGGCTTCAAGACCCTGCTGCATTCGTTAATCCACCAATATATGTTCTCATAACCCTCCTGCATGGGATACCAACTCGAAAAGCGGTTTGATATAAGGTTCGCCCCCTCTTTCTTTTCTACAACGGACTTGCACGTATGAGGCGAACATACAAACGGTAGGTCAACCACAATTGACGAAACGCCTTCATCATCCAAAGGCAATTTTTCGAAAGGGACAATCTTTATAATGTCACCCCTCATCGGATACACATCCATAAGGATTTTCGGTTCAGGTATGGAATACTTGCAACCGGGACGTTTTCCGTAGAACTTCAACTCAGAAGCGGTTATGTCGCACTCGAACGGTTCGCCGTTGTTATGCATGTCCATGACCCATTGCAATATCTCGGATTGGTCCGTGCTAATGTTCTTTATGACATTGCTGTTGTTAAGTTCGTCCCTCTCCATTACCTTATAGCGTTGATTTTGTCAATAATAGTCTGTTCTGGAAGCATTCCAACCGTCATATCCTTAGGTTCTCCGTCCTTGTAATACATTAGAACGGGAACGTTCCTTATTCCGAAATTCTCGCAAAGCTCGGGCTCTTCCTCAACGTCAAGCTTGATAAGCTTAATGTCAGGCTCTTTTTCGGAAATCTTATCAAGAACCTTTTCCAACGATTTGCATGGAGAACACCACTCCGCTGAAAATTTTACGATAACAATACCGTCCTGCGAAATCAAATTATTGTATTCCTCTAATTTCATCTTTCTTTGTTTTAATTTGATAATCTTACAAAAATTTCATTGCCATTGTCGTCCTTGTCAGACAGGAAATCGTATTCGTCCTCGTCGAAAGCGGCGTTCCTTCCGAACTCCATTCCGCCTTTATGCGTTTCATCATAAACGACAACACCTTTGTTCTCTCCCGTGAAAAAGACAATGTTCTTCCTGTCTTCCACAGTCTTGATACCTAAATACGGATAATTCATCTTTAATGTTTTTTTTAATGTTATTTTTCTAATCGTTAAGTTTCTTCTTTTCCGTTGTTTGGAAGTTTTCCATCCTCTTCCTGTATTCAGATAGCATTTCATCTGCAATATCAAATGATAGTGAGGCTAACTTGTTCGGCAGAAGTGTTGCCAACGCACCCTCTATTCTGTATCCGCTTTCCTGTATTCCCTGCATTGCGTACAGGGCCGCTGTAGTATAAAATTCACGTTCTTCCATAGTTTTCCCTTATCTTTTAAGTTTTGAAAAAAGTTTTTTGATATCGGTTTTTTCCCAAGGATAGAGTTCGTAGCATCTTGCAAGAGAATTGCAGTCCGATTCGACAACACCATAATGGCCGAATCTGCCGATTGCCTCATACCTGTCCTCACAATAACCGAAACGTTTGATGATTCCGGCCGGAGTTAAGTCCACATTGTTTTTGATGATGTCGATGACAGCATCCTGCAATTCGCAGTTGTCCCCAAGCGAAACATAAACCGATGATGGTTCTGGTACTCCAATCATATAGGACAATTCAACCTTTGCAGTGTTTGAAATTCCTGAAGCGACAATATTCTTTGCAAGATACCTTGCCATATATGCTCCTGACCTGTCAACCTTTGTCATTTCCTTTCCGTTCAAAGCACCTCCTCCAACCTTGGAATAACCACCGAATTGGTCAACCACGATTTTCCTACCTGTTACACCGCAGTCGGAAACAGGACCGCCTATATGCCATGCTCCGCAAGGATTCACTGTGAGTGGAACCTTCTTGCCATTTATGTATTTCTCAAAAATATCAGCGTCAATATTCATAAGATTGTTATAAAACGCTGACGAAACATATTGTCTTGTCTCCTCCAAATCGTCGAAAATACCGTTGTGCATTGTTGAAATAAGTACAGACTTTATCTCGGCGTTTCCTTCGTCATCATATTCAACAACAACTTGTGACTTTGCATCAGGGCCTAATCCTTCCTCTTTTTCTATGTATCTACAAATCTTCTTTGAAATATAGTGGCCCAAACCAAGATATGCGGGAGTCTCGTTTGTCGCAAAACCGCAGACAAAACCTTGGTCACCGGCTCCAATTACGTCGTCGCTCTTGTCAACACCGCTGTGTATCTCCTCAGATTGTTTTCCTATAAGGTTCACAATCTTGATATTTTCGGGTTCAAGATGATGGCTTGCAGGGAACGACAGTTTTCTGAAGACGTCCCTTACAATAGTGTCGTAATCAACAATGGCGTTGGAGTTTATCTCACCACCCAAAACAACCACGTTGTCCTTTACCATGACTTCAATTCCTGCTCTGACTTTTCTGTCCTTTCTGCTGTATTCTTCAAGGATAGAATCAGCAATCCAATCGGCAATCTTGTCGGGATGACCGTTGGTAACACTTTCACTTACAATTGTTCTCTTACACATAACTTGCATTTTTTATTTTGCATTAAAAAAATCTTTTCTGAAACAAATGTACTGCATCTGAATCAGAAAAGACAAACTATTATTCTTAAAAAAAGTTAATTCTTTTCTTCTATTGTATTAAATCTGAAAACGAATATCCGCCAAGGAAATCGGGGACTTCAATATCTCTGTATTCCGGTTTTATTTTCTTCGCTATTTCCTTGTTTTTCCTTTGGTTTTCAGGATATCTAACACCGCTTTTTATCAGTTTCCATTTTGCGTCAAAAACACCGCCTATTGTGGCACCATCCCCGTCTGACTTTATATATTGTATGGGCGTAGGTTTGTTCGATACAACCACAACGGCTCCATCATGCCATGACCTTGAGACATATTGTTCGTTATCAACAGCTTCTTTAACGGATTTGTATTGTTTGGAGTTTTCATCCATATCATATATAAGTTCTGGCCGGACAAAGGCATAATAATGGTATCGTCCGTAGTTTGAATTGTCCCTACCTATTTTTTCGGATGCCCAAAAGTAATTGTCCGCGTCTGTGTTTGAGGAATATGAATTTTTGTTTCTTCCACCGCTGTTGACAAGTCCGTTGATTATCTTTTCGTTTGAGTCATGACGCAAAACAACAAGTCCGTTATACAACATAAGAGGTTGCCTTTGTATTTCAGATTCGTTAAGAGTGCCTCCCTTTAACGGATTGTAATTGTTTATGAACCTTATTTTCTCTATGCTGACCATTTGGATTTAAACCTCGGTGTTTATTCTCTCCATTTCCTTCTCGAAAGAGGAGTCATCAGGGATAGGGTTCGCGTCAGCCGTGTATATCTTGTTGTTGTTAAGGTCTTTAACCAAAACAGTTTCCTGTTTGAACTCGACACAAATCATTTCGGCCATTTTCAATAAAGTCTTTGAGGATATTCCGTTAATCTCAAGGCATATGCTTTTCTCGTCGAACTTCTGCCCGCTGTCGCTTATATATCTTCCGTGGAAGAACCTTCCGACTGAATATGCACCTATGAACTCTTCATTCTCCTGATTGTGTTTGAAAATGGTCTGATGTATCTTTTTTCCCTTTGATAACCTTTGCTTGAACGTCTCGGCAACCTGCTTTATTTTGTTTATAACAGGCCTTGGGTCAAGTTCTATGGCGTTTATATCTGTGGAGAACACAATCATTCCGCCACGATATTTCGCCAAACCGTATTGTTCGGGATGAACACCTTCATCCAAATGAAAAGAGTTTTCGTTAACATAACATTCATGTAGAAAACCTCCCCTTGTGTAATGACTACCGTTTGGCATCTTCCTTCCGTTGGGATGGAAATATTTGACTTCGTTCACCGACACACTCCTTTTGTTGTGCTTTATAACACTTGCAATGCTTTCCTTTATAATGGAACGCAATTCGTTTTCGTTAATTTGTATTTTTTGACTCATAATTGCACTGTTTCTTACCTGTTTATGGCCTTTCTCAAGGCAAGTCTGTACATTCCGTTTCCTGCCGGTCTATCACCAAGGGAAAACGCATATTCCAAAAGTTTTTCCCTGCTATCAATAGAACCTATTTTTTTTCTTTTCTCCAATATCAAATCAAGGTTGTTGTTAATTCTTTCATTCTCCTCGTTGAATATTGAGAAAGGAATGGAATACTTGAATTCTTTTCCGATATTCCCACCGATTGATGTGTACATATCATCGGATTCGGCTTCGTCAACGTACTTCTCATCCTCGTCTTTTTTAATGTAGTCATTTGTATTTTTGTCATACGGCTCTTCAGTGTCAGCTTTTTCCCAATATTGGGAGATAACCTTACCGTTCTCCAAAATATGATACACAAATGAGGTCTGTTGGTACTTTCCGCAAAAATATTTGCATGCATCCAAAGATATGTTCAAAACCATAAACGGATGCTCCACGTTTCCGAATTTTCCTTTGGCCGGTATGACATTATAACCACCTGTTTTTAAGTCGGAAATTAGGGATTTGTTCAACTTCCTATTTAACGGTTTTTCAGTTTGCTGTGAATCTGGGTTTTCCGCAGTGAAAACCGCAAATGTCTTTATTGTATTCCAACCGCCTTTCCCTTTTTCAAACGCATTTCTAACATCCTTTATATTCCTCTTCTTGGCGTTTATGCTTATTTCATTTATACAATCCTTGATTGTGTTTACCAATTCCTTTTCGGTAACCAATATCTTCTTTTTCATTTTTTTTTTGATTTTTCCTATAAATAGTTTGTTATCAACACCTCGTCCGTTGTTGTTTTGCTTCTGTCCTTTGCATGATAGCTGCAATTCGAATAGGTATTGCTCAAATGATATACATTATATTTCTCAGACCATTCTATTAGTCCCGCGTTTTCTTTTCCTTTGTTCTTCAGTACATTTGATAGTGCAAATCTTATCCCTATTTCATTCAACCCGTCAAGAAACACCATCAAATCCTTATCATCGGCATCAGTCCATCCCCCTTGCCCATTATATGTTGCACATGTTATCAGATACGGTGGGTCACAGTACACCAAATCTTCTTTTGTTAAAGAATCTATATTAAAATCCCTGAAATCCACATTTGAGAATGAAATGTCTTTTATTGCATGATGAAAGTCTATTAAGTTTTTCTCTGTTGATTCATTGAAAGTCCGTTTTCCAAACGGCATATTAAACAAGCCTTTTTTATTAAATCTTATCTGATTGTTAAAACCATGACATATCAGTATAAACAAATCCAAAGGATTCTTGCCTGAGGATTCGTTATATTTTCCACGAAAGTTTAAGTATGCCTCTTTATTAGATACTGTTAGATTATTATTGACAATTCTTTCTTTTATCTCTTGCAAAAGAGTTTCTATACCAACGCTTTGCATTGCCATGTAGATGTCAATAACCGGTTTACATATATCGTTGGCTATTATTCTTTCAGCGTTTGTGTTTACCGCAACATTTGCGCCTCCCGTGAACAAATCCACAAAAGATGAAATACCATTGGGAAACAAAGGCAATATTTGTGGTAACAGCCTATGTTTACCTCCGGTATAATTCAACGGTGATTTTATATATTTTTCATTTTCCAAAATCACTATTACTCTTTGTTAAGTTTTCCAATTCTAAATTTCTCGGCTAATATTGAAAAGTCGGGTTCATCTTCAATTTGTTCTTCCTCCTTATTCGGAAGATATTTCCTGACCATTTTGTCTATGCGTTCCTTTTCGCAATAAGGGCATCTTTCTCCAGAGTATCTCAGATGATGTGTTGGGCAAATTTTCTTGTATTCCATTTTATTGTTATTTTTGACGGTTAACGGCTATATTTGTTTGAAAACTTATTTATACTACGATGGGAGGATATGTTTATTTGATTTGCGATCCAAAAAACGACTACTACAAGATAGGTGTTACAACGGGTTCAATAGAGAAAAGGTTAAAGAGCCTTCAGACGGGCAATGGAACCGAACTCCACATTGTTTCTCATTTCCGAACAAACACGCCTTTCAAACTCGAAAAGTTCCTCCATTTCAAATTCGGTTTGGAAAGGGAAGTTGGTGAATGGTTTACATTGTCTTCGGATGAAATTTCAAACTTCAAGAAGATATGCGAGGAAGCCCAAAAAACAATAGACTCTATCATGGATAATCCGTTCTATAATAAGGATGCTAAAGTTTAATCTTCTTCTCCTATAATCTCCATCACCTTCTCTTTGACAAGTCTTTTGTTAAGTCTGTCTATTATAACGTCTGAATGACAAGGTTCGTCCGTTTTGCAATAGCACATCAGATATATAGTATCAAACTTTGTAAAAGCTTCATACATCCTATCGAATTCATCCTTGAAATCACCTTTCTTCTTAACCATTTTGTCAAAGTATTCCGCATAATATTTTATGGCGGTTTCCTTGTCCTTCACCACACGCTTGGCGAGTGTTTTCTTGTCCTTGATATGGGTAAACGGATTCGACAATATATTTGGTCTTGAGACATCAAATACGTTCTCACCCAACATCATGCTTTCCGTCTTGCAGACTCTTTCAGCTTTTGCCATCTATAATGTAAATAGTTTTTCAATTTTCCGTTTCTGTTTGTCACCCTTATATGTAGTTCCCATACCATCAGGAACATCCTTCTCCCATATGCACTTGAAATCATCAGGCATTTGGTATTCAGATATAAAAACCTTTGTTCCGTTCTTTGCCAAATCCCTGCACCATTGATAGAATCTTTCATGCGGGAACGAATCCTTGTATTCCTTTGTGCTGAAATACGGAGGGTCAGCATATACTACACTGTTTTCAGACGGGTGTATTTTTTCAAAAGACGCACATATGAACTCTGTTGTATCAATGTTCTTGAAGTTCCTAAGCTGTTTCATAAGTCCGTTGTATGCCTCATGACAATGATTCTCGGGTTCGCCTCGGGAATTCCTTTTGTTGTAATTAGGCTTTGCGAAACCGTTGAACCATGACGAACCGTAACTCAATGCGTTACCAACATATCCTATGATGTAATCAGGCCATCTTCCATCCCTGTTCAGATAAGATTTTTTGATTGAATCATACTGTTCCTCTGTTATGTCGTATGGTATTCCGTCACACGGGAATCCGTTCATGACATTATCCTTTAACTTACGCCATAAGGATATGAGGCATTCATTAGAGTCAACCGCAATCTTATTCCGGTGCGGAACTTCTGAAACTATTGAACATCCTCCGCAACACATATCAACAAAACATGTTTCCTCGTCTTTTATGGCACTCGTTATGAACGGGACAATATCCTTGACCAATCTTGCTTTACTTCCGCAATATCTCATAACTCTACAACTTTATTGTATTCCGGTGACCACATATAACCTTTATGTAGCATGTTTGATGAAAGAGTTGCTTTTTCTTTAAATGTTGCCGGTCTAAGAAAATGACAATCATTGTAAGAATTTGTATAAACGCTTGTCCGCGATCCTTCGTTTATTGCCGATGATGATAATCCATCATTATTGTATGTTGCATTAGAAATTAAAGACGTACCATCAATTTTATTAAAAATAAATATCATATTGAAGTCGTCGTCTACAATCACATCTCCGTTTTTAGCGTCTTCTATGCTCCAATTCTTTAGAAAGCCTTTCGGTACATTATATCGTTCCCCGTAAATATCTTCAACTTCGACATTGGGGAAAAGTAGTGCTTCTTTATTTGTTAACTTTAATGCTTCGCCTTTCTTTATGTCCCTTATTTCCCCTCTTATTGACACCATATTCTCCAAATCAAACCTTGGCGTAACGTATATTGCAAAACATTCATTCAGTTTTAATGGTTCGGACATGGCAAAATCCCACTCATATCCGATGCCTTTAAGGTTTTTGAAAAACTCTTTTTCCTCGTCGGGTGTTGCAAATCTGCATCCTGAATAATTCCAACTTTTCCTGTCTTCTACAACAATACCTTTATTGATAACCGCGTAATTTGCATTTTTACCTTTCATCCATACTCCAAAAGCGTCCACAATCGCATGGTTTTCAATGTTTTCCATAAGAAACGATTGCCAATTTTCCCAATTCCTGTGAAATTTTGCCGGGAATACGGTACATTCCTCGCCAAGCTTGCTATATCTTCCTTGTGAATCAACAAGGAAATTCATGCATCCGCTTGATGGGGTAAAGTTCAATTGCTCATCCATAATGCCAATGTAATTACATTTTCCGAAAATAATGGAATACACCTCAATTCCTTCCGGTGCGTTTCTGAAAATTTTTAAAAGATCAATTTTTTTCATACTATTTTTGTTTTTTACAAATATACTATTTTTTCGTATTCTGTTTCTTATAGTCTTCGATTATTTTGATTATTGAGTGTTTCTGCTTTGTTGTCAACTCAGACATGTCCACGTAGCCTTTCTTCCCCATTACTGCCTTTGAAATGCTGTTTATATTGCTTGTTAGTTCATCAAGCTCTTCTTTTTTTTCGTTTATTTTGTTTGTTAGGATTTTAATCTTGGCGTTTTTCTTATATGTGATATTTTTGACTATACTCTCATTTAGAGAAATCAAGTCCAAGTAGCTTTTTAGTAAATTTTTAAGTTCCTTTATGGAGGAATATGAAAGAATGTTCGAACTCATAACAAAAACAGGTTTTGATGGCTCGTTGTTTGGAAAAACGACTGATGGTATGTCGTTGCGTACACCTATATGGTCAGAAATACGTATAATGATATCTTCGAACTTGACATATTCCGAATCACTTTCTTCAGACTTGTTAAGATATTCCGCACCACAATCTATCAGGAATTTCTTGATTTCCGTTATATATCTCCTTGTTGTAGCTTTCCTGTTTATATTCGCCATTTCTTTTTATTCTTTTAACATGACAAATATATAAGAAAACTTGTTCCGTTATGTTTGCCTTTTTCTTAAAAATTGTTAACGAATAAGGTTGTCTGTCTTGTATTTTGCAAGTTCAGAACTTTTTATTAGCGGCTTTCCGTCCTTTGTGGTGAAATCATATACGTGTATAAACTTCTGCTGTTTCCCATCTATAGGAAATTTCACAAACCCATAGTTTCTTGACTTATCATAGAATATGTACCTTATCGAAGTGTCAACTCCTCCTTCGTTTCCGTCTCTGAAATATTGTGGATGTGTATGGATGAAATTGTTGAGTTCTTCCTCGTTGCTGTAGCATTTCGCCCTGTCCTTCACTAAATCGGAACCTGTCCCGAAAAGAAAAGATATCGGCTTGACTTGTATGAATCCATAAATCTTATTGTTGCCGTCCGACATGAAAATATCCGTACCAAACGAATCCAAATAGGATTCTTCGTCAATATTCAAAAGTGTTTGTGTGTTGATGCCTTTATATTCGAGATATTTTCTGACCCTTAGTTCTGACAACGCACCCAACACGGTTTCATAACAGGCATGGCCTATTATTACATCCTCAAGTTTTGATATGTCCGAATAATATTTGTTTTCCCCCAATATTCCTATCTCGGAGCATCTTCTTTTAAGGTTTTCCGCAATATCAGTTAGTTGTTCCGAGCTTCTTCCGATATCAGAACAATAGCCTTTTTGTGATATTTTCGCATTGTGGTATGAAAAACTCAGATTCGAGTCGTTAAGGTATGATTCTATGAAATGAAACACGCATTCGTCGGGCGTCTTTCCTGAAAGATAGTAATCCGTCATTTTGTATTTGTCATACAGGTTGTTGACATGGCCTATATATCTAGCCGGCGCAAACTCGTTACGCCAAAGGTCCATAAACCTTTTGCATGAGTTTGTGGACCTTATGGTTTCTGAGTATTCCTGAGTTGTCTTTGTTTTGTACAATTCTTTTGTAGTTTATACAAATATACTACAAAATGCACTACTTTTTTTAAACCGGCGGTGTTTCCACTGTAATAGTGGAATTGTTGTAACCGTATCCTCCGTGGCATCTTGCATTTATTTGATGACCGTCCAAAACGCTTTTTGATATTGTAAGAGGACCTGTGTAAATTGTTGATGGATTCGCATCGGAAACACCTTGTACTGTGATGGAATAGAGTATTTGTATAGAAGGATCCGGTGAATTGCTGTGGGTCATTGTAACGTAATAGGAATCTCCGACCGAAACGCTGTTGTCTATGATTGTGACAATTGGAGCTTCCAATGTTATCTCGTCTCCTGTTATATATCTCAATATCGGGTTTGTACAATATCCGAATATAGCGAAATTGCACGGACTGAACTTTACAGAACTACCGTAATATGCTCCTGTGAGATATTCATGGCCACCCATTTCAAAATCAGTTTGAACATGTATTATATCAACACCGCTCATTACAGCGTCAACATATTCTGTTTCATTTGATACATTGCTTATACTATATGGTGGTGTAACGGTTGGCGGAGTTTGGGTACCCATCCACACATAAACGTTTGAGCCGAATCTTGCGGGGACCATATCTCTGTCATAGACTACAAGGAATAATTGTAGCGAATTTTCCGTGTTTTCGAGACGTTCCGAAATATCATTTATTTTTGTATACTGTATGCTGTAACAAGTGTTGGCTTCAAAAACGAACGGCAACGCCGAATCCCTTAAGAAAATGCGTTGTAAGTTTTCTGTGTCCGCAACATCACTTGTCCTTATATACGGAGCAAATGCGGCTATTGGGTTGTCCTCATACCAACTATATCCGAATAATGAAGTGTATTGGTTTATATTATACGGAGCAATGTCTCCGGGGTCGTCATAATACTTTTCTACAACAACTTTATATACCCCAACAGATATCAAACGTTTCAATGGGTATGAACCATTCTCCCATCTGACAGGTATGGTATATACTGCGGCGGCATCTGACGGTTCCACCCAATCCGGGTCGTTTTCTGTATCAACCATATTGTATTGGCTTCCGTTCCATTCATACCATGTAAGAGGATAGTTAACGCCAATATACTTAAGATAATAAAAATCAGGATAGTTTTCATTACCGGTTTGTGGGTCACTATAGTCATATTCCTCTAACCCAAACAAACTTTCCTGATTGTTTGTGACTATTAAACTCTCACACGATCCGCTCATTGTCAGACTTTGGTTGCAATAGGGAAGAATGCCGTCAACAAAGGTTTTTATATCGTTTATCTTATCTATATCCATCTCGACATGTTCACCCGTGAATGTTTCTCTACTACACTTCCCGACATTATACCCATTCATATTTTGGCAATTTGAATTGAAACTATCTCCGGCTTCTATTATATCACCATTTTCGTTTTCGATTGTATCAATCAAGGTATATGATAATCTGTGTGAGCCTGTGAAATGCCTGTGGTCTATATAGAAGACCTCCGGATCGTTTAAACCTGAAGCCAATCCGTATAATAATGAGTCATCATATGAGAACTGCATTCCTGACATTCCGTCAGTTGTCACTCCGCAACCGAAACCATATGCGCTTGAGCAAAAAGTGAGAAAGAAATTATGTGCATATATGGCGGTGGCAGTTTGGCATCCCATTACACGCACCTTTTCGTCCCTCGGGAAAAACCTGTAGCCAATCTCGCGTTTGAATACGTCTCCTCCGTTATATTGAGTACCATTAATAGTTATTTTATTGTATTGATAATAATGCCCGCTTTCGTACTTCATATAGCGGTAAATAATGTTTGCCTGGACATTTATGTATTCCGCTTTATTTGAAATGGCATTTTTTAGGTCGTCTATTGTATAAACATCAATAGATTCTGATGGATACTCATCATACAAGACATAGTCGGCTATCATTGCATATTCAACGTCTCTATTGAAAACCCTTTTCACATCATCCTGCGTGAATATTATGGAACGCACACCTGTGTTTGAATAAGTTGAATTGGCGTTATACTGTTTTCCCATGTAATCCATTACAATATCATCTGTCTCTATGTACGGATACATGTTTTTTATTGCTGTTGTCAATAAACTTGGATTTGGCTCATAAAAATATCCATTATAGTATGTATTCCCATCCATACCGGTAATATCATTGGCATCATAACTATCCACCTTGAATAAAACTGCCGATTTCAAACACTCGTCCAACTCGACAACATTTCTCACCACCCTGTAAGATTCAACATTTGTATTTACTAAGTTGAACGGATATGAAACATCAGGATATATTGAGTATATTGACTCATACGTCAATGAATTGTCGCTATTTTCTTCGAAAGAATTTCTTATCGGAAATTTCACACGACCCGTTATACCATTGCAATTTGAGTCGCAATAATATTTGTATACGGGTTTGTCCTCAACCAACCACCCTAAAAATTGGAATCTATACGGATTTTGGCTCCCATTAACAGATGTTTCGTAATAATAGTTGGATATGAGTTCCCAATATTTCCCGGAAGGATATGTTCTTGCGGCACCCTGTTGGTTTGGTAGATTTGTTATTGGGGCGTGGACATTTGTAGTTGTATGTATGAACAAAGTGTGATTTGTGTCCCTGTGTGTTTCCAACTGCGATGTTGTGGAAACATCAGATGAGGCACTTGATGGTGTTCCATTGAAAAGAATGTAATCGTAATAATCTTTTTGCAATACATTTCCAACCTTTTCCAACGGTGGTGTAAGTTCATACATGCCTGTGTTCAACTTTTCCACGGATATGCCGTCAATTATGTTGTTTACGATTGAAACATGTACACCGTCGTCACTAAGCCTTAACCATTTAATACCATTTTCCGGGACTTCAATGAAAATATCGTTTGCATAATAACCGTACTTGGTTATTTCGTATATACCTAACTCTTGGTTGTATGATATTTCCCTTTTATATGCACAATAGTCATAGGTTCCGGAAGTTGATGTTTCCATTGGCATGAAACCATACCCTGTGTGTACCAAATTTGAGCAGCAATCACATGACAGATTTCTGAAAACACCTTTCCAAGAACCGCTTTCCTGAGCTCCACTTAATGTATAACATTGCGGTTTATAATAGGTGGTACCACTCTGTAATTCGGGTATGCCAATATACAAACCATTTCCGTCAAAACCATCTTTTGAACAGTAATATTCTTTAATACTGACTATATTGCTATTATTCCACCTTACAGGAATCATGATATCACCGTTTTCAAAAGAAAGTTCTATTTCAGAACCACTTTCCTTGGCATTATATGAGTGTGTGGAAGTATTCCAAAAATTATGGGCTTCGGTATAAAAACTACTACTAGATGTTTCACTAATCTTATCCACATTCAAACGATAAACACTGTTTTTTACATATGGTGGTGTATTGGAATTAAAGGGTTTGACATCATACGGTATATTTTCGCCGATTTTCACAAACCTTATTTCACGTTCCCATGCATCTATAAGTTCATCGGCAGTGAATAATGTATATGGAGAATTGTATGTGCCTCCGTTCGTTATGCAGTCAGAACCCTTGAAAAATGAATAACTATCAATGGTTCCGCTATTGAAATAGCCGCCCGAAATTGTTGCTTCTGCAACATCACCGTTGGCATCTCCCTCATAAACATTGCTTACATATTGTCCGTCAACGTAAACCAATATTCCCTTTGTTTCGCTTGTGACATATGCCACCCTTAAACAAAGTGTAATGTCACTATCATTCATTATGTCTTCAAAACCAGACTGTGTTACATATTTTTTGTTTGCATAAAAATAGTTTGCCACATGGCATATTGTATCGTGTTTCTCTCTGTTTATATCAGTATAACCTTCGTTTATTATTACATAATACGACTCATCAGCGGTACATTCTCCTAAATCATCAATCTCTCTCAGAATAATCAATTCATCATTCACCCCCATGGCAGTACAATCTATAAGGCACGGGAAAGCGTCATAATCAACCCAAAGATTATTAACAAAATCATAATAACTGGCCTGATCAAGACCATTTATATTTTTTATAAGAATATATTTTCTCGTTCCTGTATATGAAGTTTGATTGCTGTTTATCAGATGGTATGTATCTAAATTATAAAAAGAACACTCGTCTATGATTTCGTCATAATTTAACGGCCACCAACGTCCGTATGTGAATGAATTACTATCTGTACCATAACAGTAGTGACCAAGCTCATAAGTTTGGGTTGAGTCTATCTCAAACCTCGTTCCTATTCCACCGTCTTCAAGAACATAATTATACCCGGCTAATTGTGGCCCCTCACAATAACTTGTTGTCGGAGCGTTAGAACAAACATAGTCAATATCTGTGGGAAAAGTATAATAAGAAGGATTAGTGTAATAACTGAGATTACTGTTTGTAAGTAAAACAATTGATTCGCTATTATTATCGTGGGCTAAAAGGAACAGGCCTTCCTGCATATTACAAGAACGTGCATTTGAATTGTCACCATCGTTTTGGTCGTAATTATAGTAAGTATTATTACCATCCGTACACGATGTGGTGTTGTTCACTTTAACGTATTGCCACGGAATATCCGGATCTTGTGTTGTTTGTTTTTCCCATATTTTTTCTGAAACAAAAACCCGTTTCTCTTGTTCGAACCCAAAATCATAACCATCAAAAAGGTTGTATTTGTAAATGTATTGGCTCCCAAATGGTAATGGGTTTCTTTCTACAAACGAACGTAAACCAAATATGGTATAATCATTGACCCTGCCGTCACCAATATCAGACCAACTCACCATATTGCTTTTTTCACCATAATCGTAATTGTTAGGGGAATCAACAAGAGGCTCATACCTTTTAACATATCTGTACAGTGTGTTTGTAGCATCGGTTTCCACATCTCTTGTAACACCATAGTCGATGTATCTGCTTTCAAGAGACATTTTCAACGTGAGTTCATCACCATCTACACCGTCAAAACATGACAACAAAACGGCACTTTTATTTATACCACAATTGTTTTTGTACACAACCCCATATTTGACCTTCAAACCGTTGTACATCTCCTCATCATAATCACTGTCATCGGCATACAGGAATATTTCCCCTGAAAGGAATGCATCATCTATTGCTGCGTAATTCGATATGTATGAATCTTGTCCTATGGTGTCCTCTATCTCCATGTAAGCAATACGATAATAATGGGTTGAATTGTTTGTTTCGTTTGTAAGTTTTCCGGTTTCGCTTAGTGGTATTCCTGAAGCGGTTGAAGTTGTGGTAAGTTCCCTTGAATCCCCGTCTGTTGTATAGTATTCCCAATTTTGGGTGTTGTCAAATTTAAGTAACATCAAACCGTTGAAATATAGTGTTCTGTTTGGGGTCAATGCAAAAAACACATTGTCCAAACCAACAATATTACCATTCTGTACTAAACCTTCCGTTATTATTGTATTAATATCAAGACTCGTTATTATAGTGCTACCGTTCGGTGGTGTTAAAAAGTTTCCTGTTGAGTTGTCACAATAAGGAAGAATGGCACATCTGTAATATTTCACAGTACCACCGTTTACAATCCTGAAGCCATACGGATAATACTTGTCGGAACAGGATTCCACTTCAGGATGGTAGGTGTTGCAGCAAGATGACGGAACTGACAAATTAAGAATATTATCACTCTCAATGATAGTTCCATTGCCGTTTGCCCAACCATTGAAGCTTCCACATTCTCCGTCTTGGAAGAAAAATGTGTTTGTTGATGTCATGTTTTGAATTTCTTCAATCCCATTTGGGCCTATTGTCCCTCCATTACAATTCTTGCGGAACAACATGTCCCTATATACTATTTTGTTGTAATACGTTGAATTTCCGTTTGAAAGACAAATACGTATTGTGTTTGGCCAATCCCTGCTTATATAGTTTCCGTTTATCTGTGTTATTAGTGTTCCGTCATTTTGGTCTCCCCATACTATATCGTCCGAATTGTCATAGTATGTTTGCAGGAAATCAGAATTCGCCGGAACTGAAGTTATTGGTATTTCCTTAACTTCAAGCTCGAACCAAACAGCCTGATTTGACGATAAACCGCTCTTAGTTGTGTCAAGCAACTCATTTACGTTTGTTATAGTTTGGCTTTGATAAGTTATTGTGTCAACATCACTTATGTCAAAGCGTGAAGGGTCAAAATGATAGCCACCTGATTGCGGGCATATAACAAGCCACGTACTTCTCGGAAAATCGGCAATTGCAGAGTTACTAACCATCCATTTACCTATGCTGTTCGTACTATTTTCGGAAATGGCGTAATTTCCCCATGAGAATACGTTTGTTGAACTTGCCGTTCCCAAAAAGATTTCAACATCAGGCCTTCCATCATTTTCCCATTCGGGATGGTTGTTGTCACTAAGACAAGAATATGTTACATTATTTTCGGTGCATCTTGTGTAATACCTATAAACATCGATTGGTTTGCTATAACCTACATTTGAACTTATCGTCGGTATTGTATTCACTATATAACATGGGTCATTGCAAAGGGTTTCATCCTGTACCGGATCACAGGGTTTTCTACCGCTGTTACTTGTTGGTATCATCATGGCGTAATTACCGACAGGCAAACCAGTCTGACTGTCTGTGGTGTTCAAACCAAATTGAGGTGCAACATAACAAGCCGAAGGATGTGAAGAACCTACATCACCGGCCCAACCTCTTGCATGATATACATATGAATAACATTTTGGTTGAGGAATTGGTTTGTAATATGCCGAATACACATTCAGGAATGATTTGTTGCAATTGTTCTGCGCCAATAAAATCTCCTGCGGCCCTAAAGTATATTTAACCAAATTACAGCAATTTCCGTTTTCATTCACATACATGTTTTGAATTTTGGACCACGAACAAGACGTCGGGTTTTGTATCACAGCACCTGTTGGGTCTTCGACGTTGACAACACAGTTGAAATTCGCCGTTACCGTCATATCATCGTCCAATGTATTCGGTATTGTCTTACTGTTACCTGTATCTGTTGGAACCGAAAATTCATCATAATCACCGGTCCAATTTTGGAAAGTACACGGAGAATTTGGTGTTGCAACAACACTGTGTGTGCTTCCTTCAACGATGTCCGTATTCTGATTGTTTTTTGTTTCATTATCTACAGAAACACTGCCTAAAATTGTACCCGGAGATACATTGGTTGTGACTCTGTATTTTATCTGCCTTCCATGAACGTAATAGTCACTTAAAGGACTGCTGCTTGCTGGTGTTGCGGGAAATGTAACGGGATTGTTTTCCGTGGCCCTCGACAAATCATTGTTTAATATACCGTTTATGCTGTCCCCGCCTGTGATTGTCACTTCACTTCCGCTCTCTGATTGGTGGGTCACCTTCTCAACCCCGTAGTGGGGTTGGTTCTCGACACTTGCGGTTCTTTGCGTCGTATCGTTAAAATCAAAACTCTCGTGCGAATTAAAATTTGACACCCTGTTCTAAATTTTCCAAAATTATATAACAAACCTGCAAAAACCTTATTGTTTTACTGTTTGTGCAGACTTTTTTATAAATATCGAGGCACAAAAAAAGCCGCCCGAAGACGGCTTTAAGTTAGTGTACTCTATAATAATCTATTAAACTTGAGAAATGTCAGAAACTGATATATTCTTTATTTCATTAGTATCAAAATAAACATTTATATTATATTGTGCTTCAGGTGTAATTACCGGATATAAATGACGCTCTGTTGTTACATCGCATAATCCGTAAATTAATTGTTCATACAGAGTTGATTGAGCGATTTCTTGTATTGTTATATCGGGAGTTGTTCCTCCTTGTGTAGTTGTCCATCCTGTAAATGTACCAGAAGGAATTGTCCAACCTAATTTCTGCCCTGTATAAGTGTAAATATCGGTTTCATAATATATTGTAGACCCTCCACCTGTTTGATAAGAGAGCCTTCTTGAGCAAATATCGCATGCTTCAGGAATATAACATGGATGTCCTGCCGAAGGTGTTGTTGAAGAACAGTTGCATAACGTGCCCGCATTTGGGTCATCTGTAAAAACCGTTTTAGTATTACCCGTTCCATCATTGTTTTGATGATAAGTAATTATATATCTCAAAGGGACACTATAAATCCAATATTTTACAGGGTCGGTTGTAGAATTTAATAAAAAGGATTTAATATTAACGGAAGAATACAATCCTTGGTTTATACCATCATATGTTGTTGCTCCAGAAGCCGCTTCTAATAAGCCTGACTCCCATCCTGAAGCGGTCCCATTTCCTGTTGTTTTAGTACATTTCAAAAAAATGCCATAACAAGGTTTAGCACTTATATTGGATATGGTGTAATTACCTTCAGGCTTCTGAGCTTGAAATGTTGGACTACTTGAACTAATGTATGACATAATTAATTATTATATTTTTTTTTTTCTTATATTATAAAAATACCGTTTGCGTTTATTTCAAATTCATCAAAAAAGACATCTATTTCATAAAGGTTTGTCTTAAACCTTGCGACAATATTCCTTTCCTCCACACATTCGTCCCCAATCTTGTCTATAGTATATAAATAGACCTCATTCTCGCTTATCAGTTCGTTGTTCTCATACCATCCCAAAAATGTGCAGTTTTCATTCGGTTCAGCAATAAACGTCACCGTGTCTCCGAAATGGTATGTTCCATTTCCGCTTTGTGAGACCGTTCCGTAGAACCTGTTGTTTATTGTGAGGTTGATTTTGTATTCAATCAGTTCAAACACAGCCTCGTATATCCTGCTCTCCGTAGCGACAACCGTGAACTGCTCGTTTATCGAAACCACCTCCCCCGTCGTTTTCTTCCTCCATTCAACAAATCTCGCCGTACATGTGTCAACGGGTGTGGCCGTCAATGTAACAAGGTCACCTGTATTAAATGTACCACCTCCGCTTGCCGAACCCAAATCCTCGTCATTTACAATTGTTTGTATAAGCACCTCCTGAACGACATCGGGTTTGAAAAGTGCGTTGAAGTAACTGTCGCATGTAACTGTGAAAAGGAAATACGGGTAACCGTCTTCGGTATATCCGCCTTGAGGATATGGGTCAAGAACGTTTCCGGCCCTGTCCACCCATGCGGCAAAGGTATGCCCGGGGTACAAGTCCTCCCTGACGACAACGGTAAGCGTTTCGCCCGGAATCAAATCCGTCGTGCTTGTTATCCTTGTGTTACCTTTGTATATCTCTAAATAATTGCAGGCCATTAGTCAAATTCAGATAAACATAAATATTATCAGAGAGGAAAATTTTTCAAACAAACCTTTTCCCTGTTTTGACAAATATACTACAAAAGAGCATATTTATTATTGATATATAAGAAAAAAAAAATATTTTATTATGGATATAAGACAATTGATAAAGGAATGTGTCCACGAGGAAGTTGAGCGTCAGACTGTTAAGGAAATAATCCGTGAGGAACTCAAGAGAATGTACAATGAGGGAGTCTTTGAGGGTGTAGATGAGGGGGTCTTTGAGGGTGGCAATAAAAAAGATGATAAAAAAAACAATGACAAAGAAAAGGACAGCGGAAAAAAGAGAAGTGCCCTTGGTCAACTTAACACCATTCTTGACAAGAACCCGATTATAAAGAAATCACAGATAGCATATAGGTTGCATCCGGGTGTTGACCATGATTCTGCACGACATATGTTCCAAGACCAACTGGAGGGTGAAGACCCGATTACAACAAAGGAACTTAACACGGCAATTGACTTCATACATAACAGCGGCATATAAAAAAACGCGGTCAATCAAGACCGCGTTAATTTTTTCGCTTTTTTTCTAAAGTTATTTTTCCTCCTTGATCCAAATGTGTTCGTTAGGCTTGCATACGTATGTTACACCCGTGTGTATACCTTCTGTGCAGAACTGATGGAGAATCTCCTCAATGTTTGAAAGGTTTTCGATAATGAACGAGGCGAGTTCTTCAAGATATTTTGCTGTTTCCTCCTCAAATTTAGGACCGTCCGGGTCCTCTTCGGTTCCTTTCACAACCTTGTCCATTTTGCCGAGAATGTACGCCATATCCTCATAGATATAGGTTCCGCCCCAAAGGTTGTAGTTGTCGATTCCGTAAAGGTTGTCCCCCAAATCCTGAATATTTGTAACCCTGATTGGGGCGATTTCCTTAGCCAAACCTTCATCGCTTACACTTATTACGTTAAAACGTCCGCTTCCCACATTCTCGACAACCACATCGTCATGTGAAGGTGTCACATAATATTTGGTTTCAATGGGGCCGAAACGAAGGTTTTTGACCAATTTGATAATGTCTTCGGTGAATTCAATCTTAATTTTTGCCATTTTTCCTCTTTTTTGTTATTTTGAATGTTTTTCTAATCTTGTTCATAGCGCTGTATATCTCCTTGGAAATAACCGTTGTCGGAACTCCGAAACTCCTGGCTATCACCTCTGTTGGTTCCTCGCATCTTCCTATTCCGTAATACCTGCGCACAATTTCCTGCTGTCTGCTATCAAGACATGAAACCATCATTTCAGCCAAATTCCTTACGTCCTCAAGGTCTATCTCCTCCTCTATGTTGTTTGAGGATGTGGTTTTTTGGAAATCTATGTAATCCGTATATGACGTATAGTTTGTGTCGTCGTCAATCTCTCCGTCAGGGTCTATCTCATTGAGAGATACCATTGTAATACCAACGATATCCTCGATATTAGAAATCGGAACACCCATATCGTTAAGTCTGTTTTTCAATTCGTCAACGCTTGGATTCCTTCCGTTCTCAAGGAAGAAGTCGTTTGCGGCTGAAGCAACATATGTGTTGACCCTTGTCGCATTCTTCGGGACTATCATTCTCTCCACGTTTGTCATATAGTCCACCATGCACTTGTTTATCCAAAAAGTGGCATATGTTATAAAATGCTGTTTGAAAGACAGGTCAAACTTGTCTATGGCTTTGTTCAGACCTAAATTACCTTCACTTACCAAATCGTTGAAGTTGTCACCATTTGTGAGATGTTTTGCAACTGATGCGACAAACCTTTGGTTGCACCCTATCAGTTTCTCTCTTGCAGCGTTCGATTCTTCCTCCGAGCCGAATTTTACGATTTTCAAGAGTTCCTTCTGCTGTTCGTCGTTAAGCTGTTCTATTTTTCTTATTTCCGCAAAATAGCGTCCTGTTACACCGTTGTCTTCGACCGATGCCGTCTTTTTCTTACAGTTTACTATAAACATAGGTTATTTTTTCTTCAGTATTACAACACATTTGTTACCTTCATCCTTCGGCATTGATTCAGGAACCGAAACATCCTCAAGCATCAAAATGAAATCCAAAAGAGACCTCTTGTTCTCCTCGCGCCTTAAAAGTTCTCTCTTTCTCATGGTCAGCGTGACCTTCACCTTGTCTCCCTTTTCGATAAACTCCCTCACTTTCTTTGCCTTGGTCTCCATATCGTGTTTGGATATGTTCACCGACAAAGGCATTTCTTTCAACTCGGTCTTGTTCTGTTTCTTGAGTTTTTCCTTTTTCTTCAGTTCATACATGTACTTTGAATAATCACCTATCTTTACCACAGGAGGGTCGGCATTAGGGCTTATCTCAATCAAATCCAATTCCGAATCATAAGCCATCTTCAAAGCGTTCTTTAACGGACATATGATGTTCTCGGTTTTCCCTTCATCGTTGGAATATATAACCCTTACATTATAATACCCGACAATCTCTTCGTTTTTTCTCGGACCCTCAACCAAAGGCTTCCTGTTGTTTCTGTTGTTTTTTGCCATTAAAAATCTCTTATCGTGAATTAACTACACAAATATATGTTTATTTCCAATAGACTGTTTCCTACAAAACGTTAAAAATTCTTAATATTCTTTCGGCTGACACATTTTAACTATTGTCTCGAAGAAGACGATGTTTGTCGGGTGTGTGTATTTTAATATTGAGTCATAGTCAATCCAAGCATAGTTGTCTATCTCCGGCCAGTCGCAATGGTCGGCCATGTTCGAGCGGCATCTTTCAGGATAAATATCGGGAAACTCAACCCCAAACGCGGTGACCAATTTATTTGGGTTCTGAATGACGGTTCCGAGCTTGAATATTTTACCCTTAAGATTTTCTGGAATTGCAACACCTGATTCTTCTTGAAACTCTCTTAAGGCCGCAGTCATTTCATCTTCCCCTTCCTCAATCCTGCCTTTCAGCATGGCCCAATAGGTTCTTTCTGACCAATGTGGCCCGCCTGGGTGACCGACAAAGAATTCATACTTTCCGTTGTTCATTCTGTATGGAATAATTCCTGCGCTGTGCCTCATGATGCAAAGTTTTTGGATTGTTTCAGTTTTTTCAAAAGTTTCTCTTCGTTTGAATCTATGTTGTCGGGGTATTTTTGCCTAACTTCAACAAGTAACCTTCCTCTTCCGTTTTCACTTGGGAGCCCGTAACCTTGCAACTGTAATATAGCCCCGTCCCGTGTAAACCTCGGTATCTTTATCGAAAATTTGGTTTTGTCTATAAATTCAATTTCTGATTTGCCACCTGTTATGCATTCTAATATCGGGACGTCTATTGTTGTATAAAGGTCGTATCCGTTTGTTGTCCTGTACTTTCCATTATCGTCAATTGCAATAATAACCAAAAGGTCCCCGACAACATTCTTGTTTCTTTCGGCGTAATTACCCATTTCAGGAACCAAGAACATTGAACCGTCAACTGCACCATACGGTATCTGCAAGTCATACTCCTCAGTTTCAACAACCCTTCCGGTACCTCCGCAGGTATTGCATGGATTTGTTATAATTTTTCCTGAGCCATGACATTTTTGGCAAACGCTTGTCCTTTGTACCGTAGCCCATCCGTTTCTTTCTGTTTGAACACACACACCGCTTCCGCCACACACAGGACATGTTTCAGTTTTTCCGTATTTTGTTGTTCCTGAAGCATTACAATCCTTGCATGGTTTGAATCTCTTATATTTGATTCTCTTCACACCTCCTTTATAAAGGTCTTCAATAGTCAAGTGAACCCTAACTTTTACAGGTTCGGGCTTTTCAACCATATTTCCCCTGCGATGCATTCCGAATCCCATGCCAATGTCTCCGAAAGGGTTGAATGAGCCAAAACCACCACGGAAACGATTGAGTATCTCATCGATATCCGGCATGCCCGTGCCACTGAAACCGTTGAAATCAAACGCCTCTGTGGTTCCGAAACGGTCATATTGTGTCCTTTTGTTATTATCGGATAAAACATCATAGGCTTCGGTTATCTCCTTGAATTTCTCCTCGGCCTCTTTGCGTTCTTCTTCGGATTTGTTGGCATAACGATCAGGATGGTAATCCTTCGCCATTTTCCTGTAATTACCTTTAAGCTTTTTGCTGAACTCTTCACCTTGAAGTTTCTTGTCTTCTTCCGAAAGTCCTAAAATTTTGTAATAATCTTTTCCTGATGCCATTTGACAAAAAAATTAAAATGGTACGGCGGTTTTGTTTCCACCGCACCATAAACAAATTTCTGATTATGCTTCCTGATTCTCCAAATCGCTCTCGGTAGGTTGATGTTCAACTGTTCCGTTTTTGAACATCTCGTTTACCATATCAGGGGAGGCCTCACCGTTAGGCTGCTGATACAGTTTGCTGCTCAACTCGAACCATTTTGTCTGCATCTCCTTTTCGATTTCATCAAGTTTGGAGTAATCTGAATTTTCCTTAAGTTTCTTCAGTTCCTCAACCTTGTCGGTAAAGAATTTCTTGTCGTCCTCAGTGAATTTCTCGTTGTCCTTGAATGTTTCAAGCTGTTGTTCGGTCTGATAAATCAAGCCTTCGCAACGGTTGGCTTTTTCTGCTTCCTCCTTGAACTTCCTGTCTTCCTCTTCATGCTCCTTAGCTTCGGCTTTGTAGCGTTCAACCTCCTCGTCTGAAATCTTGTTGTTGTTCTCGATGGTTATATGCTGTTCCTTGTTTGTAGCAAGGTCTTTCGCCGTTACCGTCAGGATTGAGTCAGCAGACAATGAGAACGTAACCTCAATCTGAGGAACTCCCCTGCGTGCCGGCATGATTCCGTCAAGTGTGAACATACCAATGGACTTGTTATCCTTTGCCATAGGTCTCAAACCATTAAGAACATGAATGTTCACAGCAGGTTGATTATCGACAGCCGTACTGAAAACCTGTCTTTTCTCACAAGGTATTGTTGTATTGGCCTCAATAAGAGTGGTTGCTATACCACCCTCAGTCTCAATTGAATAATTCATAGGTGTACAGTCAAGCAGAAGAATGTCCTTTGCATTTTCACCTCCCACCAATATGTTTGCCTGAATAGCGGCGCCTTCGGCAACGGCAAGGTCGAGGTTGCTCGATTTTATCAGTTCGATACCAAATTCCTTTGTCAAACGTTCCTGAACAAGAGGAATCCTACATGAACCGCCAACCAAAAGAATTCCGTTGAGGTCTTTTTTCTCAATATTGGCAAGTTCAATAGCCTTTTTAGCACACTTGATTAGCTTGTCAACAAACGGGGTTATAATTTGCTCAAACTTGCTTCTGGAAAGTTGCATTATAAGATGCTGTGGCTGATTATCCTTCACTGTGATATACGGAATATTGATATCGGCCATTGAAGACGAACTCAAGTCTATTTTAGCCTTTTCTGCGGCATCCATAACACGTGACATAGCCTGGGCGTCATCCTTGATGTCAATACCGCTATCTTCTTTGTACGTCTTGATAATATGCTCCGCTATGGCTTTGTCAAGGTCGCTACCTCCAAGATACACATCACCGTTGGTGCTTAAAATCTCAACCACACCGTCTGAAATGTCCGCCACAGAATCATCAAGAGTGGAACCGCCGAAGTCAACAACCATATACTTGCCGCCTTTCTCCATATCAATATTTGAAGAAAGTATTGCCGCGGTGGGTTCTGCGATGACCCTCAAAACGTTAAGACCCGCCATTTCACCCGCTTTCTTTGTCGCTGCACGTGCACTGTCCGAAAAGAATGCGGGAACGGTTATAACCGCTTCGGTAACCTCATCACCGAGATAGGATTCCGCGTTTTTCTTCAGCGAACCGATAATCATAGCCGAAATCTCTTCAGGGGAATAAAACCTATCCCCAACCTTGACCCTTGGCTGTCCATTTTTTTCGACAACATCATACAGGACATGCGTCATCGCCTCTTTTGATTCCTCATATGTGGCGCCCATGAAACGCTTTATAAGGTTTACGGTTTCCTTTGGGTTGACTATCATCTTTCTTTTTGCCGGGCCTCCGACCTTTCTCTCATCGTTGACAAACGAGACTACAGAAGGCGTCATGTTCGAACCCTCTTCGTTAAAAACAACAACAGGCTTGCCCTGTTCGATAACAGCACATTCCGATGCTGTAGAACCCAAATCAATTCCAATTGCTCTTTTACTCATAATATTTTTTCACTTATTTTATTGTTTATTTTTTTTCCATCCTTATAATGCAAACCGTGTGCCAATAACAATAACCTGACATTTTGTCAGTACTGACATTGGCAACACGACAAATATAAAAAACATTCTTTTATTTACAAAAGTTTTTTTTATTAAAATTTGTTAAAAAGTTCCAAATATATTTTTTCGTCATTTTCCTTTTTAAGGTTGCTTGACACTTCATCATACAGTTCCTGCATCTTTTCCTTAGGAATTGACGGGTTTTCAAGAAGGTATGACGCCGAATCCTTCAGCATTTTTTTCCATTCATTATTAACAAATGTTGATTCAATCTCCATTATGCATGAAGATATTATCCTTTTAACTTCCGAATTCACCCTTTCCTTAGTGTCCTCATTCAGATAGTTGCCTCCGCCTGTTTCGGTTCCGTTATTAAGATACGTTGTTACTTCAGGTCTTGAACCGAAACCGAATTTCCTTACCATCTGTGAGGCTATGACCGTTGCGTTGGCCAAATCCTCTGAAGCCCCGTTTGTTCTTTTTACATCTCCGAAGACCATCTTCTCTGCAACATACCCTGCAAGGCTTATCTTTATTTCGGCCATGCATTCTTCCTTGCTATATAGTTTATCCAAATCATCTGCGTCTTTCAGCATGAATCCGCCCGTTTCCCTGTTTACGGTTCCGACGCAGACCTTTTCTGGTATCTTGTCATATAGTTTCGTGTACATCACAAAATGCCCGCTTTCATGTACGGCTATGGCAATCCTCTTCTTTGTGTCACTGACATTCCTGTGGTTCTCAACTCTTAAAGGTTGTTCAATGACAGATTCGCCAACCTCTTTGTCCTCAAAGAAAGACTTGACGTGTATGTCCTTGCCGTCATAGGAATATACCATATTGTCAACTTTGTCTATCCCATTCCTTGAAAGCTCATCTACAACTATTGGTAGTTTTGTCTTGACAATTTCGTGTATTGATGAAATAATCGGTCTTGTTCCGTGTGTCGGGAAAACCGCGTCCTTATATATAAGCTCTAATACAGTCTCGTCGAAATATATGGCTATGCCGAACTTCTCCTTGACGCTTTCGGCATATCTTTGGCAGAACATCACGATTATCTTCATGAAGGTCTCGCTTGAGAACGCGGGATATATCATAAAGATGTTACCCAAACGTGCTATCTGCTCGTTACGGAATCTTCTCTTAAGCCCTTGCTTTATGTCAACAACTGTTAGCTTCTTTGTTATCTTGTAAAACTGATCCGGCAACATGTCGGGATTAACATCGAAACTTATCTGATATGCCTCGTCAAGGTTCATCAGGACAAAAACAATTGACTTGCTGAAATCCATTGAATAACCTTTCATTCCTTTCTCATACAACTCCTCAAGAAATGAACATAGCCCATTGAAGTCCATCTTCACCAGCATGTCCCTGAAATCAATTATGTCTATGTCCCCGTTTATTTTGGAATACGACCTGTATAAATCATCAAGCGTACCCTGTGTCAGGAACATATCGGATTTTACCTGATATGTTATATATTTTTCCTTTACTTCATCATCTTCCACTTCATCAATATCGACATTGAATATGGAAGAGAATTGCATCTTGTCGTATTCATTGAAAAATGAAAGGCATTCGTTGCAGTTCTCCCAAACGCCATTCCTTATTATCATATGGCATTTGTTGTCTATCTTCAAGGCATAGGATAAAGCCCTCCTTATCCTCGTTATCTCATATATTTGAAACCTCCGGTTTATAAGTCCTGTGTCCATCAGCTCCCAAAAGGTCTTCATGCCACCCTTGTTCTCCTTCTCCGAACCGTCCTCGTCAAGCGTTGCGGCATATTGGAACTCGTCATATACAAAAACCTTAGACCTTCTGCCGTTGTTCAACGTCTCGTCTATGGTATCCTCTATCTCCCATGCACTCTGCTCGTTGATTTCGCCGAAATTGAAATAGCCCATGTCCTTCTCAAGGTCAAGAATTTCACACAATCTTTTGACAAGCGACGTCTTTCCCGTCCCGCTCATTCCGACAAGGGTTATGACAAGCGGCTTGTCCTGCAATTCAGGGTATAGATACCACGGACGCACATTTGATATTGTCCCGTCAATCACATCGTCAATCCCTACAAACTCCGTTTTTAATATCGTTTCAGCCTCATGGAGTCGGTTCTTTTTCTCCTCCAACCCCTCATAATTGAAAATGTTGTTTATCATTATTATAAAAATTTTTCTATATCGTTTGCAAAATCTTTAATACTCTTATATCTTACAATTTTTTCAAAACCCGTTTTCTTTTTAAGTTCCTCCAAACCGACCAACCTGTTGTATGGGGCGTCAATCAATACACCTGTCGAACCTTCGCAGCCGCAACCGATAAAATTGTCATGGAAATCGTCAATGAAGAAATCGCAACAAACAATTGACTTGTCCTTGACAAAAGAAATGCTGTCATACCTTATATTATTAGCTTCAAGCCACTTCAATGCATCAATCTTGTTATCCATTGAACTCTGCTTGGTAACTATGTGTATGGTACCGTACTCTGATAACTTTTCAATTGCTTCAATCGAACCTTCTATCGGATTGCTCCCAATGAAAAGTTCGTGGCCGTGTTCCGAAAAGAACCATCTTCCTACGTCTCCGTATTTTTCAACAACCTTCGGGAATGATTTCCTGACATCGTAATCCGAAACATCATCATATGTCATTTTTTCATCAAATTCCCTATTGTATATCCTGACCATGTTGATTAACAAATCCCTCAACACATCATCAATATCAACAAGGAACTTCATTTGTTTTTCCTTTTTGTTTTGCATATATTTTAACATATTACTCCACACAAATATACTACAATAAAATATATTTGTTTCTGAAGATATATTAAAAAAACTTAAAAAGGCAATATTTATTTAGAAAATAGCATTTTACAATGGAACAGGAAGCCTGTGATATCATAATGAAACTTTACATGTATGCGGATGTTACAAAGATGGTGCATTACACCACCGAAAAGAACCACGCACATGAGTTATGCGACACAATCCGCGATACCATATTATCCTTTGCCGACGATTTCGCCGAACAGTTTTTCGGTTATTATGGAAAACCGAAATTTACCGATTTCTCGTTCGACCAATCCATAAAAGAGACCGATGACCTTGGTGAATTATGTAACACCGTGTCGGAAATGATGGACGACTTCAGGAAACAATGCGAAGAAAATCCTAAACTGTCGAATATTGTTTCCTTAATAGACGATTTCAAGGGCGACATGTCCAAAAACATGTTCCTATCAACTTTCGATAAAGTGTCAAACTATAAGATAAGGAGGTAAACTATGGGATGCGGTTGCAAAAAGAAAGTGGTTGTAAAACAGCCTACGCCAAAAGAGGGTGAAAACAAAAACGAAGATAATAACAAAAATTAAAATAGAACACTATGGGATGCAATTGCGGTAAAAAGAATGTGACAACCAATAACGGAGGTGTGAAGGTTGTCAAAACGACACAGACTCCGACAAGGGTTGTCAACAGAAGCTCCCAAAGACGGAGCCGTCGTATCATCAGAAGGGCAACACGCTAATTCTGCGCGTTGCCTTTTTTCTTGGCTCTTGCCTCTTCCTTCTCCTTTCTTTCCTCCTCCTTTATCTGTTCCAATGCATGCATTGCTATTTCGGCTGCATCGACAAGCTTTACCCCGAATTTGGCATAACAATCGGAAGCTATCATAAGATTAGGCTGTCCCACAACAAGGCGCCCCTTGTCATTGTCATAGTAAATTCCGCACAGCGCATTCTCAACCAAAAGCGTTTTCTGCTCATCATCAAGCCTGTCCCAAATCTTTGGGTTCACAAAGACCGTGCACATGTCGCTTGTCTTGGCGAAATACTCTGACGTGGCGTTAGCCCTTGCAACCTTTATCGCCTCCTTCTGCTTTGGCAGTTCAAAGAACCTGAATTCTGCAAAATGGTCGATTCCGTGGTCCATCACAATGTTTTCAATAAATTCAATAATGTCATCTGAAGCTTTCTCTAACTTTGCCATAATTAAGTGTTTAATATAAAATAATATTGTTTTGATAGTCCAAATATACTACATTATATAATATGTTTTCCATTTATGCCATCAGTATCAAACAAAGACCGTTCGGAATGGTTGGAGCGCAGGATTGCCAAAGATAAAATAATAATAGCCGAAAGAAAAAAAGCTGAGAGAGAGGCCGAGAAAGAAAAACGTGCTGCCGAAAAGAAGGCGAAGCGCGAAAGGGAAGTCTTTCTAAGACGAATACAGCGGTCAAAGGAAAGGAGAAAGGTAACGGCACATGTTTGGGTCAAGAAGTACATAAAAAAGACTGACAAGGAGAAAAAAAGACAACAAACCCTAAAGAGAAAACGCGCCCAACACAGATACTATGTGAAGCATCACAGGAGCCCGAGAATACGCCATCGCCTTCGCAAAGGCGATGAATTGGGGTATTATATACTATTCTTCACAAGAAACAAGAAGCAGGGCAAAACCATAAACCGCTTTTGGTGGAAAAACTCGGGATTGGAGGCTATGGACGAAATGGTAAAGAAAAACCATGAGGAGGTCATATGCCCTGTATGTTATGAACGCCGTGGAAGATGGAAAAAATTGAATCCTGTACAGTATGAGATTATCCTCAAGAAGAAAATAGACCCTGAACGGGAAAGCAACATCAGGGATTTCCGTGACGACATGGGCATTGCCGTTTCCGTTGAGACAAGTAACCCCGGTTGGCTTATCATAGCTAAAGAGGATTGGTATATAGAGGAAAAATTCTTTGTTTTCGGGCAAGACCAAAGAAAGGACGCAAAATGGATAATCAAAAACATAATAAAACAAAAAACCAAAGAATATGGGTTCTGCCGCATATATGTCTTCGGTTGCTATCTGATATTAGAAAATTATAATGATTTCAACTTCATTATAACAAAAAACGACGAGGAGTCGGTTCGACTTTATAATATATTGGAACGTGTCCTGTCCGAAGAGGAATGGGTTCTGTTCACGGGCAGCGTTGCTGAACGACATGCCGACGAGTTTGTTGAAAAAATAATGAATAAAACCGGTTGGTCTGAGGAGAATGTTATTGAACCTCCTCCTCTATATCGGTAGGAACAAGTTCAAACTTCATGCCGTAAAGCTCTATTGAAACTTCATCGCTTGGTGTATGACCTTCCATGCTCCCGTTTGTCCTGTAATAAAGCTCCCTGTCTATCATTTGTACCTCATACGGAGTAACCCCCAAAGAAATTGTAACAGTATGCCTACCGTCATCACGCTCTTGCGGACGGTTTGTCTTTGACAAGGCATTGTCAATTGATTCCGCTATAATATAAATGTCGTTCAATACCATATCCTAAAAACCGAAAACTATCCTTATTCTTTCCGTGAAATCATAAAACCTTTCCTTCAATCTCATCTTTAACGGTTTCCTGTATTTTTTTGGCTTTGATGCAAGAATTGCATATGGGATTTCGCGAAAGTTGTCAGCCATCCTTTTTTTTGTGATTTCGGTTAATGCGGAATTCATTTCCGATTCATTGCGGCTTTTCTCCAGCTCAGTTTCTATCAACTTTCGACTCATCTTTTGGTTCCTCCATCAATTCGTCACTGTATATCACATCATGCCGTTCCATTGCCTCTTCAAACTCGTGCAGCAGCCATACAACACCGGATGTGAAGAATCCGTCAAGCAGAATAATGAACAATGAAGCCCAAAAGCCTCCAACGGAACCCAATATTATGCTGAACGGTGTAAAGGCGGTGTTTTTTATAAAAACAATGTCTATGAACGACGTTACAAGGCCAACCCATGTTGAAAAACACATCGGACATGAAAACAATTCACCTAATCCGTCAGAAATCCTCATTGCGGTTGCCCTTATCTTGTCACATATACCGAACGGGCCTCTTCCGTATACCATTATGGTGGTAAGACCGTAAGCGTAGAAAATGTACGCGAAAATTATTGCAAAAACCATAGCAAAACTATATTTTTCCGAGGGCCCTCGCTATCTTTGTGTCAATCTCGTTGGCTTCCTCCTTATTATTTCCTGTAACAACATGCGTATCTTCCATGTTAACAACAACTTCATCATCATTTGAGGCTATTGGTTCTTCCACTTTTACGGATTCAGGTTCCGTATTGTGTTCCTCAACCTTTTTCTCAGGCTGTTGCTTCTTGCTTTTCTGTTTCTTAGGTTTTTCCTTGTCTATTACAAACCTCAACATTGTAAGGTCTTCATAACTTTCATTGGCGAACAATTCCTGCAATTCACCTATTTTCAAACGAAGCAAATTCACCTTCTTTTCCACGTCCTCGTTATAGCGTATGGTCTCCTCTATGGAATCGAATATGCATCCGACCCCGTTCTTGGTTTCGGTGAAATAGTTACATATACCGACACCATTTCTATCCGGTATACAGAAAACACCGCTGTCTTTGGATGGCTCAACCACATCCCACGACGGTTTGTAGTTTATTCCCACCAAATTGTATTCCTTCCCGTCGGCTGTTGTTGTCTTTATAGTGAGTCCGTACTTTATGTACTTCATCATCCTGTCCTGAAATTCGTCCGCTGCCATTATATACCGATTATCATTACAGTTATTAAAAACGATATGGAGAACATTGAAAGCAACGTCATGTACCACGGCCTCTTGTATTCCTCACCTCTCCTGAAAACTTTCACTATGTTTAGGATTTCCCTTAAAATGTTCAGCGAAGACAACACCGTAAGGAATATTAAAACAAACTTTAACATATATCATTTATTTTTTCTTATACAAATATATAAAAAAAAGCAGGCAGAAACAAATGTACGACCTGCTTTTATGTTTAAAAAAAAATAGTATTTATTCTATCGTGGTTTGTTTTGTTTCGACAATGGTCTTGTATCTAATAATATAGACTGTGTCCTTGGACATGCTTGATATGGAATCTATTAGTGCCATTTTCTCTCCGTTTAGTCGCTCAATTTGCTTGCTGTTGTCTATCTGTTCGTATAGTATGGCATCCTTTTCCATATGGAGATGTTCTGTGACGCGTGAATACACGATGAGGTACATTGCAAACACGGAAGCTATGAGCAGCCATTGCAGTACCTCAAGCACGATTTTGACGATGTTGCCATTATTCTTCATAGATATTTGGGATTTGACTTGGTTCCAAAAGGGTTGACACTCTCTGTGACATCTTGAACACCGCGTCTTTAAGTTTTTCCTTGTCAGCAGGCTGACTTCCCTCGGCGTACCCTATTCCAACATACCCTATATATTCGTTCAAGCTGTACATGTTCGCAACACAAATGTAATATGTACCGTTGTCGCGCATCCGGTGTGCAAGCTTCGGGTCTATCTCTTCAAGTTCGTCAACAGTACCGCAATACACACTGTTCTCTGACATGTAATACGGTAGAGCGTATCTAGAAAGAACGACAGAACCGTATTCGTCATCGACGCGCATGATACCCTTTTTGCAAGTCTCGTAGGTCATCTCACAATACACAAAAGGAAGGCCAGAAAGGCTGTTCGTCCCGTTGTGCATCTCTATCACGAAAACCCTGTCAGCGTCCATCTCGTCAAGAGTGTTCTTCAGAATCAGGTCTATCTTTGGTTTTATCTCCGTTCTGTGTTTCATGACGCTTTCGTGATATAAGACTTCCTTTGTCTCCTGTTTCATTATAACCTTCTCGAATATGGTGTCCATGTGGGTAGCCGTCCACATGACCATGATGAAGGCTATGAGAAGCATTATGGCTTTTATGATATTCCAGACACCGTACCTGACCACAAGCCTTACCATTCTTTCAAGAAGGTTGAAGTTTGTCTCGTTTTTCGTTATTGGCTGCACCTGTTGTTCGTTCTGCGGTGTATCAATTGTTTCAGTAACTTCGTTTTCTTCAATGTATTCCATTTCGGGCTTTTATGGAAAATGTCTTTATTTTGTTTTTTTATCTAAAAAATTAATCTTTCAGTTTTCGCATCTTCTCCAAGTCCTCGTGGAGCTTTCCAACACTCTCGGACGCTTTGTCAGTCTTTGTAAAATAATTTGAACTCTCATAACCAAACAGTTCTTTCATCCTCTTGAACTCATAATTCACTTTCGCTTCATTGAGCTTATTCACAACTTTCAGTCTCGGAAAATCAAACTGTTTGTCAACAGAACACTCTATAATATATTCTGTACCGCTTGCGTCTTTTACAAAGAACCTGTTTCCGTCCGTCTTGAATTCTTCTGGCACCTTTTTAAGAATCTGACTCTCATTGAGGAAAACAGTGTTCTTGAAATGAAGGCGTTTCATTTTTCTGTTCTCACAGATTTCATTTTTACCATCACATTCGTCAAGAGGTTCGGGTTCGTCATCCTCTTCTTCAGTACCTTCTATTTTACCTTCAAAACCAATTTCATTTGGCATCTCTTCATCCCAAGTGTCTTCCGGTACTTCATTTGAAAGGTTGTAATAGCCAAAGGCATTCACAGCTTTTGAAACCCCGTCAAAAACAGTGTCCCATTGGGCCATATCAGTATATTTTGATTCAAAATACGCCGTGGCAACCTCTTCAAGAGCATCATCATCGTTGTTGACATATGCATCATAAACCAACTGCATGGCGTTTATGGGATATGGCGCTTTATCGGCGTCGCTTGTAGCCCATGTTATGAAATCCTTCGCAACAATATCGGAAGTTGTCATATTGTCATCCTCGAAATCAAAATCGGTTTGCTCTTTAATGTATTTTGCCATTTTAGGTTTTATATACTTGCTTTTTTCTTTTGTTCTCCAACTTAAGCCTGATTTCGCTTCAGCTTCTTCAGCATCACCAATTCTTTTGTTTATATCAACACGGGAATCATAGAACCTCTTGTTTCCGTCGAATTCAAGACCACCGTTCTTTCCCGCATCTGTAGTTTTTTCATTATCTGAAGACGGATAACCTTTGGCCTGTGATTTCACACGTTCGTACCAAGGCTCTGAAGGTGGTGTTTCGAAATTAACATCCATAGGAGTTTTGCCCCTGTTGTCAGGAAGTATAGTTTCATGCTCCATTTTTTCCGGGTTATATTTACCCGTTTCGTCGGCGATGTCTTTCACAGCCTTTTTGTTGTTCTTCTTGTCGCCACTCTCGACACCTTTACCGAGTTTCGGCTTGAACTCGTTTTTCTGTTCGCTTTCCTGAATGGCGGCTCTCAATTCGCTGAGTGTATATTTGCCTTCTTTCAACATTGTTGTATTTTTTTTTCTAAAATATCTTTATTCCTGTGTTTATCTTCAATCCTGTCAAGAATTGTCTGTACAATAACTTAAATACCTTTTCCCTGTCGTACTCTTCGTCGCTTTTTGACTGTTCCTTTTCAATTTCGTCCTGTATTTCACTCATCTCATCCAAAACATAAGAACTGTCTGTCAGCCTATTATAAATATCCCTCATATTAAATATTTACGAATCCATTATTATCAAAAGCCTTCAGGAGATTATCAAACACATAACTCACATGGGAACACGGTTCTCCGTCCTGCAAATCCCTGCAAATGTCGAAGTTAGCCCCGTCAAAACATATGTGATAAAGCACTCCGGTTTTCTTGTTCTGTATTGTCACAAGACTTTTCTCGTTTCTTCCATCCTCCATTGTGACATCAAAACCACCACCCAAATCCCTGTATTGCGAACTTATGTTTATATTTTCCTCCATTTTTCTACTAACAATTGTTTTGAAAAGAGGCATGCTATACTGTCCAGCGCCATCCCCCGCACAAGCAGTTGACTCTTCTATTTCATGTTCAGCTTCTTGAGCTTCTTTTTTCTTTTCCGGAACATTCTTTTGGAAAATCGAGTAATATAGTTTTTCTACTTTTCGATAAAAGTCGGTTTTCGGTACCTTATATTCCAATTCGTCAGGAACTTTATCCAAGACTTTATATTTCACGGACATTGTAGCTGTCTTTGGGTTACCGTCATTGTCCCTGTCGTTTATCTTTGTGCTTTTTTCAAGGATTCCCCGTTTTTCTAACATACGTATGAACCGTGGTTTTGAAATCCCTAACATCTTAACGCATGTCGGGATTTTCGCATTAATCGGATCGTCTAATAGTTGGTGCAGGAAATACAGGACATTTTCATAGAATGTGTCCGGTTTAACAGCCGCCTTCTCCTCTATAGTTTTGGCCACACTTTCACTTATTATAATTGTCCTTGCCATAATCCTAATTTCTTTTTATAGTCCCTTTCCAAAACGACTTCCTTCTCCACATAGAGTCAAGGAATTCCTCCAATACATCGGCTGTTATGTTTTTAACTGCCTTTTTGAACGCCGCGTTTTTGAGATAATCCTCCATCTCACTCCTTATCATGGAACGTACTTCACCCTTGTTCAATTCCTCACGCAGCAGCTTCCTTACTTCGTTCTTATCAATCATTTTCTTCATTTTTCTTATAAATATCTTACAAAAAAAGAAGCGGTTGGTAGTATTTTGCCAACCGCGAATATAAGTTATTGTGTATTTGGGCTTTAATCCAAATCGTCACCGGGAACCAAACCGTTGTCTCCACCCAAAACACCTTCGTCTCTTAAGGACATTGGTTTTATGTCGCCGCCTTTGTTACCCAAATCCTTATCAACCCAATTTTTATACACTCCGTTAATATTATACAAAACCTTAAGACTGTCATCCGTAATTTTAAGAGGGTCACCCCATACATAACAACCGGCATCAGTACCTCCATATGTGTACCTGAATTTATTTCCTTCCAACGAATCTGATATGCCGGTAAGCTCTACCACACCATTTTCAGGAAAATAAAGCATTGGGTGTTTTATTTTGGTGAAATTAGCCCCAAACCTTTCTTTACAAACTTCAATTATTGAGTTGAACATCTCATCGTTTGTTGTATATGGAACAGCATCTGTCAGGCTATTCTCGCCTGTATCTTGGGTTTCGTAATCCTCGTTTAGTTGCGTTTTGTTGTTGAACTCCTCGTGCTCACATATCATCTTACGCATTTTATTTATGCCGTCTCTCAGGAAATCTTTCTCCATAACCATTGTTCTGTATTTCGTGTTATTTTACCACTCGTAAATTATGCCCATATGGTTGTATCCATATACGTCAGTGGTTGTGAGCTGCTTCTTGACAGTTTTTTTCTCTTCCTTTTTGGTTTCGGGCTCAATAGCTTTTTCTCCCTTTTTCTCCTCAACAGCAACAACTTCTTCGGTTTCGGGTTCTGCCACGGGCTCTTCAATCGTTTCAGCCACAGCCTCCACTACAGGTTCATCAACCTTCTCTTCAACAACGACTTCCACCACATTAAGAGTTTCATCTGTAACTATAGATTTCTTTGTTGTTTTCTTCGGAGTTGATTTTTTTGATGTATTCTTTTTTTCTGTTTTTGCCATTTTATATAATTTTTTTCTTTATTTTTCTTTTCCTCTATAAAAGATAAATAGTCTGTTAGTTAACATTCTTATATTCTTCGAAATGTTTGCTTGTCAATGCCGTGGCTTTCATTCTTAATAAAGAGTCGTTCACAATCTGTCTAACACGTTCTGACGATAAACCCATTTCCTTGCTTATTTCTTTCAGGTTCATTTGTGGCTCTCCGTGTAAACCGAAATATAGTGAGAGTATTTTGCTTTCACGTTCCTGCAAACAAGCCATAAGGTCATCTATTACAACGTTGCGGCTTTGCAAATCAGCCAATTTCTCCTCATATTCGTTGTTGACTATCTCGGCACTTTCATCATAATCCCTTTCGCCGTTCTCTCCAATCCTGACATAATCTTCAATAGACCCCTCGTTAGGGTTTCCCCTGTAAAACTTTATAGCGTCCTGTATAAACGACCTTATCCACCATACGGCATATGTTATGAACTTTTTTCCTTTGGAAAAATCGAATTTCTCTGCGGCTCTGACAAGGCCGAGATTGCCTTCTGAAATCAAATCCTCCAACGGAACCCCACATCCGATATACTGCTTGGCTGTTCTTACCACAAACTGTAGGTTGGCCTCGACAAGTTCCATGACTGCGGATTCGTCCCCATTTTTTATTCTTTTTCCTAATTCAGCCTCCTTCTCACGAGGAAGACCTTTCGATTTGTTGATACTTTTGAAATAAGGTTCAAGGTTGTCTGAAAAATTCAGTTCGTTGTTGTACACTTTTTAATGAAAACATAACTATTATTTTCCTAAATATCTCTTTTTTCATTTTTTTTCTATTTTCCAAATTCGACTTTTGAAATATGACCTTCCTTGACAATCGTCACAACCGAATCATGCATTTCATCAAGTTCGCTTATGTGCGATATGTCCAAAATGAAATCATAGTTTTGCAATATGCGCAAATACAATTCCTTGAGAACATCGTAGTTTTCGGGATTTATTGTTGACGTACACTCGTCAAGAACAAGCATGTTGCTGCTTGACATTGATGATATTGTGGCCAACGCGCTTCTCACAGCCATCGCAGCAAACGTGGTTTCAAACCCAGAACCACCTACTTCAATGGCTTTCTTCACATTGTCCGCAACCATGTTTATCTCAACCTCGTTTTTGTCGTTTATCTCAAGAACTATGTCAAAATCACATATTCCGTCAAGGATTCTCTTGACCTCGTTGTTTATAATCGGAAGCGCCCTTCTCAAGACTATCTTGCTGACACCGTTCTTTCCAACAAGTTCCTGATACAAAGCCCAATTGCGTATGATCTTTTCCTCTGATTTCAGGGTTTCTATCATGGCCTTGCGTTCATTCACGGCCTTGTTGTTGTACACAATATTGTTCTTGCATGTTTCTATATCCCTTATCTGTTGGTCTTTCTGTTTTGTCTTTTCAGATATCGAGACATCCAAAATACGGACTTTGTTGTCTATTTCATTGTTGTAGGCGATATTGTCCCTGTTCGTCTCTATTTCTCTTTTCTGTGTTTCAAGCTTTTCTATTTCAAGCTTAATTGTATCTATGTTGGCTTTTATGGCGGTGAGCGTAGGCTTTAGTCTGTTAAGCTCATTAACTTTTTCGCGTTCACCTTCCAATAATGCAAGTTCATCCTTTATCCCGGTTATCTCAGAAACATAGGCTTCTATCTTCTTCTTGTTTGAAACTCCGTTTGTTGTAAGTCTGTTTATTTCAAGTTCAAGGCTTTCTATGGTACCGTTCTGTTGTGAAACGTCAATCTTTTGATTGCAGTTAGGACAAACCCCTTTTTCTATAAGTGATTTTATACGATTTATCTCCTCCCTTATAGTGCCGATTTTAGTACGTAATTCTGCGTTTTTGACTTCAAGGTCGTGTTTTTCCGCCGTCTTGCTTTCAATCAAAGCAAGCTTCTCTTTATAAAGCGACTCGTCAAACACAGCGTCTTTAACCTTTGCGTATTCCTCCTTTTTAGCCTTGAATTGTGAGCGTTTTATTGAAAGGTCGTTGTTTTTCGACCCAATGGAGTTCTCGATAGTGGCGACATCCAACCTGCAAAGTTCATCTTTTATTTCCTTTCTGTTCTTTAGTGTTTTGATTTTCTTATCGTTTAGACCAAGTATCTCCTCGTTTATTGAATTCAGCTTTTCGTTTCCTTCGTTTATCGCCTCTTCGTTCTCATTGTTGCATGTCTCATAGTCCGCTATTTCAAGCTCAAGTGTTGCTCGGTTGTATTTGTTAGATTGCAATGAAGGGTTTATGTTTTTCTTCCATAAATCTTTGGCAATCTCCTCCTTCTGTTCGATACTGACAAGACCGAGCCATCTTGAGAAAAGCCTTCCCTGTTCAGTCTTTCCCTTTTCAAATAATTCGTCAACAGTCTTCTTTGTCGCTGATATAACAAGGTCGAAATCATCAGGATTTCCTATAGTTTCCCTTATTATGTTGTTTGTCTGTTGTGTGTTCTCACCTTCGAAATTCTCAATGGTTTCATATTCCCCATCGCCTACAACCTTGTAGTATTCAACACTCTGTTTAGGCTTGCTCTTCTCCGTCCTCTTTTTCAGAGCCGGTCTTGTCACCGTTCTCTTTATAACATAGTCAGAACCATCTATCTCAAGACATGCCTCAACAACAACTTCAGTCGTCTCGGGAAGATAAATGTTGAAAACATCGTTCAAACTCGGGGTTTTCGGTGATTTACCAAACAATGCGAATCTCAAAAGACTTATGGCAAAAGTTGTCTTGCCGCCTTGGTTTCCGGGATGGCTGTTCAACAACACCAAACCGTGCAGTTTCGTGAAATCAAAATAATTATCAGGTCCGTATGAAAGATAATTGGACCACTTGACATATTTGAACTTATAACGTTTTCTTTTCGAGTATTGGGAAAAATCGACGTATTGCTCGACCTGTTCATTTATCTTCTTGATTTCCTCAAAGTCAACATCCTTTATGCCTTTGGCTTCCATGTAGTCGTTACATAAAGCCAAAAAGAATTGTGTGTCTTGTATGTTGTCTATTATGTCTGAAGCCAAAGAAACACGTTTTCCGCCTTTGTCAAACATTAACGGCTTGAAATTTATCGTTATGTTTTTCAACGGCACACCGTATTTCTCCGATATTTCGGAACGCAATGCGTTAATCTTTTCCTCGTTCCTGTCTATCTGGGGCATTGTTAGCTCAAATACGAGCTTGTCTGTTGATTTAACATTCTCTACCATATTGTTTTATCATTTCGTTTTAATTGTCCTGTGTCTTTTTATAGGAGTTTCCTCCGTTTCTGAAATATTAGGCTCGGTTATTTCAACCTTTTTCTGTTCAAGCGTCACTTCTTCTGTTTTTTCGGGAACATCTTTCTTTCGTTCTTCAACTTTCTTTTCCAATACAACCGGTTTTGGTGTTTCAATTGATTCTGTTTTTTTTATTTCTGTTTTTGGGGGTTCTTTATTTACTTTCTCATTCAAATCCCCATACTTGTCAACCGCAAGCTGTTTCCTTATGCATAAAATGATGTATTCTTCGGGTTTCTTCTTCGATAACGAGCAAAACTCGTCCACATCACGGTATAATTGTTGCGGTATATTAATTGTACGCTCTTTTGCCATATTTCTTTGTTTTTGTTTTTGAAGAAAGAACTGCTATAGAATAGTCGCTCATCTTTGAAGCTGTTGACAGTAGATTAAGCATACCTTTTTTTCCATATACCCTATACACGTCTGAAGGATCATAACCGTCAGGGCATCTGACCAATCTTACTCTACCCATCAACGAACTGTTATTCAATGTGATATAGTTTGAATATGCGTTTTCTATTGCGTCAGAATCCAACATTATGTTAACCGTGTGCTTCGCTTTTTCGGTTATGGTTCTGTATGCGAGATATTCCGGACTTATGTGTTTTCCCAAAAGCGGTATTGAATTCGGTGTGACAATATGGTCAAACGGGCCTTCGACCAATGTTACTGGTTCATACCAATTTATAAGATATTCGTTGAATACTATCTCGGTCTTGGGTGTGTCGTAGTTTTTCTTGTTGTATTCCGTCTTTCCTGTGAAATCCCTACCGGAAAAATAATTAAGCTCCCCAAAGGTATCGTATGACGGAATCACAACCATATTTCTGTACGGATTACCGAAGATGTTCCCAACATACATTATATTGTGTTTTCTTATAAGGTAATCGTCAACACCTCTTTTATGGAGGTAGTCCAAGGCCATGTTAGCGCTTTCGCTGCCGTCGAAAACATCTGAAATCCCGTTCGGCAACTTAACCTCCTTCTTCTCATAAAAATCTTCGTTAACAGTTATGGAGCCGCTTTGTATCTCATATAGGTGCGATTCCTTGAAATCCGCTATTAATTTCTTGTATTTGGAATATTGATCGGCAGTACCATATACCTTGAAAAGTCTTGACAATGGGCCCGCAAAACCGCATTTCCAACAATGCATGAACATTCCGTTTTCGGAACCTATCTCGTAGTTTACGGCCAAATTGTACTTTTCATCAGGCGTACCGAAATTCTCGTCAGCGCAAGAAGGGCAGTTGTATTCAAACCACCCTCCGCTACCGGGAAAATCCCTTCTCGGTTCGCCAAGTATCTGTTCGCATAAACTTTTAATCTCCTCTTGTATATCCATGTTTCAAATATACTACAAAAGGAGATTGGTTTTCGCCAAAAACTATTTTTCCTCTTCGAAAAAGATTATCTTTTTGCTGAATGTTTTTCCGCAAAATCCAACAGTGTATTCGAAACCTTTGAAATCCCCGTCGGGCGTTTTGAATGTTTTTTCCTCGGAATAGACAATTTCGGGCTCCGTTTCACCGTACTTCAGCCTGTTCAAATAACCCATTATGCATATGAGGCTGTCGCTTGCGTCGAAATTCTCTTTTTTCAGTTCACCCTTCTTGTCCTCAACCCATTCTATATCGGGGAAAAGTTCTGAAATATAATTCCATATTATGAATTTCTTCGCGGCATCAAAACTATATTCGCCGAAAAGAACCAACTCATTCTTCTTTATTGCACTTTTCACTTTTTTGTATGGGAGCTCATCACCTTTCTTGTTGTAAGCCCTTATCGCCATCAGCTTAGGCATGCCGTATTTCCTTGCGTCATAACTTGATATGTATTCGGGAACAACACCCAAAATCTGATAGACAGACCATGAAACAATACCGTTAAATTTAAGGAGTGTGCTTACCGTATTTGCATTGTTTGAAGAAACAAGCGGCTCCTCTATGACAACCGTATCTATGACATATTTTTGGCTATATTCCCTTAGTTTATCCAAAAACATCTCGTTCTTCATGAACAGTGAGGCTGCACCTGTTATCTTTGACGGTATCTTCAGGCGAAGATGCGTCACTTCAACAGGTTTTATATCGCCGTTCTCATCAACAAGCACAATACTTATGCCTATTGTTGACGTGCTCACATCAAGGCCCATAACCACCTTAGGCATTACAATTTGTGTTTCTTTCACTTCTTTCTTTTTTGGCATTTGTAATGTTTTTTTTCTTAAGAAAATATAGTTTTTTCTTCTTTTGTTTCCAAAATTGTAGTATATTTGAGAAAAACAAAAAAATGATAAAGAGAATTATACATTTGGCTGATTTGCATATACCGAACAAGCCTGCCGAAGAACACACGGAAGAAAAAATTAAAAACCTGATAAAAACAATAATACAGGAAGTCAAACCTTATAAAAAAGAGGAGGTTCGCATTGTCTTGGTCGGGGATATATTCCAAAACAAGATACGGACAACCAACGAGGCCAAAGACGTGTTTCATTACCTGTTAAACTATCTCAATCAGATAGCTGTGACCTATATTGTGGCCGGTAATCATGACATGCTACAGAACAACCGCAGCAGGTTGGATTCTATAAGCCCGACTTTCACAATCAAGAACGCCTATTCGAAAATAAAATACATCGATAAGGAATTGGGTTACAAAAGCGGTTATGTAATTGACGATAATGTCATCTTTGCGCTTTTCTCCATGTTCGAGGACTTCAAAAACCCGAACCTTGACGGATTGAAAGAGACATATCCTGACAATCGGATAGTTGGATTGTATCACGGTGACATTGTTGGTTCGGTAATAGATTTGGGGAGATATTCTGAAGCCGGAATTGACACGGACAACTTCAAAGAATGCGACTGCGTAATGGCAGGCCACATCCATCGTTTTCAGGAGATACGGAAAAACGGGGTGCCGATTGTATATTCAGGTTCTGTTTTCCAAAAGGATTCGGGAGAAAACATAAGTGGACACGGAATTGTTGTATGGAACATGGAAGACATGACCTACGAATTTAAGGAAGTGGACAACGACTACAGAATGCTAAAATTCTCAATAGAGGATTATGATGATGTTAAAAATGACACTGAAAGGCTGCTCAACTTATAACAAGTTGAGCGGTTTTTCTTTATAGACCAACCTTATCTCACAAGTGACATCTATATCATCATAATTTGCCAACGTTATTATGTATGTGGCGTTCGGCTCCATAAAAACGCGCCCATAGTTTGTTATGGTGATTGTGCTGTCGGTCCCTATTTTTATGGCGAATGCGTTGTCATATTTCTTTGGTTGATAACCTATGTTGTCTATAACAAGAGCTTCTGCACGATATGTAACATAATTGCCGTTAGACCATTTCAAGAAACTTTTATAGAACTTTCCGTCAATGTACTTGTATGTGTTATCTATCTCGCCGACGGCCACATATTCCTTTATACTTTTAATGTAGAATCTATTCGTAACACCTGTCGCCAATACCTTTATTTTTATAGACTCTTTTTTACAGTCGGAAATCTCGGTCAGAGTGTCGAATTCATATTCAAACAAATTCGGCGGTATGGGTATTTCTTCCCCGTCGTTTACAACACATGACAGCATACCTATTCTTATATCACATTCATCTTGGAGGATTTTCAGTGTGGCCGTAGAATTCACATCGGAAGAATGCGTTATTGTTATAGCGCCGCTTCGGTTTGAATGGTCCCTATTGTCTTTTATTGTGGAGTATATCTTCGAGGTTTCCCTTCTTGTTTTTATGAAAGTATTGTATCCGCTATATACGAATGAGTTGTTGCCTTCAACACCGTCTATTACAACCAATATCCTGAAATTCGTTGTCTTCCACGGAACTATGAGGGTTTTTGAGTAATATCCATATCCTGAATCTTCAGAAACCCTTATCAGGTCAGGACTGTCTACATTATTAGGGTCAACATCGTCTGTGTTGTTGAAACTGTTTACACCGTTAACCCATTCAGGTTGGAAATACGGTTCGTATTCCTCCCTTATGTATTCCATCCTGACTTCATCGTCACTTTCTATTATATAACCTATCTTATGTCCCACTATAACATACCTCCTATATGAACCACGTAAAAGCATGATATTCCGCCGATAACAACCTCAACAAATGCCGGAAGACTATCATAAGTCGGATTTGAATTCAGGTATGAGTAAAAATCCGAATATGGCCTGCTATCGTATTTCACATACGTATTACCGTCGTTTCCGTCAGTTTGTGTATATTCATATGGCATCGCGATGGCAAATACTGTTGAACCGCATGATAGGCTGTATTCCTCAGAACCGCTACAAACCCCAACGCGCTGTCTTATTTCGCCTGTTTGTGAATTCATTATAAATGAATTCAGTTTTTGTGTGTTGTCTTCTATTGTCTGTATGAAACTCTCATTTGATAGTGTGGTAATGTCACTTGAAGAAGGCCTTAATGTGTATGGAACCACAACATATTTGTAATCGGACGGTTCTTCACACGGATATATATAACCGCTGTCGGTTGCGTCATACCAACCAAGGAAAACCTGATTATCACCAACCTCAACATCAAACTCGGTGTTGTCGTCTATATTCAATTTGGTATTGTCTGTTATGGCGGTTCCGTCTATTGTTATTGTAACGCTACCCATTGTCCTGAACCTGACAAGGCAACAGTCAAAAACGGCATTAAGAACTGTATTGTGATGTATTTGGAACGTGTCATTTCCTTCATATTCGTTTCCGTCCCCGTCAACCCATCCGGTACAATGACATCCGTCTTGCGTCATGCAATTGCACGGTTTTACAATCACAGTGTCACCATCAGAATATGTGTTGGTATCAGTTATCCCACAATTATAATTGTCAATGTAATAGACACTGAATTCGGAAGGTTTTTCCCATATACCATAAAGGGTCATATCTCCGGGAATAGCTATACTTGTACCGGGACCGTATGTCGCAAATGTTGCGTCATCATCTTTGGACCATCCTTTGAAAATGTTTTCGCCGCAAATATATGAAGCCATGTCGGGCAAAGTTACTATCTCATCAGGATACCCGATAATTGAAGCGGGGCTTTGCCCTTGCGATTCATCATCACATTTCTCTAAAAATTCAATTTCATAAGTTTCTTGTGTTACTGTTTGAGCCGTCAAAACAGTATCTTGGGTTATAATAAGTTGGGAGTCTGGGTCATGTGGCAATGAACTGTTAGTAATATACCATGTTGTAAAATTTTTATGAACACGGTTAAAATCCACGCCTAAAACAATCGGATCTTGCAGTATAACGGAATCACCATTAACTATTCCGCCTATCACCTGATTGTCGAAACCATCTCCGAAAACATAGGTGAGCGTATTGTAAACTTTACCGTCGTCTTCAGCCAAAACCGCATATGCATATGTGTCGCGCCGGCCCATTGTATATCTTCCTCCGGCGCCAATTATTGGAACGTCTTCGGAAGGTACTTCGTTTTCCTCCTCTGTCATACGCCATCCAAGGAAAATATACTCAAGTTCGCCGTGATATGGGTCTTCGTCTAATACAACAACAGCACCTTCCATATAACCATTAGAAGATGGGTGTTCTTCGCCACCGTATATATATATAAATTTATGTTCGTCCTTCTCCCTCCATACGGCATATAATGTTATACTTTCTTCCCAATCATATGTACCTGTTTCACCGGGAATAATTGAAGGGTCCGGTTCCGCACTATCACTTTCCTTTCCCCAGCCGAGAAACACATAATTTTCCCTTTCAAACCCACTCATAAACTTAACAGGTGCACCTACTTGGAAATAGCCTTGTTCGATTGTTTGCGGATTTGCTCCGTAGTTAGCATTATAAGTTATAACATATTCATTATCTGAGGCAAATGTGGCCGTATAAACTCTTTTGCCATCACATTCAAATGTTATCTCTCTTCTTGCATTAGTATTATCATCGTCCCATTTGACAAAAGCATACCCCTCTTCCGGTATGGCTTCTATAATAAAGTTTTCCTCACATATAACATCATTTTGAGGACCGTTTACGCGGCCCCATGTGTCATTATTTGCAAAAACCTGTATGCTGTATCTTATCGGATCAAAATATGCCACATATCTTGCCGAACCGCTCAAAATTGTCACAGTCCTATCCGGACTAAAAACATCGGGACCTTCGGAATCGTTCCATGAATCAAACTCATAACAACATTTAGGTCTTGCCGATATTTCGACGGTTTTGTTGCACCCGTATTGGATTCCTGTTGGTGTAACGTCACCCATTTTAGAGTCAAACGGTATCGCAACAAGAGAACATACTGATTCCTCCTTCATTCTAACCGAAGCGACAAAATTGCTTCCGCATTGCGATGTTGTTGCATATCTGCCGCCGCTTACAAGTGATATCACATCATCACCTATTGCATTACCGGATATATCCTTCCATCCGAGAAACTCGTATTCGGATGGCATCTCGCTTATGTCTATAAAGATTTTGTTCTGGCCGGGCGTCAATGAATTAGGGTCAAGTTCGTTTCCGCCTATGGCTGCATCATATATTTTAATCCAACTGCAATCCATTGTATTATCGTGCGTTATTTCTTATGTTTATAATTTTAAGGCTTACGTTTTGCATGTTTATTACCGCCTGTGCATATTGATACCCGTTTCCGGATGCAACATCGGGCGGGTTGTTGTATGTGAAATACACCATATTAAGATAATTACGGTTGTCTCTCAAAATTGAGTATTCTTGCACATATGGTGGTATGGCGAATATGGGATACCACACAAAATCAGGATATGTGTAATTTGTCTGCGTTATACAAACCTGATATTCTTCACCACAATTCACTGTATATGACAGGGTTTTGTTTATTTTCGCAAATGCAGAACCCGTCGTCTTGTCCATTATGAAATTCGGGCTTGTCTTTGTTGGATTTATAAGTATTTCCCATATGTTTCCGCCATCGTATAAAACAGTTTCATAAAATTGGCTTTGGGAAAGGTCGTTTCTTGTTGCGTCATATATGGAGGGCAATGAAACATTAACTGATTTTAGTTGCGCATACCTTGCTTTCAAACCCGGGTTTACCAATCTAACGTATTGCGGGCTGTTTGGACCTAAAACATATTTTGCATCATATATGGTTTCTATAGTAGAACCTTCCGGTATTCTTGATAAATCAATGCTACGGTAATATCTCGCTATTCCGTTGCTATCGGTAAATGGGTATGGAATATAATAAAAATCGCCTTCACCAACAGAATTTCCTGACTGTCTGTCTATTACATCAGTGACAAAATATCCCGTGTCACCAACAACAGACATTTGTGATTTCGGGGCTATTGCTACAGACGAATCAACTTTTGTTGTTGTGCCTGAAACTGACGCGGTTGCACAATCCTGTATGTCAAAAACAAGCGAAGCCGAACAACCGTCTTCATCATATACGCATGTATATGTTGTGTTGCCATTCAATTCTCCCTGTATTTCATCAGAACCGTTTGAATTGCTTCCGTTTGTACTGAATATCCCCTTGAAATGGTACCCAGGTATTTCAGGCGTTGTCACTGAAACTGTATATCCGTTATTTTCTGCTTCGATTTCAAGCAATTGGCTTGTCCTTGTATCGTCTCTCGGGGTTATTGTTTCGGTTTCTCCGTTGTCCTGTGTTATAGTAAATTCTATTTTTCCGTTCAATACATCCGAAGGGTTGTTTCTTACCGCTATCTTTGCCCTGTTTTGGATTGTTGCCGGTGTTACTGAGCCGTCTTCTGTCACACGCACTATCATTACATTACCCTCAATCTCATATTCCATATCTCCCATTTGGATGTCTGACCACGACATCTTCTCGTATTCCTCGTTTGTTGGAATGTATTCGAGTCTCAATTCCTCCCCTTCAGGAACATCGAAAAACGAAGTTTGGTATTTGTTGGTGAGGGTTATACTTTGATTGCCGTACGTAACAAGTATGTTTCCATTTTCGAAATCAAATAATTCAGAACCATTCAAACATATCTCATGCGTTATTATTTCCTCAAAATAAACACTTCTTTCGATATCGCCCCACATTCCAAAAGTCCTTATTGGTGATGTTTCTTCCATATCGTCATCCCACCCTGAAATTCTGTGTTTGCTTTTGGCTATTACCTGCACAGTAAGAACGGTGCCTTCCTCAACGTTAGCAAAAACATAATTCTTATAAGCCATGGTTACATCTGTCATACCTTTGAGTATTTTGGCATAACCACCCATACTGTCAAAATTAATCTTTAGCTTGTACTTAGGTGTTTTCTTTACGAAAAACGCCGCCGAAGTTATATCATTTGTCATTACAAATGTTTTGCTTGCTGACAAATCACCATCAGACCAATTTTCAAACTTATTAATCCCAATCGGAACGGCTTCAACATGAATTTTAGTGCCATATGGGAACAATCCTCCGTTGAATGTTCCGTTTGAAGCAGATAGGCTTATAAAGCCCGAATTTTTTGGGGAAACATTTAGTTTTAGGTTGCACATTCTTGTGCTGAAAACAGCGGTAAGAACAATGTCTTCGGTTATTGTGAAAGAATAGTTGGAATCAGTTATTGGCTCGCTTATTCCGTCATCCCAAGAAGTGAACACATAACCTTCTTCGGGAAATGCTGTAAGGGTCACGGTGCTCCCATATTCATAACTGCCTTCACCAAGTATTATGCCACATTTTACAGTTGGAACCGGTATCGGAGCCTGTTGTGCTTTTGGCTCTTCGTTCACCTCAACTTCTTGCGCTGATGATTTTGGCAAATTGTTGATTTCAGTCTCTTCATATTCTGTTTCATCACCCGTAACAACTTCTATTGAATTTGTGCCCGTATCACAAACCACATTAACTTTTACCGAACATCTGTATTTGGCAAACTTGGCAACATATATAGCGTTTTGAACAACAAGCGTCTCTTTTTGCGCATCGGTCCATCCATTATCCCATTCTATGAAATGGGAACCCTCAAAAGGTATTGCTTCAATTGTTGCTGTTGAATTGTACCCATATATACCCGAACCTGTTGTTTGACCCAAAGTCCTGTCATTCGGTTTTGCTACTATACTATAGTTGTCGGCATCGAATTTTCCTATAATGTAAACTTCACCCTTGACAAGATATTCATATTGGCTTTCGTCAGATATCTGTTGGTTGTTTATATACCAACCGACAAAATGATATCCTGCGTATTCCTCAGCAGATATTGTTATCAATGTACCGTATTCATAAACACCGGTGCCATATGTTTTTCCATGATAACCGTCATCAGGCCTTGGATTGACATAAACATTGTATGTTTCAACCTCAAAATTGGCTATATATGTCCCGTCACATCGTGCCGTTGTCCTATATCTCCCATCAGACATTTCAACGGCCTCAACGGGAATTGCTTCCCCTTCATACGGCTGAAATGTAAAACCATGGAAAATATACCCTTCCCTCCTTGTAAAGGAGATGTATATATTGTCACCACTGTTGAGATACCGTGCATCAATTGGATTACCATTGATGTCGGTTATTATGATATCACAACCAGTTGAATTGTCACAAATCAATTTATCTATACAATTAGACATCTTTACATTTTGTTGAATATGGCTGTTATTTTTGTCGTGCCGGTCTGCATATTAACTGTTATGGAGCCTGAAGAGTATGTTTGTGTTGTGCCCTGACTCTCAACAGACCATCCACTGAAATTAGTGTTGTTTACAGTTGCCCAACAGAACGAAACTATCTCTCCGACATTATAACTTTTCTTTCTTGGCACTGTAAGATAAGGTGAAGAAATTAATATATTGTCCTCTGTTGTTGGGAACAGTGTAACAGCACATTCCTTTGTTGACGGGTCAAACAAAATTTGATGGTTTGAATTGCTCATTGCCATATCATAACCATCACACGTATTGTCAAAGATGCATACGTCATGCAAAACTTCGGCTGCTTCTTCAGCACTTGAAGCTCCGTTCACCTTCAACCTGAACTCAACAACAGCCATGTCTTGAGAAGGAACGGTTTCACAATTGTCTATTGAAATGTCACATTTCTGTTCATCGGTTTCACAAAGCAATGTAACCGAACAAGGTTCTTCCGATTCACATGATATTGACATGTTGCACACTGTCTCGCATGATGCTTCTATTGTGCAATCCTTTTGGAAAACGGCAATATATGCCTGAGGGCCACAGACTCTAACTCTTGTCACTGGGTCTGTTGACACTGTTCCTTGTCCTTCTTCCTTAATCCACTCCACAAAGTGATATCCCTCTTTTTCGGTTGCCCTGATTGTGGCATATGTTGTTTCAACATAATCTCCATCACCACTTGTTGTTCCGTAATCAGCCATCCACGGAACAGTGCGTATATGGTGTTTTATCACTTCAGAATCCGGTATTGTGTTGAAATTTTCCAAAACCAATATTGTTGTTGACGGTATTACCTGCAAGACGTATTTCAAAACAACATCCTTCATAAATTTGTTATGGAAAATGTTGTTATTCTCATTCCTTAATATGATGAATTTGTCATTAAGGTAATAGTCTTCGGTTTCCGCCGGTTCGTCTTTTCTGACAAGTACATCATTTTCTATCTCATAATGATATGTGTCCAAATTATTGTAAACTTTATCAGCGTATTCCAACGAGGATATCCTTTCAAGCGAAAATGAAAGTTGCTTTGAGATTTCCACATATTTCTCGTCGTCAAAATTATAAGTTTCGAACTCATACTTGTACGGTTGTTGCATGTATAAGAAGAAATTCTCGCCTCCGTCATATTCACCGTTACCTGTGTGCGGGTTATTGTATAATATTGTCGGTATTATGGAATTGAGGTATTTTGCATGAAGATAGTCGTCATGTGTAACTCCGTTCTCGTCATAACCGGTGTCATATTCTATGCTTCCTTCCATAGGGATGTTTTTCCAAGAACCCAAGAACTGTGGATTGTATATGTCTGATATTTTAAAAAAATGTGACATATCATACGGAACATCCTCATCGTAATCAACATAATCTGTTATATCAAAGACATAATATACATCGTCCTTTCTCAAATCCAATGATACAACAGATAAAAGCGAGCCTATGTTCGGCATCATATGAAGATATGGTATTGTTTCAGAATAGTCATATGTGAATGACATGTCGTCAGACCATTTTCCCCACCCACCTTTTTGTTGGTAATACAAGTATCCGTCATAAACCTTCCTGTTTGTTTGGTATGGTATTATGTACTTGTCATTACCTATAATTGTACTATTCAAAGGGACTCCTGAATATTCATCATTGTATAATCTTTCTGACAGTTTGTGTCTTGACAATTCAACAATCATTTCGTCATAGGTATACTCACTGTTTTTTTGGTATAAATGTGTTACTCCGTTGTTTACAACCCTTATGTAGTTTGGAGAATCTTCCCCTATATCAGCAATAGCTTCTTCAAGTGACGGGACTAAGACCGCTGTTTGTGGTGTTGATAACACTTCTTCGTAAAAATAGAATATATCGTCACCTTTCTTCGGATGTGTTATCCTGTAATGTTCTGTTATCGTATAATCCGGAGTTTCACCATCACTACCTAAACCAAACATACCCATGACCATATCTATAGCGGCCCTTGTTCCCTTTGTCTTGAATATCCTATTGTTTGAAAGAAATAGTCTTCTTTGGAATTCTATATCGGTTGTTACAGGTGTTGTTGCGTTTGTATTTCTTGCATCAAACCAAAGGCTGTGTGTATAGAACTTATTGTTAAATCCGTTGTCTGAAAGGGTGTAATATCTGTAAAAACCGTTTTTGTATAGCCTGATATATTGCGGGCTATAACTGGTTATTAGTTGCGGAAGTGCATCAAGAGTATTCGACTCATTCCAATATGCGGTTAGACCATACATAGGGTCACCTGACAATTCATTGTATACAAGATAACCTTTCCTGTAATACGAACCGTCAACCTCTATGTACTCAGGATCGTTCTCTGTCGCTGTAGGCGGAACCGAAGCCATTGGGACAGGGGGATCTTCTGCGTCTTCAGGTATCTCACAACCTATATTCCAATAACCCATATTATGATTGTGCGTTATCCATGAATCGTACTTCCCTATTATATAATCCTCATTGTTAAGAAATTCGTCGGTAAGGAACAATAATGAAGGATCATTATACTCACGGTGATAATAGAGAATGTCATCATCTTCTTCATAACATCTAACTGAAATATATTCAGGACTTTCGCTATTCGCATCAACGGGCAAATATGGGAATGGAATAACCTCAACATCATCCGGAATATCTTCAAGCTCTATTTCGGTGTAATAGTAAGGTTCCCATACTGTTGAAACAACGTCCCATCCGTGAACGGTATTTTTGTCAGAAAGTTCAGCGTCTGGAACATTAAGCATTCCGTCATACGAAACATTGTTTGTTGACTTTATGCCTTCTATATACATTTTTGCTTCATCATATACCCTTCCATAAAAATGAAGGAATTCCATCATCCGGTTTCCGCCGTCTATGTTATCCTGTTCGTCAGTGTTACTATATACCCTCCTGTATGTCCAATCGAAATTCTTTATAGACTCGTGGGTCATGCATCTCCATATACAATCCGAATACAGTTCATCATAAAGTTCCCCTGCATCCATTAGTGAATTAACAAATGAAACAAATGAAGGTGATACAACATCTATACAATAACCCAACGAAGGCCATGTGAAAATTCTATCAACCATTGCATATGCCTCACTCGGAAGTTTGTATGGAACTTTAAAGGTGTTTGTGTACAGTGGTTTGCTTTTCCTCGTTAAAAGTTTTCTTTCAAAACCGGTAAGAGATTTGAAATAATTTTCTATGACGTTCTTGTTCGGTTGGATTGTTAAAAACGAGGCAGTTGACTGTGCATCGTCAAAACAATATACCTCTGCACCGTTAACAACATACATTCGTATTGTGTAATGATTTTCATCCTCTGTTCCTATCGTTATCTTAAACAGGTTCTGATTGTCATCATCGCATAATTCATAAACATTCGTCAGCGGAACATAGTGACCGTATTCGTCGCTCCATTCGTAATATTCGTCTCCGTATCTGATATATTCGTCACACTTAACAAAATAATTTGTACAATCATTCGAGTATTTGACCTCCTCAAATTCTTGTGCGGGATTATTCCATTTATACAAGACTCCTTTATAATAGAGAAAATCATAGCCTTCGTCATGATATTTTGTGGTTTTCAATATCTCTTCTATAAGACTAATCACTTCATAACTGACAACAGGAGAAGAAACGGTCACATTTTCATTGGGGTCGAATGACGTCACCTCATAACTGTTATAGCTTGCGGTTAAGTATTTCAGTATATTATCAAAATCAACAAGTGAAGAAGTCGCTGTATGTAAATCCAAAGCAAAGTTGTTCTCAATCTCATAAAAACCCGTGTCAACCAACGAACCGTCTATATCACTTATCTGTAGAGTGGTGTCCTTCAATCTCAATAAACCGGGAAAGTATGCTACAATATCCTCAATACATGTTCTCACTAAATCCGACATTGAACCGTAATATGCATACGAACGCAAATCGTCGCTATCCATATTAAGGATGACCTCGTTGATTTGATTGCTTGCATCCTTAACATCGTCGTAGACAAAGTGTGCCACCCATTTCCCATAATCATGTTTCTTTTTGAAAAACGGAATACTGTTGTCGGTGAAAATAAAACCGGCATCACCAAAATAGGGTTTTTTACCCGGTTCCAAACGATGCACGTTTCCGATTGTCACCCAATCGCGTTCGAACAAAAAACCTTCGTTTACATTCTGATGTTTTTTCCTTAGAATGAAATTACTATATGACTTGCTGTACCGGCCCATAGGATATTAACTGTTTTTTAATTCGTTTATATCCAAACTCATATCCAAATTATCGCTCACATCCTGTTTGAGCTCGGCTATGCTTCTGTTTGTGTAGTTGTCTTTTATTGTGGAGAATTCGAACTGTTTGAACGGTTCGGAATCAACATTGTATATAGTCACTCTTCCGTTGTCAAGATTCCTGACGGTTTCACCGTATATACCGTAACTCAACGTGTCGAAATCGTTGTCAACCATATCAATCTCTATGGCCACAGGGTCGAATTTCGTGTTGATAATGGAAATCTTTTGATTAGGAACACCTATGTAAGGAGTTGCGTTTGGTTTGAAAGACGGACTTGTCGAAGGTGTTACTGTTATGAAAGACAATGTACCTCCCGTGTTAAACCTATATCCGTTGGATGAAGTGTTCGCTGTGGTAATGTTCTGTGAAACCGGTTCGCATAATCCGTTGCTTGTAACCAATCTGTAATATTGCTGACGTTTCAACCCATCCTCCTGAAAGCTGTAATATTCGATTCTGTATCCAACCAAATTATCGTTAGCAAAAAGGCTTCTGTTTTCCGATATTTCATTCAAATCAACAACAATACCCTTTATTTCAGGATATGTCACAAGAGAACCCACATCCTTTATAGTACATGTGAATTCCTTCGGGCGTATATATAACGTGTAATAACCCTTCCGTCCAAAGATTGAAACAGGAAGATTTAAATTGTACATACCGGGTAAACGTGTGTCTGAACCGTCGGGAATTTCCATTTCCCCGTTTGAGAAAACGGTATTCACGTCTTCCAATTTCCTCCATTTCCTGAAACTCCCGTCCTCACTGTTTCTTGTCGGTCTGTAACAGTAGAAAATCTCGACATCAGAAGAGTCAACCAACGCGGGTCTCACTATTCCATATGTATTATTTGCCATCAGTTCCCAAAATTAAAAATATATTTAGCAGTTAATAGATAAATATATGTTTTTCAGGTTTCCGAAGCAAGAAGTGGCTATTCTGAAAACGCATAGAAACCTGAAGATGAAATATCTTCAACCGTTTTTGATTCGCTTAAACGAATGTGACGCTCATAAGAAGCCGCGTTACCCCTCTGAATGTCAATAGAAGCGTCCACGTTTGGTTCGTATGCATACCCTGCAAAATAATCCTTCTTAAATAATGGCTGATATGTGTAATCAAGCTCGTTTTCAACTGTTTCGGAAAATTCGGAAACAATACTAGGAACATCATAGGTGTAATTTCCGATATTCACAGATGATAAAACAGCTTCAGTTGAGAATACAAACTTCTTGTAACCGTATTTTTTCATATAATTACCTATATCTTCTTTTCTTCCTTCAACAAAAGCATTGAAATCGCCATTAGAAACAAGTTCGTCTATATCAGGGTCGTTATATGGATGTTTTTCTGTATAGACAATTCCGTGGCTATCTTCGTCATCATACTCAAACTTGTCATATCGGAATATTTCGTTTCCGTCATTGTCAACATCAACTTCAGCAAGCCTTGCTTTCAAGTGCCCATTGACAACGTATGTGAATGTAAGTGTTTTTTCATCAGTATCACAAGATATTGATGTAAGGACTGTTCCATATGCCATAAGATCGTTAACATAATCACCAACAGAAATCATTGAATCCGTGAAACGTCTTATATTTCCTATACTATCCCACAATATGCTTCCACTGGCATTGAAATTACCCACTTTATAATAATACAACCAATCTTCTGTTGCAGGCGGGTCCTCTATATAATCGTTTCCATTCATATATTGTGAATAACCCCTAAGATTCCTGAGTTGACTGTCCGCTGTTCCGATTATGGCGTACTTTGACGAAGAATCCGGATCAACAACATACATTGATAAGTCTTCATCCCATACCATAAACGTTTCCCCACATTTTATATTTGGATAAATGTACGAATGTGGAAGGTACGGTAAAGCAATGTATATACGGAAGCTGCTACCATTGAAGTTCTCATCCGAATACCATTTGTCTGAGTCAGACAATAAATCTTTCAATGGTATTCCCAAAGATTCGGGCTCATTGGCAACATATTCAGACAATAGGACAAAGTGTTGCCTGTCAAATTCATTCTGTTCCTTATCATCATCCCAAAAACCGGTACAATATGTTGTAACGTCTATTTTTTCATATGCGGTTTGATTCCATATGTAATATTCCCCGTTGTAAAGAACGCATGACATTCCGTTATACAATGCTGAAGGTAGATACGACAATGTTAACTCATTGGCATCTACCTTTTCATATTTATTGAAGACCATTTTATACAGGGTTTTCCCGCACAAAACATATGGGTAATTGTTCCCGTCAGGAAGAAATCTGTTTAGCAGGCATATGTACGTCCTTCCGTTGTAAGTAAGCAATTCCCCGTGCTGATAATGTTCTCCCGGTACGAATTCATTCATGTAACACGAAAGATAACCGAGGTCGTTTTTTGATTGGAAGAGTGGTATGTTCAAAGATATATTCAAATCATGGGAGCGGTTTTCTGCATAACACAGGTATTCTGAGGCAACTGCGTTTGCTTTATCGGACATCCTGAGAAGATAATCCAAAAACCTGTCGCCGCCCATTGCGTTATACGACTTGCATTTTCTGTCAAGATTTTCGTCAAACTCCCCGAAAACAATATAATGTGACTCGTAAAATTCACATATTCTTTTGTAACCTTTGTATTTCTCAATCAGAGCCGGTATATTTGACAGGTATATATAATCAGGAACGTTTGGGTACTCTTCGTTGTCGCCAAGGTTCAATAAATTTTTGTCAACATCTATTTTTCCGAAACCACGGTCCATAAAACTTATAAACGAATCATCATCACCGAACTTGTCTTTGAAACGGTAATAATAATCGGTAAGCGTTTTATACGTGTATGTCTCCCCTTCAACAAGCATGCACTCTTTCTTGTAGTAAGAATATTCTGTTATTTTCTCATAACAAAATCCTAATTTGTTTCCTTGACAATCAACAATATATTCTCCGTCGCTGTTTTTTTGCAAGACTTTTATGTATTGCGGCGATTCTTCGGTCACGTCTTTTGGCAATTCTTCCGATTCCACATAACTTTCGCTGTCATCACATTCAATTTCGGAATACCAATAATATTCAACCTTTCTTGCATATTCACTTGAATAAACCGAATAATTCATATCCATATCCGAATCATATGAATAAGTCTCGTCTTCTGTCCATATATGATTTTCCGGTTCGTTATTCAATTGGGCATAAGAACATAGGCTTGTGCCACACGGAAGGGTTATATTCTCAACAACCTTACCCCAAGACCCTACATATGAATCCGTGGCCGGATGCAACGTTGTTGTCCAATCCTCATTGAACTCAAGGTAGGCAAACATGCCTGGTACCCTTGATGTCATATCCTCCATACTTGTTTCAAACCTGTATTGTCTCATTCGTCGTTTTCGTTTAGAAATGTTACTTTGCCTTCGTAGAGGTTTATTTCCAATTCGTTCGGGGAAGAGTCATCGTTGGTCTTGTTTCCATAAAAAGCCCAATCCCCATATGTTTCGGGGTCCAAATAATAAACCCTTCTGTCATTTTCCTTGTCATAATGGCATTTGAAGTGTATATAGCTGTATTTGTTGAATTTCCTTATTCCGTAACCGTTTCCGACCCTCCAATCATACATTATCTCCTCAAACGTCTTTATTCCATATTTACCTTCTTTCTCGTAGTCAAAATACGGCATGAAAAAAGGTATTGTCCTGCCATAACCGGCATGATTGAATTCTATTTTAAGATATATGTCGTCAGGCATTTCCCTTTTCTCACTATCAGCCCAAAGATATAGATTGTACCCTTCGCTTGATGATTCTGAATCATATATGTTTGTTATTGAAACCTGTGAGGAAAGCCTGTGTTCCTCTATTTCGTCATCGGTCATATTGACAAAACCTTCCGGGGCGTATTCCATATTTACCCTTGCGCCTGTGAAAACAACCTTTTTTTCCATATTTGGAAGAACATAACCTTCAGTTGAACTGTTGTTCATATATTTCAGAAACAATTTACCTCCGTCAAGATATACGTTTGCGTAATAAAGCAGATTTTGGCGGGTGGAAATGTCTGAATCATACCACATCAGTCTCAAAAAGGATTTTTTCAACTTGTTCTTTTGGAATTTTACATCATTGTTTGTGAACCCGAGATATGACAATAAGTCTGATTGTTTGCTTTTGTCATAATATGTGAAAAATTTCTTTCCATACGCGGCGTCAAGCCTTTTCTCCAATTCCTTTGTCTCATTGTCAACACCATTCCAAAACGTGTTGTCTTCAGCTTTCCAATCGTCGCCTCTGTGCTGTCTGAAATGAAGGTTGAATTTTATTTTGTAAATGTCCTCGGTTTCAAAATTTTTAGCTTTTTTGATAAAAACAGGGTGATATACATATTTTTCCATTTCAGGCGAAGTGTTTGTCGATAAAAGGATTTCATCTTGAACATATTTGTTCATGACAATATCCTCGTTTAACAACAAAGTGTCATGCATTTGCGAAAGTGGTAACGTAATTCGTATGTCACCCGTTTCCATATACACATCATAATCAGTAAGAAACTGTTCCCTGAATGTTATTAAAGAAGATATGTCTCCGTTGTTGCACTCCTTTTCATAATATTCATAAGTGTCATCACAATCGGAGGTAACTTTCTTTTTTAGATAGACTTCGTCTGTAAAACAAGCGATCGAGGGTATTTCATCAACTAAAACAGAGTTTTCGTTTCCTTCATATCCGACAAAAGTATACGTGTCTTTATTGAATACGGTACACATGAACAAATCCATAAACGAGCTTGTACTGTCGTATGACCATATCAAAGAATATTCGTCCTCTATCTCACATCCGTCGAAATATTTCTCATACATGTTCCCTTCACTGTCATAAAAATCAATATAGAAACCGATTTCATCATCGATTTCTCTGAAATAATGCGGCGTTTCAAAAATAAAACGCAACCTAACCAAATTATCCTCATCGAAAGCTTCTATGGCCGATATGGACAAGTTGAAGTATTTGCCCATGTTAAACACAAAGTAACGGTATTCTATATTTGCCTCTGTTATCTCCGGTTTCAACTCAAGAAGTTTTATCTCCCCTTCTTTATCACTGAATGGTTGTGTATTGTAATATTCCCTCAGATATATGACACTGTCTTTTCTTATGTTCAGGTCACCATCATAATAACAGGTGACGGAAACAAACCTGTCATCATCACCAATGCCGGAAATCTCCCGTCTTAACAGCGGGACTTCCGTAACGTTTGCTGACTGTATGTTGGTGTTTATCCTGTATTTTAACATATGAAATCTGTTTCTGGGATATATTCATAATTAGATTCAACTAAAGTTTTGCCTTCAACGTCAGGGAACTTCCCATCTTCTCCCATGTAATACAAATTACCCAAACCTTCAGGGTCTTGTCTTTTCAGGAAGAAGTTTATTGATTTGTCAATATACAACGCCCCATTTGCAAAAGGATAAGCTGACAAAACATCATTTTCACTTTCCGAAGCAGAGACTATATCCCTCCACAAAAAAAGATTTGTACCAATGTTTCTTGCATAGTCAGGTATGCTTTCATTCACAACCCTTATTCTTAGTTTGCCACCGTTTATCAATTCACAGGTCTCTATCCAATCCAAATAAGGTTTACCCTCGTATTTCACCACATCCTTTGATATAGGATTTATTATGAATGTTGTACTGTCTTCACACGAAACAATCGAACTGTTGTACCACAGCCCTTCGGCATCGTTGCATATGAATATATTGTTGCCTGAACCGAAATTGTATTTTTGGTTTGTTTTCAATTTAATGAAAATACCGTCCATCTGCACAGGCTCGGCTGATATGACACCCATTGAATAGTGAGATGACTGTCTTATGTCGTTGCCAAAAGACCTTAATGGGATATTGTAATGTGCTTTGTAGTGATATCCCTCAGGGCATAATATCGACCTTCCTTCTTTCTTTTCCTCTGTTTCAAATTGACCGGTGTAATCATCACCAATGAGCTCTTTATACGTGAACGTGTAATCTTCTTTGCTCCCGTTTTCCCTTTGGGCTGTATTGAACCTTAAATGAACGTCTGATAGACTTGTTTCGGAAACCGTGAACGGATTGTATTCAACAACATCACCGAAAAATTCAACATCATCTTCGAGCACACCTTCCGTAATCCCATTCTTCATGTTTATATCACCCCACCATTCAAGCGGTTCGCCTTCTATACCCTCCCATGAGGACGGAATGTTTGTTATAAGGGATGAGTCAGATAAGAAGGCTTTTCTTTCCCTGTCTTTTGAATCGTCGGTTTCATCAGCCATAAATTCAAAACCGCTTGTTACTTTACCGAAACAATGTGAATATTCAATCCTATGGAGCTTTCCGTCTGATGTTGTATAATCCGAATATTTATGTTTGTTGTACCAGTCATCATAACCGACATTCTTCTTTACCACCGTGGCGTACATTTCGGTTATGGGCCTGTTCAGGTTGTCCTTTATCCCGTAGATGTCCATTGTGTCAACAAACTGGTACTGTGTTATCGGATCACCGTAAATTGTGTTTGCAAACGCCAAAGGATACGCCTCACATGAAAAATTGCGAAGTTTTCCGTCTTTTGTCGCGTTTTTCTCAACATATTCGTCAAACTTTATATGGTTCTTAATTACAGAATCATCCATTTCCTCCTTTTTATAGGTAAAATTGGGGAGTTTTCTGAACTTCCTTATATAATATTCGCACTTCAAACCATTTGAAATCTTGGCAAAACGAAGTGATATGTCATTCTTAAAAGCTTTATTCACAATCTCATCGACATTACCCTCTTTCTGTTCATAAAACTTGTAAGTGGCCTCATAGTATTCATACTGATGAACCCTTATGTAGTCGCTTATGTATCCCACAGGGATGTCGTCAAACGTATTCCCATTTCCAAAGCTTTCACTACCAGAATTAAAATCATTATCCAATATATTGTACGTTTCGTTTTCATACTTAAAATATTGATATGCATTCGGAATTCTCTTACGTATGTATTGAGGCCCGTTTTGGACATCATGCGGAAACTCATCAACAGTATTCTCTGAATCCCATGTCACGTTCGGTAGCGTGGTTGCAGTGTCATAAAAATACCTGCAAATGTTCGGCTCGTAATCCGAATCGGTGTTATCGTTATTTTGTGGAATTTCATCTATGTCCCCGTTTACGATTCTGTAATGAACCGGTGGAATAGGGGTTTCCGTGTAAAAATAGTGTATGATTTTATCCGAAAAAACCTCAGATAAAATGTTTGAATCCATCGTGGCGAAGTAGTAGCCTTTGTTTTCGTTTTTCATGTCACCGATGTATGAAACCCTATAAAAATCGGAACATGCCGTGTAATGCACACCGTTATCATGTGAGTAATATATTTGCACATAATCGTTCGGAGACAAATTGTGCTTACAAAACGTCCTGAATTCAATTCCCTTCATTCCGTTTCTGTTTATCTGACTTTTCGCATGCATTATAAGAAGCGCGTTTGCTTTCTTGTCAGCTTCTGAAGTTCCGTCATTTGCATATATGTTTGAGACCAAATTATGATGATAGAAATTCTCATACGGATATGTCAGCCATATATCCCAATTCTTTTCCATTCTTCTTTTGTGTGGATTCGTTTTCGGGTTGAAGGAATAAAGCGTCCTGTCGGGATACATATCAACAAACTCACAATTTCCCTTGTTGTTTATAACATGGTTGTCGTCTCTCTCAACAACTGCCTTGTTGCCAATCTTCTTTGGTGTTATCGATGAATTATTGTAGAAGCCATACCAACCATTTTGGTTTGTTAGGTTGGCTGATACAGATTCACCGTTTTCCATTGACAATATATTTGAAATATCATAAAGATGTTTGTTTATAAAGGTTGTGTTTCCATAATCCATCCTAGGAACGAATTTAACCGGAGTGCCGTCAATGTTTCGCATCGTGTCCTCTATTGTGTTGTATTTTTGGTTGGATGTTCCTCCTGTTATCGGTATTACCGACCTGAACGACAAGTTTCTTAGCCTGTGGTTGCCAAATATATCATAACCGGGATAGTAAGTGAAACCTATATTTTCACTCGAATATTCCGTGTTGTCAACCATATAGGCCCTTTTTAAACCGTTTAATCTTCCACATACATTTTTAGCAAAAACATTTGAAGGTAATTTTGAAGGCTCCCTGTCTGTAACAACAATTATTTCAGGCTGTCCTTGTGTTGTTGTTTCATAAGCGCCGTCATTTGCCACTATTTCTGTGCAGGTATTAAACAATACGTTTGTACAGAACGGATTTATGGTAAGTGTCAGCCTGTACTTTGTAGAAGCCGACGATTCACGCTGATAAGTTTCATATGCATCAACAACAGCACTTATATCTGTCAACGTGTTCTTTTTGCTTGTCTGTCTTAATTCTATGCTGACACTCTGCTCTTCGTTTATTGAAGATATTGAATCCGACGAAGTTAAACGTATCTCTTTCATTACGCCTCAAACGGTTTTGTCAATCTTATTATGCCCGTAACATCCTTAATCTTCACAACAACACTTTTCATGTCAATATAACTACCCTCACCTATCCCTTCGAAAATGTATGTTTCACGCCTGTTTCCAACGGGGTCCTGATACAATTCATTGTATTTTCCTTCTAATGTACCCGATTTAACCGTTTTCATATCAGAATATATAAGTTCCGGGTCAGGGAAAATATAATCATTGTTTTCATAATCCCATTGTGGGGTATATATGTCTTGTGTGTACTGTCCCATTACTTCCCTAAATTCAACAATTATTTCATGCGGATAATATCTCAGATAATAATCGCGGAATTCTTCGTCTGCCTTGTATACAAGGTTCACGGTCAACCCATTAACAGCAGGATTTGAATATGCTTCAACATAAACCTTGGATACTTCATATGTCGGTGATATTGCCCGATATTCCCCGTTGTTTGCAAAGCCAACAATAAAGACACTTGTAACAGATTCGTCACTAGGAATTATTGGATATTGAGGAAGAAGAAACCTGTTTCCATACGTCATGTTCACACCATTCTCGATAAGATTCGGTGAATTGTCATAAACCTTCTGATATATCGGATTTTTAACCGAACAAATCATATAATTAGGGGCTTTTGCGTCCATATTGGTAAAAACAGGGTTTATCGTAGCCCCGTTATAAACCAATGTGTCTTCCGGTAAACCGAACGTTGAAGAAGAGTTTAGATTCTTTTGGTATAAAACCTTAGAGTCTTCCACTGTAAGAAACGTTGTTTCAGAATCAAATGGTATATAACGATATGTGGTGTTTACTCCACCTGTGTCAATACTGTCCGAATCAAAACCTTCAAACGGATTTTCCGTCTTTATAAAATCATTGTATGAATACACATAATCTTGTGGATATACATCGCCATACATAAGACGTTTTGTCGGGACCGCATATTCATCAGGAATTTGAACCCCTGTTATGTCATCCGTCTTGGTTGTGATTGTATAAAAATTAACATTCTTACCGGCATCTTGTTTGGAAAATTCAGCGATTCTGTTTGATGATGTAGAAATGCAGTTGTAAAGATAGCCTGAAACACAACCGTCCATGTCAAAATACGAACCCTTCCTTAAGCCGTTTATTGGTGTTGGGTTTGTGTCATCAATATCCGGCCAGTGTATCGGATAATTCTTTATGGGAAGCCATACATTTAATTTGGTGAAGGGACGTTTGTCTATAATATGGAAACCGAACATCGAATCCATACCACCTTCCGTTTCGCTCATAGCACCTGCAATACTGTTGGTTCCGAACGGAACGGTTCCTGTTTCAGAAGGTACTGTCATGCCCATTTGATTTTTTATAGCACAATACGGAGGTTTTTTATATAAATTTCCAACCATTTTTGTGAAAACAGGCTTTGTGTTGTCTGAACTCTTGGATATTGTAGGCAATCCGAATGATTGTATTGTATTTTCCTCTTTGTTTGCATCCAACATGACATATGAACCGTAAGGTACTAAAGTCGGAGTGCCAATTCCATCTGTAACAACACCGTCCACCCTGTTGCTTATATTGTTTGTGAAAATAATATCGGGTACATAATAAACAAGGGTTTTTACCGGAATGGCGTTTGTTTGGTAAGTTATTGAAATGGGTTTTCCGCCATCTGTATCTTCATACATACAAAAAGCATCAAACATTGAGGATACAAGGTCTAACCTTTTTTGTATCACTACATTAATAGCATCTATAACATCAACACAATTGCTGTACCCGCTTTCATAATATTCTTGCAATGTCAGCGTGCTAACATAATTTCCGTTATCATCCAACTTCGGCTGATAATTATTACTGTATTGACTGTATTGCCATATATAAGCTGTCTCATCAAACGAATCGTCATTTGTTTTTACTTTTACATATTTTGCATAACCGGTTTCTTGTGGTGTTGGCAGTTCATCATAAACCTCTATTTCCATGTCCACATAACTTTCGTCAAAATAGTATTCATCTGTGAAAGAATAGACATCCGAATCATGTGGCTTCAGCGCTTCGACAGCATTACTTACAGCACCAGAATATGTTCCCAGTGTTTCAATTGGCGGATACTCCAATAATTTTGAAACACCAACTTTCCCGATATCAAGCCAACCTATCACTTCATTTTTGCTTACACCCGTATTCTCGTTGTAACCATAATATGGGGATTTGATTACGCCGTTAGAATCTTTTATATAACCCGTTCTGAATTTGGAAAGTATTGTATTGTCAATACCGTTTACAAACATCTTGAACGGAATTGGCTCTTCAGGTGTAACCTTTGTCGAAACTGAATTTCTTGATTCGGTTTCGGTAAGCGGGCAATATTCCGTTACGGTTATAGTATATTGTACATTTGCTTTCGGCAAACCGAAAACATACTCCCCGTTATTGTTTGATATGTATTTAATGCCGCCATATGAGACATTTCCGTTTATAACCTTATATTCGGAACCATAGTAATCGGGCAAATCAACGCCTGAACTTACCCTTATTATGAAATTGTCCGTCATGCTGCCGTATTCACCGTTTATATCTGAAATAGCAACATAACCACCTATCTCCCTGACCAACTCTACGTTATCCGAAGGTGTTGTGTCTGAAGCGGTGTAATAATACGTTGAATGTTCGTCTGTGTTAGGAAACCTGTTCTCCAATTCGCCGTTCGACAAAGTAAAATGTGTAACCATTGTATTGAATTGGACTTTGTTTCTTGAAAACATAGCATTCTCACGATATTCTTCACCTGAAACATCCGTAATGGTTATAATATATCTTCCATTAGGCAATGATGGGGCTATATAATCTTCAGAAAACGCTTCATCTTCAGGTTTTTGTTTTGTTTGTGTAGCAGCATCAACATATAACCGTTCGTAACCATCGTTTTCCAAATCATCATTATAGGCTCCGATATATAGTTTGTAACTATATATATCGGTGTATGTCCTGTCAAAAGTTTCACCCTCCGTTAATTCATTGAAAGTTATCACACATGGGTGTTCAACGTTTGTCAAATCAAATGAAATGTAACCGTCCCTTGTGTTCTCAATACCATCCTCGCACCAACCGTTTGGTCTGTAATCTATCTTGATTGCGTTAGAACCTTCTTCATCATTTCTGCAATCAGCATAAAACTGTTCCATGAAACGATTTATTGCAGTGCTTCCGCTCTTCAATCCGAAATAGAAATAGAATGAGTTTTCATATCTTGGGAAACGCCTGACATTTTTAAGGGTATAGCCACCTTTTCCTGCGCTTGTATGACCATTTCTTATGACAGAATCTTCGTCATCATAAAACGCGACAACAAAGTTGTTTTTATCAAATCCGTATCTGAATTTCAGATATGAATCGCTGCTTCTTTCAAGGTTTTTGTTTCCGCTGTACGATATATTTACGGGAACGTCTTTCATAAGGTTTTTGAGAGTACCGTCAAAATTCTCGGGGTAGTTGTAATTGAAATCGTAAACCTTATATCCCGTTTTTGGGTTTAGTCTTTCCCTTAGGTTGTTGCAGTTCATGGTGGAAAACATTGAACGTGCGTCCATATTGTACAGTTCGTCATATGAAACAAACCCATCGGGTGATATATGTTGAAGTGTTCCGTCGTTTCCTATCAAATTCATCGATTGGTCTAATGAAACACCGAACTCACAAATCCTCGACATGTTTACGCAACCCTTCGGGGAAACAAACGAATTGCTGCATGTTAAATCATAAAACAAACCTCCGTTGTTATATTCATTACTCCCTTTGTATGTATAATCGTTATACTTTTCTTTTTTTCCTTCCGGATGCCACTGATCATAACCAACATTTCCGTAGTCAGCTCCCGTGAATTCGGTTTCAACACTACCACTGTCTATTTCTTCATATTCATCGTTGTTGTTTTCAATTTCGTTTGTTGTCACTTTATTATCAATGGTATTCCATGACAGCGACAATAAATCAGGCGGCATCTGATAAGTTGTTTCGTTTAGGTGTCTGAAGAATTGTGGTGTTCCATTTGTGTCACAATCGTTAAGACTACCCAAAAGAACCAAATCAGTAGCGAACAGCAACTTAACTTCACCGTTTTTGGAAGGGTTTAATATGTTTTTGAACTTGTCTTCACCATATTCCAACGATTTATAATAATAAACATATTCCCCGTATTTGGTCTCTCTCCTGATTATTATTCCGTCATCAACCCGTATAAGAGAAGTGACCTTTCTGTGACATTTGAAACCGTAACACGAACGTTCAAGTTTGTAACCGTCTTTTGGAGCCGAACCTTCGGCTATAACTTTATCTATCGGATTTATCTTTTGTCTGTTTGCATTACTCGGGGTGAAATTCCTTTGTTGGGCGCAGGTTTGACATAACTTAACCCTCTTGACTTTCTTTCCCGTATATGCCGAATCAACATGACTCTCACCATTACACCAATCATCAACTTTGTTGGTTGAGAGGTTTGTGTTTCTAACCCTCCTTCTTGGTTTAATCTTCCTGTACCACAACGGTGCATACAACACACCGTTTATCCAATCGTTATGAAAATTAAATGAGGTGACTTCATTCTCCTGTGCCAAAGTGTTTTGCACACAATTCATAACAAACTCGGGTTTGCTTGCATTTACACCATCTTCACCGCCTAAAATATTATAATAGGCGCAACCGTCAACTGTCTCACCTTCATCGCCAATTTCAATTTTTTCAAAAGCACAGGAACTTTTTATTCTGTCATAAACCTTTTTGTGTTTTTCATTAACACATATTTTTCCAATCTTTTGAAGCCATTTGTTAATAATTTTTTCATTTCCCAAAATAATATACTGATCAGGCGTTGCATTTTCGCTGCATATATCATTATTTATCCTTATCACACACTTCATACCTGCAACAACCAAATCAACGCCGGCTTTTAATAAGGGTTTTTGGGGTTTTTCTTCATCATTGTCATCATCTTCATTACAATTTATACCCGTTGTTCCCGAACTAAAAGTAGCCAACGCTATACCCGCATTAATCAAAACCCTACCGATAAAACTCAGCACATTGTTCAACACATATATGAAATTCATCAAAACTGTCATGACAGAACACAGGAAGATGTACATGAAATTCATCTTTATGGAGAGGTTGTTATACGGCATCGGATTGTTGTCACCTGAATGGTTGACCATCTTAATGCCCGTGAATTTCTTCGTATTGGCTGTTCCTCTTCTCTGTAATCTTGGTATGTAGCTCTTTACTGTATAGACATTGTTCCAAAACAAGTCCCTGTAACTTTCTTCTTTTGTGAACGTTCCGAAATTGTAATCAGCCTCATGGCTCTTTTTGAATTCAGGATAATCATCAGTCAATCTTGGGTTGTTTGGAATAAGGAACTTGGCGCGTTTTCTTGCACTGTCATCCATCGGGTCTTCGTCCATTGAAACCCTGAATCTGACACGCGCCCTTGTCGGAAGCCCTTTCTCGGGGTTGTCTGTTGGAACAATGTTACCAAACTCATCCATTCCTACGTAATCAAGGTTCATTGGTATCTGATAACACCATACCCCGTTGTTGTCAATCAATTGATTTCCATTCACTGAAAACTCCTCGACCCTACCGTCAAAGGTTTTCCTTATCATTTCTATTTTTCCTTGCCCTGTTGAAAGTTCGGACATTTTACCTGTCCTTATGTCAGGTACACATTTGTGGGAAATTGAATTGCTTCCCTTGTCGGATATTATACTGCCCATAAAGACGGCAGTAGGCTCAAACTTATAATCTATTTCTATATCCGCACGGGTTATCATAGCGTTTGTGTCATCATCTGAAGTGTCACCCCAAAACGGATATACCTGTATCGGCTTGTCCTGCGACTTTATTTGAGGAAGCATGTTCAGATTCTTGTCCGCTTTGAACTTGTTCGGGCTTTCAAACATACCAATGTTATAGCCTTGACCTATCATATCATGCGGGCGAACTGAAAGTTTACCTATATCGGAAAGGTCAACATCAACATGCAGTGTATGCTGACCAACAGGTACACCATAAATGAAATAATCTCCCGAACTGTTTGTTCTTGTTGTATAAGTGTAATATTTGTCGAATATCCTGATTACATCATTGTTGTCCAAAACATATTCTTTCTCGAACATTGTTCCGACATTTTGATGACACGCTTCATCAACATATGATGGTAATAGATTGTATCTCACCCCGTCATAATTCAATGATGTTGTTGAGGAATATGCATATAATATATCGTCCTTGACCTCGAATACCGTTTCGTCTTTCGGTATGAATATGGAAACTTTGGCGTTTTCTATTCCGTATGCCTGATTCGCTAAAACACGCCCCAAAACAACACCGTACGGTGCTGCCGGAACCTTATAAAGGTTTTCCTGTCCTATCTTCAAGGACAATATGTTGAGAAACTCAAACGATTGGTTGAGCTTCACGTTCAAAACGTTCGGCGCGTTATTTCCGACTTCAGTCCTTATTCTGTATGAGTTATTTTCGTTTTGCATTGATTCTGAACAGCTTATTCAAATTAATCCTTATACCTTTTCCTGTTATAATGCAGAAAAACACATACAACAGGAAGAACGGCAATATAACAATAATTAGCCCAAACGCCAAAATTGATATGAAAAGCTTGCCTATGAAGCCCAAAACCAAAGGAAAACCGGTTAAACGCTTTAACGGCGTTTTTCCATCGTCCGAATATTTGGCCGAAGCATCAGACGTTTTCTTACAATTACATCCCATATTTCTTTAAATTGATTGTTAATCAATAAAATATAATAAAAAAGCACCTTATTATCAAGGTGCTTTTGTCTTTATTGAAAAGTTTTCGCTTATTCTCTTTCACGCACATTGATTTGAATGTCATTTGCGTATTTTATTTCAAACATGCATCCTGCTTCGGAGAACAGTGTCTTGTCGCTCTCCCTCAAGTCAACCTCATCCGTGAAAGTGTCACCGTTCGAAACCATCTGTTGGGAAATCTGTGTTTCAGAGTAACCGTCTCCAACCTTGTTGTAGCATCTCAAATCAATCAAATTCTGTACTCCGTCAAGTTTCGATATTTCCTTTTCCAAATCACCTATGAATATGTCTTCACCCATTTGGTGTCTCCTTATATCCATATAATCCCTTGTGGTTTCTATTATCCGTTTTGAAACCTCACTCTTATCATATGTCTTATCAACATATATATCAATCTCGAAAGCTATGTTTATTATCCGGCCGGAGCGTATTTCAACAAAATCAGTCAACATTTTGTACATTGACAAATATTCTTTCATATTGTCAGCAACCCTTTCAGCCAATGCGCTTGTAAGATAACCATTAGGGTCAAGACCTAATGTGTATATGACAATTTTGTTGTTTTCCTCTACAACACCGCATCTGAACGGAAGCCCATATTTGGCCGGAATTTCCATCAATCTCGCATAATAATCAGATATCGTCACACATCTGTTTTGTGCCGCTGATATGTATTTTGTCATGAAACGGATTTCCTCATTACTTGGAGCGTCCTTTCCACCATACGACTGTGACGGGTTCGTCACTGCAATAGAAGCCCTTACATCCGATTTCTTCCTTGTATCCTCTGGATCGTTGCAGTTTCCGTCTATGGCATATGCAAGCGACAATATCTTGGTCAGTGTGTTGGCGCCTATATTGCTCATTTCACCACCGCCTGTCCTGTACAATATGTACATTGTTGTGTTCGGTTCAGGCAAAACACCCATATAGTCGTTGGCTTCCATTCGGCTCATGCGATACTGTGTATAATCTTCCGCAATCTCAGGTATATTGCCATACTTGTTCCTAAGTCCGGAACCGAATATGAGTTTTAAGTTCCCATTGTCGGTATATTCCGTGACAAATTTGTTTTTCAACCTTTTCCATTTGCCTCTTACCGCCATTCTTATTGGTTCGAGTTTTGTTTCTTCATCATCACCCACAACTTCAACCGTGTCTATTACATCCCAAATGGGTGAGTAATATGTATATTTTCCATCCGATGAATCAACTTCCTGTTCTTCATAACCGAATCTGTATTGGTCTATAAGGTTATCAACCTCAAAAAAACGTTGGGTAGGCTTTCCTTCCTTGTCTTCGTAACTTTCCTCGTCAACATAGAATTCAGCAACAGTGGGGTTAAATCCCAATGTCCTTCCTTGTTTCAATATAACACTCTCAACTCCCAATATGTTGGCATCTTGCAAAGTGACACTGAAAAACGGAGCTATGTCGCTGTTTGTTATGAACCTCTTGTATATTTTACTTTGCCCCGCTGAAGCTATTGCGAGTTTTTTGTATCTATACCCTGTTATCTCTCCGTTTGAATTCCTTCTCGGGATTATCTGCCTGTTTGATATCCCGTTTGAATCAAACTGTGTTTTGAAATCCACATCCTCCATCAACTCAAACGTGTTCCTTCCGTCTGTGAACAGGCTGCCTCTCTTTATGTATGGCGCATAACTTTCGTCAGCTATGGCAAGATTGTCCGAACTACCCGGTACAGCGCTTGTATTGAGAGGCAGTATACATGACAACTCAACCTCGACTAACGCGCTTTTTGGACCCGGTATTTTTACCCCAAGGCTCTTTGCTATATTCAAAAGCGATTGTCTGCTATTTGCGGAATCTATACTCGTTTCCTGATAAGCCCTGTCAATGTTGTACATCAATATGTCGAAAATATCCGAGTTGATGTCCATTATCCATTGGCCTATCGAAGCGTCATTTATCGTGTTGAAAATATCCCCGTAATAACGCTTTGTGATCTCTATAAGGGCGTTCCTTATCTCATCGTAATTTCTTTTGGTGTACTGTATCTGATTCTCCGCCATGTCTGTCTGTTAAATCTTTGTCAATGATTTGTATGTGGATATCTTGCCGCCGTTCCAAACCGAATATGTCAGCTCGACATAAAGCTCGCTCCCGTCTTCACCCTCCATGACTTGAATATTGTTGACTTTGCAGTCTTTCAGATATTTTGTTGTCGCGTCTTTCACTTCAGTTACAACATCATCCCATGTTTGCGTGTCGTTAGGATTGAATATGTACTGTATTAAGTTTGTGCCGAACTCGGGGTCTCTCAACCTCTGACCCTTTGGGGTGAAAATAATATGCAGGAGTTCTGATTTGACACTGTCGGACTGATATGTGTTGGTGTCAAACAAACTCCTCTCATCCGATATCACCGTTATCGGGAACTTGATACCATATTTTTGAATCTTAGGCATATATGCGATAAATATTCATAATATAAAAAATGGTTTATATCATTAATAATAATATAAACCATTTAAAATGTTTTTGCAAGCTAAAGAATATTATAGAATCTCTTTCCAAAATCTGTATGTAACATCATTAAGTTTTCCGTCTTTTACCTCATATAGCCTTTGGTTTGTCGTTTTCTTGTTTAACGGCCCGAATTCTTCGATATAGGGACCCGTTTTAATGAAGTCAAAGTGTTCCCCATACCCCTTCGGAATTTCAACATTGCCAGTATAAACGCCTTGTTTTAATTCGGGATATTTTTTTCTTATGTATTCAGAAAAATCACAAACCTCGTCAAATTTACCTGCATCCCCCATAAAAAGAAAACAATTTACACCTTTATTCTTTTCAATAAGCCAATCAATTTTATCAAATGTAAGTTCCTCACCAATATCTTTCTGCAAATAATCCGAATGACAACCCTTACATTTATAAGGACAATTGCTTATTGATATTGTCAGCGTGACCATATCAGGTATTTCCTCAAAAACAACGCTTTCATCAACGTATTTTAACATAAATCACTCAATATTTCTCTTTTTATATTTATGCACTTTATATAAATGACAATCTTTACAATATGTAATAAGATTATCTAAATCATTCATTCTTTCGTCATTTCTTGCTATATCATATATAGCCATTTTATTATCTTCAACATTTAATTCTGGGTGTTCGGATATGATTGTATCAAGTATTCCTTTGAAAGGTTTTATATGATGAACTTGCAAGTTCTTCTTAGAACCACACATCCTACATTTGTACCCATCCCGCTTAATTGCAACTTTTTGTTGAGTTCTTCCGAAGTATTCGCGTAACATTATATATAACGAAGTTACCCCACCTTCCAGTTTGGATGTTTTTCCCCTGTCATAAGACCTATCTTACACTCGGAAACACCCCTAATTTTTATACCAAAGTTTTTTAAACATCTATTAACCACATTCGGACTCACATTCAAAGTTTCTGCAATAGCCTTTTTGGACATTCTTTTCAAGACATACATATCATAAAGCTCTTCAAACGATAAAAGTTCTTTCGGAAAACCTTTTTTATTACTCAAAAAGTGAGCTTCCGATATTGTCCTTAATTTGATCCCACAATGTTTTAAATGATTCTGTACTGTTTTATGGGTTACATTCAAAACTTTTGCTATTTCAACAGAAGACATTCCTCCTTCATACATTTCAACTATTTCTTTATCATTTTTTTTGTCATATTGTTCTCTTGAATTCGGGGATTTACTTCTCATTAAGTTCAGTTCAGATATCTTTCTTTCGACAGCACGTCTCCCAACATTCAACTCATTTGCTATTTTAGCTATTGGAATATTTTCAGCAAAAAGTTTTTTTAATGTTTTTATTCTTTCATCACTTATTTCTTGCTTAAAAGGGGAAGGGCTTACCTTCCTCGGTTTACCATTATCACCCTTTTTTCTTAATTCTATTCCATTGCTTAACGCAAACCTTCTAATACTTGAATACGACACTCCATATGATTTAGCTATCTCTGTCAATGTCATCAATTTATTCTCGTATTCATCACGGAATTTTTCTATATCAATATTGTCACATTTCATATTAATTGTATTTAGTTTACTAATAAATATACTAAATACTAAAAAAAGAATAAACGGTGTGTAAATTGCGAATAGCAATTACTCAATCTTTTCACTATAAAACCTTTTGCTTTCCTCTATTTGACGCCCTTCATTGAAGTCGCTTACCTTTCTTAAATACCCGATTATTCTCGTCCAATAATCAAAATTTTCTCCTCCGCATTTAGGACATTTTGTGATTGTATGTTTACTTATGTATCCACAATCTTTACATTCACTATTTTTCACGTTTACAGTCCAGTAATTACATCCAACTTTACCCGCAAAATTCAAAAGATATTGATACTGTTCATAGCTAAGATGCTCATTTAACTGTAAATGGCAAGCTGAACCGCCGTCAAGAGATTTAACGTTATCGTTACCGTGTAATTTCATTTTGTCCAAAACACTTATTTCCTTATCATCTGGCAAAAAGAAATATGAGGTATAACAATTCCTATTTTCAGGTACCCAGTATCCTTCGGATTTATCCCATTTGTAATTTTTAATACCAAGACTTTCGGCGGGTACAAACTCAGTGTTAAACATTTCTTTTTTTGTCCTATGTTCAGCATTCTGTTCCTTCATCAAGCCTGTTATAGATGTTGTGAAGTATAAATAATCTGGGTTATAATTACATGTACCACCTAAAAACATCCACGCTTCATTCAAGCCATTTATACCTAAAGTTAAATATTGTTTATTAAGATGAATAAAACCGGCAGAATAAACAGGTAGCATTTCAGCTTTATACAAGTCCCATAAAATATCGTTATACGCTGTGTGATATTTGTACACCCTCTCCAAAATAGGTTTTAAATATTCTTTAAAACCATTCATAAATTCTTCTTTATTTTCTTTGAAGGCATTTCTGTTTCCATTACACTGTTCATTAACATAGTTTTGAAGAATTCTATTGAAATTTAATGTTATAACAGATTTTGAACCTGTTTGTTCGCCAGTTAAACCATTCGTAAAAGTGAACGTATTTTCTTGAATTTTATTTGATAAACGGCAACAACTACTCAATGTGTCTGGTGAATCACTAGTGTAAATGAAAAAACTATGGCCTTCTGACAACATTTCAGCTGTAAATTCTGCATATTCTTTATCAACATATTCACCATCTTTATAAAGAAGTGACATTGTTTCAACTGGAAACGTCAAAACACATTTTGTTCTTTCCTTGTTAAACCATTTCATAAACTCTTTCTGTATGAAAGATATTGAACTCCATTGTGGTTTCGTTCCATCAGGAAAAGAAAATTCACCATACATACCTTCAAAATAAGGTTTGTCGAAATAAGCGAAATTAACAAACGCAGATTGAAAACCACGCGCTGCCGCCGGTTGATTTATTCCGTAAACAACCTGTTGAAAATATTGATGTATTTGTCCCTTTATTGTCCTTGTGCCGTCACCCAATTTAACAATATAACCGGGATTGCCTTTAACATTATCCATATATTCCTTCAATTCCATTTCGGTTAATGGGCGACTACTTTCAAATACTATTTCATCACGAAGTTTATTTAACTCATCACAACCAAAATCATGTTCGGAAAGTTCTTTTACATTATTAGTCCAATAATGTGTTTTTTGTAAAAGTTTTCTTAATTTAAAACCGATTTTATAAAAAGAATCTGATTCAAGAAAATAATTGTCACCCCATTCCCTTCTCGCAAAATAATCAAACATATTGAAAAAACCCGAGCATGCAACAGCACCGGCAAACTGTGAAGAAACTGCAAATATCAAGTTAACAAACATACCGCAAAAAGAATCTATGTTTTTTGGTGCGGCTGATAATCCCCCAAGACCTTTAAGTCCGTCCGTTAAAAACGGAAATGACTGAATAGCAACACAATAAGGTGCATTTATACCAAAAGAACTTTCATCATGCTTGTAAATTATGTGATTATCAAGGTCTTGCATATATTGTTTGGAAAGCTTTTTTGAGTATAACTTTCTTATTCTTGACGCCGTGTTCTTTCTATTAAACATTATATTACCAAATTTTGGTATTTCAGCATTTAATGTTGCAATATTTTTTGTCCCCACATTTGCATTTGAATCATATTTTGAACCGCTTGAAGCATTTTTTGCATTGATATAATTGCTTATAAAATCATCCCTTTTCTTTAGTTCATTACTAGAAACTGAATTTTCTATATAAGCTTTGGCTGCTTTCTTATTAACAGACATAAGCCATTCCTCAACCTGCCTTCTTATTTCGTTGGTTGACATGTTTTCATACAGGTACAGGTTCTGTACTGCGTTGTCCAAAAACATTTCCTCGCATTTTTCACCAACAGCCTCATAAGCCGCACAAATGGTGTTTTTTAATTTTTGTTCATCGTACTCCTCGATGGTTCCGTTGCTTTTTCTGATATCCATACTCTATTTTTTTATCTTGTAAAAGATATATATTCAAACTTCAATAAAACAAATAATGTATTATTTTTTCTTTTTTCTGTTGTCATCAAACACGGTATCAGCCACTTGCTCCGAATCGTTTCCGTATATTGCGGAGTCGTCGTTGGCAAGTTTTCCGAAACGGCATGTCCCATTGTCGAACTCTATTGAAATCGGTGTAAAATCGTTGTTGTACCTGTTCTTGAGGAAATTCACTGTTGTGATGTTTGTTGACAAATCCTCAAGGTTTTTCTGCATTGAGACAACGATTTGTGCTGTAAAACCTTTCCATGCTCCGCCTGATATGTTGGATATGTTTATTCTTGTCGTCCTGTCCTGTATTGTCTTGTTTCCCTGACTTGGAACCCACATGGCAACGTTATGGTTGATAGCAAGCTCGTTCAACTCGTCGGATATTATTTGGTCTTTCCTCCATATCTCAATGTTACTTATCGAACATTTTATCCTGTCGAAATAGTCTATGATAACCAAATCAGCTTTGAAGCCTCCGTTTTCGAGTTTTGTTAACATATTGTCTATGTCCCTTACAGACAAACGGTGCATTTTTTCATTCCTGTCTATGGCATAAATCGGCTTCAGGTTCTCGTATAGGGTATTGTATATTTTCTCTTCACCTATCATGTCGTATCTTTCGGTAACCAATTCTCTCCCTTCGATTGTGTTCTTGAAATAATTGACGCCGACATTCAGGATATAAGCCAAGTATTTGTCCTTTATATCGTCTTTTTTGTCTTCAAGTATAATGTGTGCCACCTTGTATCCTTTCCATGCCGCATATGCAGCGAAACCACTTGTAACACATGTTTTACCTATGCCTGTTCCTGCAACAAGAATGCCAAAATCACCCTTTCTCATTCCTCCGCCAAGCCTTTCGTCAAGGTATTTGCAACCGGTTGGAATTGTCTCATATTTCTCCTGACTGATAAGCCTTAGAAACTCCTCTCTATCTATCTTAAGGTCTTCGGCTATCACCTCGTCAAATGTTGTCCTGTCATCATATTTTTTCACAACAGCCATAACATCCTCTTTCTTTGCCCCGTCCTTATTCAGCTGTGTTATTTCATTACCCAATTTGACGGTTTCCATGGCAACGAGGAAATTATGATATTCCTCTTTTATTGTGTTTAACTCACCTTCCGTATATGTTGTGGGCTTCATCTTCTCATCGATGATAGCCATGCATTTTTCAAGTGTTATTGCATCATCCACTGTGGTTTTAAGATAAAGTTCCAACTCTTCGTATGATATTGACCTATTGAGTTTTGAAACCTTTTCCTTTATAACCGCCGCTATTTTCCTGAGTTCCGAACTTCCGCTGAAATGGTTCTGATCCATCGTGTCAACAGTTGACAACGCAAACTCCTCGTTTTCCATGAAGAGTTTCAATATGGAACATTGGTAATCGTAACTGAAAAAACTCAAGTCTGTAACAGACTTCTTTGCTTTAGCCATTCCTTATCTAAAAATTTAGGTTAAAAGCGCACCACTTTGGTTTTGTGTGGTGCGCATGAAAAAAAAAATAAAACAATAATCAAAAACAATATTTAGCTTCTTCTGAAAGTGTTCTTGAATCCGCAACTTTTCCTATATGCCTCAGTCTTGTCCCTGAGTTTGTTCTCCCACGACTTGATTCTCTTTGAAGTGTAGTCATGGTCATATTTGACAAGCTCTGAATATGTTCCGTCAGGTTTCTTTGCCACATATATATTGTCAATCGTGACATATACGGGACATTCAACAGGCTTTGAGAACAACTCGCCTTCGGGTTTTACATAAATTGTATAGGTGTAGTTGTTGTACGGCTCAAGACCGACCAAATCCTTGTCCAAATACTTCTTTCCTGTGCCGTAGAACGAATAATTGGTATAAGATTTTCCCTCACCGCTTGTCGTGTCGCATATGCGCTTTATTGACTCGTATATAAGGTCGCTTTTACCGAGTATCATCCTGTAATTCAAAGTTCTCACGAAACTCATTGACGTAAGGTCTGCGTTTCGGTATTGGGCCATTGAATTGGACAGGTCAACACTGTTCCTGACATCCTTCGGATATACGGTTCCGTCCCAAATCACGGCATATATGCTTTTGTAATTGGAAAAAGACGGTTTTCCATCCTCAGGATTGGTCTCTATGGTCTGAGCCATTTGGAAATCAAATTTGAACGTAATGTCATACGGCTTGAGTTCCTCGTTCTCTTCACCATTCTTAACTAACGTTTCTTTCGGCGGGTCAAAGTATGTTGCGTTTGGATTTGAAAACCCTTTGCCGTCTTCAGTGAAACCTGTCAGCTTTACTCTACCCGGTGTTGTGTAATACGTGTGAATCCTGCTTTTGGATTCCATGTCCCTCTGTATCCTGTCCGAAATGGTTCTTATGGTATCAGCCAATTCTTCAGAAAACACAGAGGCGTTGTTGAAATAATTTATTTTGAAAAATCTTTCGCAGACAATGTTGTCGTTCGCCGAAAAAAGGAACCTGAACCTGTCCCTGAACGCACTGTTGTCCACCTTAACTTCCTTTTTAGTTTCTTCTAAAACCATTATATGTGTTCTATTGGTTTGACAATAAATTAACTACCACGTGATTCATTGAAAATCACAAATTTTCACATGCGTGCTTCCATTCCTTTGTTTCATTCTCTATAACGCTGTTGAAATCACTGAAGAAATTACCGAAAGCCTTCTCGTCCTTCAGTTCATCAACACCGGCCTTACATAATATGTCGTAAAGATTGGAAAAACTCCTTCCGTCGGGCGACATTGGCGCATACATGAAACTCTCCAAGAGTTCCTTTGCTTCAGAAGGCATCAGAGGGTCTTTGAGGTCTATTATTTTCCTGTTTATCTCATAAACATCCTCACCCTGACACCCTTCGGTCACCCTATTGACAATATTCTCCACCCATTTCAGCGGTTTCTTTCCTTCGGCTGAACGTTCCTCGTTTATCTTACCTGCTTTCATTATAACCTCGTCAAGCGTAACCTCCCTTTCAACTATTTCAGGGAAATTCTTCAAAAGCGTAGTTTCACCTACACCCTTTATACCCTTTATGTTATCTGAAGAGTCTCCACATATGATTTTCTTCAAAAGAACATTGTGGTAGTCGTAACCCATCTTAGAACGGTGGTTCTTCGTATTGACAAAGTCTTTCATGGACTGCACATAGACAATTACATCTTCCGATATGAGTTGTGTCAAATCCCTGTCGTTTGAAACTATTACTATCCTTTCCTCGGGTTTCTTGTGTGAAACATAGTAACCGATAAAATCATCGGCTTCCGTCCCGTCACACTCCATGACCCTTATGAAGAGTTCGTCAAGGCATTTGATAACAACCTCACGCTGCCTGAAAAAAGACTCTTTTTCCTCATCAGTCTTTTCCCTCGTCTTGTACAGCTTCTTTTGCATGTACCTTACCTTTTCATTTACAGCTTTCATGTATTCGGAAAGATTCGCTTCATCGTATGTCTTCGAACGGTTAAGTTTGTATTCTGGGTTCACGGAATTCCTCATAACCCCTGAATTAACCCCGTCAAAGAAGCAATATACATATTTGAAACTTCCTTTCCGCAGAATCAGTTTTAACTGAAGAAGAAAAGAGAATATGCCGCCAACCTCTATCCCGTCTGAAGATAACGTCTTGTTTGCTGCAAAGCACACCTCCATTAGATTTGAACCGTCTATAAGGAGTGTGTTGAACTTCTTGGCGCCCAATTCAGGATTTTTCTCCATTATCCTCCGAGGTATCGGTTGTGTCGGCATATCCCCAAAAACAAACAACAATAAATCTGACTCTATCTTACTTTTCCGCGTTCCTGATTTCGCTTACAGTCTCACGGACATTCTGCGCGGCGACTTTAATCTCCTGCATGGCCTTTCTCACTCTTGTTCCTGCGGCCTTGTTGCCGCCATCGAACTTGGCTGCGTCTACAACACAGTCTTCAAGCATTACAATCATCTCGTTTACGAGTTCTTCAATCGTTTTTTCCATTTTCTTTCAAATTTTAAAAGTTATTATTTAACATCTATTTCTTTTCCCAAATATACTACATTCAGGATATCTTTTCCAAAATCTATCTTGAAAAATTCTTTCCGTTCCTTTCAATATACAAACTTGCTATGCCACAATATCTTTTGATAAACCTGTTATAAATCCACTCGGACCATTTTATCAGTCTTTCCCTGTAATCTTCACCTGTTTTCGGTTTAGGGATTGATAGCTTTTTGTAATCCTTAAAGAGTTTGCTTAAAATTTCCTTGACTTCATCCTCACCGTATTTTCCGAGCCACCATTTCAAATCTATCATTTGTTTGGAGTAGTTCCTGTATGAAGTTGTGGCCTTTAGCTTCTGATGTATGTTTGACGGTTTTAATTTTATTGTTTCGAATTCCTTGAAGGCCTGATTAAGATATGCATTCGATTCAGTCCACAGGGAAGCGTATACACACCATGCTAAAGATTGAACGAACTTATTGTCGTTATTTCCTAAATTTTCCTGTATGAACTTCCCGTCCCCAAAATTCCATTCCTTGTTGTTTGTTAGCGGTTCATGACCGGTGGATTGCCACTGCCATTCATCGTAAAGGTGATTTATTTCATGGTCAACAAGAAGCTCTATCCATTGTGTCGGTATTTCGCCATTCTCCCCGATGCCGATTACGATCCCGAGTTCGGGAAGATGGAGTTTTCCGTTCTCAATCCTGTCTTCGTTGTAGAATTGCCCATGCGTATATTTTTTGTTTGAATAGTCCTTCCTTCTGTTCAGTGTTATATACATAAGAAGTTCATCAAAGTATCTGTTTTCCTCTTTGAATATCGCGGAATACGTATCCTTTCCGTTCTCAAACATTGATTTTACAGTTTCAATGGCAAAATTTGTTACTGAAGCTTTAATACCATCAAGAAAATCAGTGCGATGCCTTTCCTCGCCGAGCATGTTATAGCACTCAAACAACGTTAATTTCGGAATATTCTTGTTTTGTTCGAAAAATATTTCCATTGTGTTTTTGTCTTTATCTTAAGTACATATTTTATTCATCCTCTTCTACGGTGTATTGTATGTCGTCACTGTCTGTAACTTTTACGGTTCCGTCAGAAGATGCATTCAGTTGTTTCAGTATCTCGCTTATATGTTTCTTTTTATAAGCATCCAACTCGTCTTTATCGTTTGATATAAGGCCGTGCGGTGTACATATCACTTCGCCTTCATATGTCACAGTATATGGACTTGGAAGTTGGTTTTTCAAAACCTTCAACTTGGTTTGCAATGCATAATTGTAATTCAAACCCTTTGATGTTGCAGTCAGTTTTTTAACACCGGCACTTAATTGGGAGCCACAAAGTATAATTAGTCTTGCTCCATAGAAAAATGACGCCCCGCCCTTAAGGGCTAAAGCAGGGGGAGCTCCTGGCATTGGATTCTTCATGGAGTCCAACCAAACCTTATTACAGGCAATGAACGCATTATCATACTTGCATGACACCTTTCTTGACCTAGGTATCCTGTCATTTATAATTCCATTGAAGGCAACTGACAGGGCACTGGCATCCCACATGGCATTATTTGAGGAACTCTTGTAACTCTTCCAACAGTTTATGGAACCAACTGAGTCCCAAATAATTACGAGTCCTGTTTGAAGTTCTCCTTCATCTTGAGCTGTTAATAATTCGTTAATACAATATGCTATATCTTCTATAACCGCCACCTTTCTTGGCTTGCCATTTGTTTTCCCTGTACTATAATCATTCGTACCATAAGTCTCAGCTAAAATAGCATTGTTGAAATACAAGAAATTACCATCATAACTTACAATTCGGTGTTCTTTTGTTACATTTATCTCACCTGTTTCACTATCGACAGTTTCTACCTCAACGTCACCGTATATAGGTGTGGCTTCCATACCCATATCCATAGCATAGGTGAAATCAAAATTATTCTCCGTATCAAATATTACAGGAGTAAGACCTTGTTTTTGTGCTGCAACTATTATATGATTTAGAATAGTGCTTTTTCCCGTATTTGAATGACCGACAACTAAAGAAAAATAATTTAAAGGAAAATTGATTTTCAATGCGTTTGTGAATGCCTCTGGCATCAATAACCATCTCATCGGTTTATCCGCGTTTGAGGATGTTGTTGTTACCACATCACCTTCAGTATATAACAACCCTTTTTTTTCTTTGAAAGCCGCAAGTCCGCTCTTTTTTACTCCGGCTCCTTTTTTTACTGCTTGTTTCATAATATTTACATTTTTTTTAATTAAACAATGATGATAAAAAACGGGGATTTGTTGTCCCCGCAATAATTAAACAAAAAACAGGCTAGAACGGAAGGTCTTCGTCCTCCGTGTTTCCGTTTTCAGGAGCCATCACATTAAGCACCTCCTCGGCTGCCTCACGTTCCGTCTCCTCTTCGTTCCTTTCCCTCTCCTCTTTCGACACATACTTGCCTACTGTAGGGTCATATACGGGAACTCCGCCGTTCAATACAACTTCAAGGTAATCGTAGTTCTTCACAGCATATGCATCATTCCAAGACTTAGGGTCGTTAACCCATTTCGAGACTTCGTTCTCGTCATATGAAAGAGGGCTTTCGCTCAATTCGGCCATTATCTTAATCTCGGTCCTGTCCTTTGAGTTCTCCCCGTGTGTCAGGGTGAGTTTTATGTCATGGCCGTTTTCAAGGTTGAACACGTTGTAGAATTCCCTTGTCTCGCCTTTGTCATTCTTCATATACTCGGCAAGCTGTTCTGATGTCGGGGATTTCTTGTATTCAGCCGCGTAAGCCTTTCTTGCAGCCTCCTCATTGTAAAGATTGTAGATTTCCTTGAGGTAGTCGTAGCATCCCTTCCCGTTGTCCCATTCGTTGAACCTCCAAAACTTGACGCCTTCATCTTCATGGTCTCTATCTATAACCCTGACTATGTGGGCTATCTTGGCCTCATGCCTGTAGGCTTCCTTCCATAATGCCTTCCATTGTGTGGTGTTTACCACATTTCCGTCAGGGTCCTTAAGTTTCATTGCCGCGGTCTTGTAATCCTCAAAAACATTGCAGAACGGGCATCCTCTTTCGTCACCCATTATGTGAGAATCATTAAGGCATATGAAACTCTTGAAGCCGCTTTTGGCAACCTCTGTCGAAACCTTCATGCTGTGGATACGAATGTCTGTTGAAATTTTCCTCGAACCGGGATTTGCAGGCAAAATCCTGATGCGGACATCCCTTTTCTTCTCATCATCCGCGAGTTTTACGTTAAGGTAGATTTTCGGGTCGAAAACCTTTTTCTTGAAACCTTCGTCATGCGTGTGTCTCTTCTCGTTCACCACAAACGGTGAATTGTCATTGTAATCTGTCATGTTATCCTTCTTTTATTTTATGATTATTTTAAAACTATCATATATCACTTCTCAGATATGTATAACATTAAGTATTAAGATTATACCCTATGTATTAGTGAATTTTCAGCCAATACAACCCCGCCTCTGAATCTCAGGGATTTATTGCTATTACAGTTCTCCTGCGGTACTACAAACGACTACATATGTAAATTCCGATGAGCGATTGTCCTCACAGGTGAATATTATCCAAATTATAACAAAGAACATTTTTTAATGTATAAACACTTAACTTACATCGTTTTTTTAAGAATGTTTATAACAAACATTGTTTATATAAATATACTACATTTCATAATACAAACAAAAAAATCCGTCATTTTTTTTAATGACGGATTATAAAATTCCCTTCTCTTTTCTCTTATTTGAAATATGAGAGTAAATCGCTCGGGAAATCAGAGAAACTTTTCTCGACTTCACTTGTGTTGAAATCCCTGAGGTCGTCATCTGTTATGGTATAGACCTTGTCCTCGTCGTTCGGTGAAACCTCATTATCAGAAATAATCTGATAGTTCGGATTCTTCTCCTTTACCTCACTCCAATATTCACCGGGATTCACGTTGAATGGTTGGCTGTTTTGCGAACGAAGGTTAATCCTTTCAATGTCAGTGGGATTCCTTCTTTCTATCTCGGCTTTTAAGTCCTCAAGTTTGGCATCATTGGCTTCTATGGCATTTGCGAACTTACCAACTATGGAGAGGAGTTTGGATAACTTGTCATCAACGCCGTCTATCTTATATTCGGTTGATTCCTGTGAGTTCGTTAGGTCGTCAACATCAATAACCTCGTCGTCGGGACCGACCGTTGTTTCGTCATCCATTTCAATGCCGTCAACTATAGGTTCGTCTGTAGGTGTATCTTCAACGTCGGTACCTATTGTAGGGTCTGGTTGTGCGGGCTGTTCCATTCCTTCTTGTCCCTGAGGCATTTGTTCGCCACCCATGTCGGGCTGTTGCATTCCGGGGTCACCACCGGCCGGTGGCATCTGTTCCTGACCCTGACCTTGCATATCACCGCCTTGTGGCATTGCGTTCGGGTCCATACCGTTGTCGTCCTGAGGCATTTCTGCGGCTTCGGAAGTTCTTCCGTTTGTTATGACGTATTCGTTTATTTGATGCATGCGCTTGTACACGTCCTCAAGCTTGCATTCCTTGATGTAATTTATATCAACAGCCATTTTGTTAGTCGTTCAACATGATTTTATTATCCTCGGTTATAAGAACGGGTTTTCTTGTGGTTTTCTCATAAAGCCCTTTCTCTTTTCTTTCGTATTTGACTTCGGGTTCGTTCTCCTGCCCTTCGACTCCGAGCAGTTCCTGCGCCTTCAAAAGTTTCTCGTCCATTGTTATATGTTTTTTTATCCTTATTTTTCTTCTGTTTTTTTCTTTTTCGATTTTTTGACCGGCTTCTCCTGTTCCTCTTTAACCTCTGTTTTGGATTCCTGCTCGATTGTTTCAGGCTCTGTTTCTACCGCTTTTTGTTCCTCCTGTTTTTCAGGTTCTTGCACAACCGCTGTTTCCGAAACAGGTATTGTGGAAACAGAGATAGATTTAGGTCTCCAAATTTTATGTTTTTTTATTCTTCTGTTTGTTATCTTGAACATAATTTCACATATATTTGTTAAAGATAAATAGTTACTTGTTTGAAAAAATCTTCGCAAGCGGAAGGATGTAGTGTGTGTTGTTCCCGATTATGTTGCGTATATCCCTGTCTATGAATGATGTGTTGTATATGAATACATTTTGCGGATTTTTCTTGATTCTTGATATTATCTTCTTTCTGTTAACACCGCAATACTCACAAAGCGTCAGTGACAAGCCGAAAACAATGCTCAATTTCGTGTCATAAATGAATATGAACTTGCTTTCCATTGTTTGGAAGCATATTTTCTCGGTTTCGGAATTAACCCACTCTATTATCCTTTTTATATCGTTATAACGATACCTTGCTATGTCCAAATAATAATATGGCGTCCTTGAAAGGTATTTCTCTATACAGAACCTGTAAAATTTTTCCATGTCATTCTCAAACTCATACCTTCTTTCTGTTTTTTTGTATGTCCACCATAGTGTGTCGTTTTCGTATGATTTCCTTAATATTGAGAAATCAAGTATTCTATCCCTTGCACTGTCAAGGCCTATTATAATTGTGGGGTATTTTATGTCGGCCGATAAAAAATCCTCCGTCACATTGAATAACGGAGGGAATTTGTCTTTACTGTACTTTGTTATGATGTTTCCTATATAACTATTTTCCATTTCAATCCGATTTTGCATGTTCGTTCTGTACAAATATACTGCAAAAAGGAATTGAAATTAGTGTTGTTGCCTCCATTTTTCCAAAACCTCCTTGGATTTCTTTATCCTATCGGTCGGAGTTCCGTCAGGGTAACACACTGAAGAAACTTCAAATTTTCTGCAAAACATTGTTGTTGCATCATCTACATTGTCGGTGTTTTTTAAAGCCGATAACGCATTTTTTTGTTTACTGTTTAGTTCATCTATTAGGAAGGCCATCTGTAATTGGAGGTCTTGCCAATTCTTGTTGTTTGATTTCGCAAAATTTAGCATGTTGGTAAATCTTCCTTTACCGTTCACTTGGTCATGCCATTGGCATAAACCGCCCGACTGCCCTTGCCCTGCGTCTGTTGCTGTGTAAGCTGTCGGGTTCCATTTGCTCTCACCCCACATGTTCCCAACTATCCCCGCTGCCATATAATCTGTAAGGCCCAAATTGGATGAGAGAAGCGATTTCATTATTTGCATGGCATTGTTTTGCCTTTCGTCGTTTGAAATCTGTGTTGTTTTGTATGTTGGTTCTGTCTTTGTTTTTAATCCGCAATTTGCCATATTGTTTTATAATAAATTTTTATTATCTTCCGTCAAAATAACTGAAATGCATGAAGTCTTTGTACCTTCCACCCCACCCAAAACCGTATTTTGCAAATATTTTAACAAACTGGCTTTCTGTTGTTCGTATACAAACTTCAGTGTCTTTCTTTGAAATCTGTAATGCCTTTTGGCAATCGTATGGGTTCATATTTGCATTTATGTCTATTGCAACGCCATATGAGTGGTTTGACAATTTTACTTCCGCTTTTCCGGTACCTTGTACAGTTCTCCATTTATATGCGTGTGGCGGCTGATTTACAACAAGCCACTTTTCTTTTCCATCAACATTTATTTTTGTCCTGTATATTTCATCAAAAATAGCCTGAAATTTATCTGCTAAATTTTTATTTACCTGAATATTGTATTCTTTCGTCGATTCTTGTGATGAATGCACTTTTATCTTTATCGTGGTTATCAGTTGTTTGCACTTGGCCTCCGTGTCTTTCTCTTTTATATGTGTTATTTTCCAATCAACACCTTTTGTAGCCAAAGCCTCGTGTTCTGACAGATTAGCCGCGTCAACATGATAACTGGCAAGGTCTTTGCAATCGCTTATTACATTACATTCATCATCGCTATTTTTTATCACGTTGCCTTGTGAATCAAAGTAATAGTGTGTAAACCATTCCTGACAATAAGGAAGTGTATGTTTCGACATCTTCATTGCCTTGACAGTTGTCGTCATGTCACCGGGTTTCATTGTATGGCTTACGCTGTATATCATATACGCCCCACGGAACATCGGTATGTTGAATAATTGGAAATACATGAGAGGCATTATCTGCGCATTACCCATCATTTCAATTGTGGCTGTATATGCATATCCTGAAAACACCGTGTATAAATCCTGCCCATAGAAAACCATTCTTGAGCCGGAACCACCACCCTTTTCAGCCAACCTTGCCATTGCATCAATGGTTTGTTCGGTCTGTATTGGGTTTTGCATGCCGACACTTACATTCTTGAATATTGAATTGTGCTGCCGCCCAAACGAAACGCCGAATGATGGCACGTTGTATCCGTACCTCCTTATCATCTTATTATGTTTGGTGTCATTTTCAGACGTTCCTGACATACAATTCCTCTTGAACGTGCTCAATATACTAAGCTTGTCGGAATCATGGCTGTACAAATCAAAACTGTCGTATTTATACCCGTTCTTGTTGTCGTTTATCTGTGACGGCTGATGTGTGAACATCACGATATATTTGTTGAAAGACTCTATCTTGTTTATGTTGGAAAACGGCATTGGTTTGAACAATGTCTCCATTGCCGATTCCGCATCCGAATCGTTCTCGTTACCTATGTTGATATAATCCGGCAATGCAAAAAACATGCAGTTATGCCTTGTGGTTATATCAGAGAGGAATTTGAAAACCATTGACTTTTCGTCGTATTGTGTTATCAAATCCAACAACATTTCACAGTTTATGTGTATGTTTTCATAGACATTACGATACATTGAATCCATGAAAATGGTGTTCGCCATGTAGTTCTTTACAGTGAACAATTTCTCATCATTGCCTGAAAACCATCTATCCCACAGGTTTTTGAGAAACATATATATTAGGCGTTTCAAATCCCTTGTTTGTTCGTCGTCTTCATAGTCAGACTTGTTTTCAAGGGAGTTTACCGTTTCACTGTCAATCATTGTTTTTAACTGTTCAGTGAAACCTGAAATATAGTTCTTGAACGCATTTTTGGAAATGGCAACATCATCACCGGATTTTGCATCTGAGTTTGAGAAAGAACCGACTGTTTTCTGTATAAAAATCTTTTTCAGATACATGGATTTCAAAATATCCATTACCTCTTTGTTGGTATTTTCGCCACCGTCCCATGGTATGCTGAAAATACAATTTCCTGTTATACTAGATATTGCAAAAGCGTATTTTTCATTATATTCTGATAAAAGAGCATATTGGTTTAACCTTTCTTTTAACTCTTTATTTTCAATCGCGAAATCATATGTTTGGTTGTTTGTCGATTTTGCAATTTTAATAAAGTCCTTTGCTGTTAATCTGTCTGACAACTCAAAACCATCTCTAATCTTAGGCCATTCGTTCGCAACAAACCATTTGAACTTTTCAATCATCAGGTTTGCCATTGCCGCGTCAAGCATGCCTTTCCCGTTTATACCTGTTAAATCTGTTAGTTTATAATACCCATCCGTTTCACCTTTTGTTAAAAAGCCGTGTTCAATCTTTGAGTTGAAATTAAAAATTGGGACATCATTGGAACCAAGCCCTTTATATGTCTTACCTGCGCCATCGTTATTATTAGGGAACAAAAATACGTCATGTTTTGTTTCTTCAAATTCCCTCTTTCTCCAAATAAGGCCACCGTACAGCAATATCAATGACAACGGAATTCCTTCAACCATACCGCACGACGGGGTTATGAATAGCGGTCTATTCTTTGTTATGTCTTTTCCAAACATACCGTTTGTTATAGCTAAGAGAAACAACAACGCTTTGGCTTCATCAACCCCGTTTTTCTTCTCATTTTGTTTATAATATATGTCTGTTGTAAATACATTGACCTTAAAAAACGCGTTGTTGTTTGGTATATTTGTTTTAAGTGATAAAAACGGTATGACAAAAAAGTCGTTTTCAGAATACTCGGTACTACCATCCTTAAATGAACCGTCGAGATAGTTTATAACACCCTTATTAACAAAATCACTCATATATTTCGATGATTCCCATGAATCAATCTCTTTCTTTTCCTTTTCGGAAGGATACAATGTATTTAAAAGTTTCCTTATTTGTGTTGAATCTGAATAATATCTGCTTCTCAGAGAATTGTCATCTACAAAATTCCACGTTTTTACAATTGGGGAAAACACTTCCTTCTGATTGGCTGAATAACCATTAACATCAACATTCCCTTCCTTCAGTTCCTGATAAACTTCTTCAATTTTTTCATTATAATTCATTCCGCCATAATATATGGTGAATATGTTGTTGTTTATATATTCTTGCTTGGTTACTATGGTGTTTGGTTCGTTCTTTACCGTGTAATACCTATTATCGAATATACCGCTACTCCATCTGCTGTGTAGTACAGTGCTTTCATACGTATTATCATCATTATTTGATAATACGAGGTAATAACCTATTCGGTCTCCATTTTTACGCCCCTTGGGTATATTCGGATATAAATCGTTATTTTTTATGCCGTCCCATGAATTCAATCTAACCGGAACATATTGTATAACATCATTATTACTGCCTTTCAAATCTTTTCCGTTTGTTGTATATGAATAATGAAGCTTCCCTTCCTTTTCAACAAAAAACGGTTGCCTTGTGTTTTGGTTTTTTTCCCTATTATCATCAACATATAAACCATATTCTTCAAACGGGTATTTTCCGTCTTTTGACTTACATAAAGCTATATTATAAAGAATATCGGTGTAGTTACCTTCAGTTGCTGTCAACTGATCAAATATTTTCTTTTGTATTGTCTCTTTTTGCGGTCCTGAAGTGAAATAGTTTATGGCATCGGCTTTTCCAATATTATTTGCTTCTTTTTCAGGTAGTTTGCTTATTCCAAAAATAGCGGCAGCCCTTAAAGCCATATAACCGGCCAAGTCTTCAGGCGTGTACTTCAAAGCAACGCCCGCAACTTCTCCATAGTTCAAATCGCACGGGATTATTGGATATGAACCTGTTTTGAACTCAACCGTATTCGATTCCTCTTTTTCAATGACTTTCATTGCTGCGGTATATAAATTCTCAACCAACATTTCCTCTTCCCACGGTGGCGTTCCTTTTGCCACGACCTCGCGTATCCACGCATCAACCTTCACATCATCAGTTGAACTGTCCGTTTCCTGTGCGTCATCCGATTTTTCGCTTTTGTTCACATCCACCTTCTCGAATGTGTACACTGCGGGAAACGGATCTATCTGTTTTTCCTTTTCATTCGGCCCGAAATCGGCATCAATATATGCAGAAGACGGAAGCCCTAAATTCTTCAGATGCCGTTCACCTCGCCTTATCTGCCCTTCTATCCTTTCAGCACACTCATATATCATGTGTGCAAAAGTTTCAATATGACAGTATAAAGTGAGAAAAACATTTCCTATATTCGGTGTAAGACCGACCAATTCCCATATTTTCTGTGAAATTTCACTTTTTTCAGGTGTTTTTCTGACATCTTCGCGTCTGGTGACTGTTTCTATCGCGCTTTCCTTCGCGAGCGCTTCGTAAAATGCGGCAAAATCCTTCGGCAAATTTTTCTCCGCTTTTTCCTTTTCACTCTCTATATTATACGGATTGTATAACAAATGCGAATCGAGCTTCGACAAATCGCTTGTGGGCCATTTTGCTTTGTACTCAGAATACATCAATCCAAGTTTGTACAAAGTGGCGGATATCTCATTGAACCAATTCTTATGTTCATTTACATCCTTTCCGCTCTCCATCATGGAAGTTATGTTCAACTTACCGTATTGCGGGTTTGAAAAATCGGGTTTCAAGGCTGTTGTTTTACCCGCTTTGGCATTGTCAACGGCGTTTTTGAAGCCGGGATTTTTGAGTATCTCGTCGGAATATGTTTTCATTTGTTTGATATACTCGTTTTTCTCCCCGTTTACAACCTCTTCCTCTATTTCGACAACTGTAACCTCTTCTTCCTCTTTGTTACTGTATGTTTGGAGTGTCTCCCTTATTTTGTTTCGTATTTCAAGGAATTTTTCAGGACTTCTTCCATCAGACAGTCTCCAATCCGGATTACTTAAAGCCTGTGTTCTCCAAAAACTCTCCGTGTCGGCATATTTGCAGTTAGGAGCGGCAATGACATATTGCAAAGGCAAATCGGCAAGAAGACCGAAATCATATCCAACAAAAGACATGTCTATTTCGTAGTTCCCTGTTTGTGAGTTGAATTGCGCCCTGAAATCAGTGCAACATAGTTGATATGTTACGGCCCTTCCGTAAAAACCCTTTACTTGCAACTTGTATTTCGGATATGGAAATGTAAAGAAACAACCCCATATATTGTCTTCTTTCAAGACCTCGTCCTCATGAAGAACCTCCTCTCTCCCGAAAATGGAAGCACCTCTGACATCAATGAACCTTATCTTCACAGTGGGTGCATAATAAGTTTCAAACGTTATCGAAAGACTTTCGACACCAAGACCTTCGACTATCGTTCTGTTTTTGAACTCGTTGTAATGACTGTCAACATAATATGTGGTGAGATAACTCGGGCCGTCCTTAACCCCATAATTTTCACCTCCCATGAACGAGACATAATTAGGGCCCGTTTCCTCATTCTCCCCATATTTTGATGTCCATGAGATAACGTATGTTTTTGTGCTGTTGTCTTCAGCGTCTTTTGATATTGTTGCACTATTTGCCCTCAAGCGCGAAACGACCTCAACAATGAGGTCGAAACTTATGCAGAGGTCTGTATAATCAGGTGTCAACGGTATTCCATCAACACTTCCGAATATGTCGTTTGGTTCGACATATATTATCCTCTCCGCAGGACGTATTACTGTGATGTTGTTATTTTCCTCCATTTCCGTGTTCAAGTTCGTATTTCTCTATTGATTTTTCATATCTTTCTATCGCGCTTGCTATTGGATAAGGTATCCTTAGTTCTGTTCCGTTGTCTATTAGATATTCATACGGTGAAACTTCCGGATTTGCATTAAGTATTAGCCACGCATAGTTCGGGTCGCCATAATATTTGTACGACAACGAATCCAAACGCATTTTTGACCCATCAAAAACAACTTTTATGTCAGTGTCGCTCTCTGGAATCGGTATAAACGGCATTGGTGCGTCAACAAAATCGTCAACTCTAAATTCCTTGTATCTGTCGTAATAAGCCATTGTTAAAATCTCTAACTTAAATATAATGTTATTGGGTCAAATCTTCCAAAATCACATTTCTGAACTTTGAAGCTTTTTCGTCTATCACACCGTTTCCATAACCGCCACCAACAGCGATATCCTCGTCTATTGTGTATGTTATTTGGTCGGCCCTGTTATCATAAAGCTCGGCATTTGCGTAGTAGTTGAATGTCATGGCGTTCTGCAACCTCCTTATGGCGCCACCAAGACTTCCGCCGCCTATGAAATTGAAATCTATTGTAACCTTTGCCAACATCGGTTGAACCCCTACACCCTCGTCGTTCAAATCCCACATAAGACCGTCAGATACGTTATAATCGATATGTATCTGATTTATCACAATCATTTGATTATAGAAATCACCAACCCTCAATACGCAGAACGGAGGCCTTCCAAAGGCCATGTTGCTTGCCGATTTTCTGTTCTTGTCGGAAGCGCCTATCGTCTCACCCGCCCTTGTGCATTGGTTTAGGAATGTCAACCTGCTGTTGAATCCTTCAGGTGTCATTGAGTGGAATGCCGGATTAAAGTACTGTAACTTGTCCATTAATTTCTGATAAGCAATCGGATGTTCGTCTTTGAATTTCTTGAAAAAGAAAAACTCCTGATCGTAACGTATCTTGTTCCATTTTTTGTCGTCATATTCGCTTTCAGTCAGACTTACTTCACTTACAAGGTCTTTATTAGCCTCACCGCCACCGCTCATATCGTTGGAAAGGTTGTTTTCAACCTCATCCTTTACTTCGGGGTTCGTCTTCATTTCCTCACTTGATTCTTCAAGCGTCTCAGTTTCATCAACTTGGAAAGTCAAGACACATTTAGCCATTCTGTATATTTTAGCCTCCAACGAACTTGCGTTAGGATTGTTTTTGGGTTCGTTTTCGACAAATTTTGCGGATTCATGACTTACGCTTGTTTCAACATCGGCCCAATCACTGTTCATTTTCAACCATTTCATTATGGTCTCTGCGCGTTTTGTCGCCAACACCTCGTTTCTCTTAGAATTTACCGTCTGGCTTGCGTTTTGTCCATGTGAGTTTGAATAACCGATACATTCTATTTTTGTTAATTTACCTTCTCTGAACAAGCTGTCCAAATACCCAACACGCCCTGAATCATTGTTTATCGACGAACTATTCTTGAAAAATGATGTTGTTTTTTCAAAGTTGCTGCTCCACCATGGTATAAACGCCTCCGCAACTTCTGAAAATGTGTATGCATCATCAGGAATCTGACCCCCATATACATTTGTTTGGTTGTCCAAAGAGGTGTTGAGACGGAAGCTTCTATTGTCTTTGTAGTTGGTTTTTACCGTCAAAAGTTGGTCATATGTATTCGAATATCTGTTGTTTCCCGATTCTCCTGAGGATTTCGGAACTTCATACTTACCATCAATCCTGTAATACCATAACTTGCTTTTGTCAGGCATGTATTTTGAACCTGTTTGAGACCACGGTTTCTGATTTCCTATTATCGTTTGATTGTTAACCTGTCCTTCCCATGTGTCGTTTGTTATACCTGTTGAACCTATTTCATACCCTATGGCGTTATCATAGTCTATTGGAATTAACTTTCTTACAGGATTGTTTGACGGTTCTTCCAAAACAAATCCCTCTTGTGCATTCCTGCCTGCAAGAAGATAATTTATTACAAACTCAACACCACCTACTTCACTGTCGTCACAGTCGAAATTACCTGAATAGTTGTTCGGATAATATACACAAAATTCAACAGTTTCTTCTTTGCTGTGTGTTTTGTTTTCAGGTTCTTCGGGCTCAGGAGTCTTCTCAGGCTCTTTTTCACTTGGTGCTGCACACTCTTGCTCGTGTTCTTTTGGAGTCGGCCTTGTAAACGAATTCAAATTGTTCACGTTCTGTTTGTCACCGTTTGAGGCATCAGCTGGGTCACATCCCGCGAAATACCGCAATATGTCGCTCTCGTTCAATACACCCGCACTCATATTGAAACCTTTCTCCCCATTGTACCATGTGGCATAATCCGTAACAGAAGGATGGTCCACCAATAATAGGAAACTCAAGTTGCCCGAACGTCTTGTATTGATGTATGTGTAAACATCCTCACCCCTTCCTATGAATTGGTTTGCATTCCATTGTGCACTTGTTGTTTCGCTGAATTCAAGTCCATATGGTGGAAACCACATTATCCTACCTCCATGAGGTCCTCTCTGTTCCCAAGAGAGATTTGAGTCGAACTTATAAGGGTCGTAATCCTTCCATGCAAGGTTTTCTATTGAAAACATACAGTCTTTTGTGTGTATAGAATCACCACTATTGTATTTTGGGGTTATGTTAACCAAACCGTCGCCATGTCTGTTTAGAACGCTCTTTTCCCACCTTGCACTATGACCGTCTTTCCACATGTAACCGTTACCTGTTTCACTTTCAGATTGCCACCATTTTTTATCACCATCGGCATTCCATGAATGAACTGTTTTTATATCCTGTGGTTCCTGATTGTCTTCTTTTCTGAATGGCCTGATGAGGTCCTTTGTTGTGTTGTATTTGTGGAAATACGTCCAAACCCTGCAATACGGGTTGTTATAACCCCTGTCGGGATATTTTCCTCCTTTTGTTTCAGCTGCTTTTATTAAAAGGTTTCTACCTTTTGACATGCCGTAAGCATCAGTGCCAACATCGCCTGCCTGCATATACTCAGAACCACCGCCATCAGTGTTTGTTCCGAACTGCTCTATCAACGTACCTATTTTCCTGTCCTGAAAAAGTCGTTTTGTTTTATATAGTATGGAGTTCTTGTCAGCCCATTCGTCTTCCGTGTATACATTCCACGAACGACCCGCTATATAATCGTCCGAAGAATCCAATTGGTTTGGATATAAGTTGTCACCCCTTTCATCCATCAGGCTTTGGCTTGCTCTTCTGCGTGTTGTATGACTGCCTGCATAGTCAGACATGTAATAAAGACTGTTTACCGCATCAACGTAGTTGTTGTCAAAAACATATCCGGGTCTTTGTGCTTCATTTGTTATGTGCTTGCTGTTTGGCGAAGCCTGACTTTGTGAACCGCTAATCATATCAAGTGTTGCGTCCTTTTCCAAGCGGTTAATTTGCATGAGGCTTGTCATGACAAAATACATCCTGTCATTAAAGCGCGAAAAATTGCCGATTGTGAAATCAGTATCGTTCACAATGGACGACATTCCATCCAAAATACTTCTGTAATCCAAACCAAAAACAGGTCTTTCCATATTATCTATCCTATTTGTTCATTTTTTTCTATTATGTGAATGTGTAACGATTTGGCGCATATAGCGGTTTTCCTCCAAACACAGTTCTGCTGCCTTCAACTATAACTTCCTTGGCTAACTCTCTTAACGCTTTCGGGTCGTTTCTTAAAATTTCCATCAAATCAATCGATGTTCTGCCGCTATCCAGCTTTAAAGTTCCGTTTATTGTAAGTGTTGCGTTGCCGGATATGTTTCCATTAGGCCTCTTTTTTGTTTCACTCCTGTCAATATCACCGCCTGGCTTCCATGCGACAATCGTATCTTGTGGGGCGGTTTCAAAAACGCCGTGTTTCGGGGAAATAATAACATCATTTGCCTGTTTTGTTTGTATTGTACCCCAATCACCATAATTCTTTTTAAACGGCGCCGCAATCATATAAGGCAAGCCCCTTACTTTTTGTGAATCAGATAAACCATTCCATTTTGTTTTCGAATCAACACCACCAACCGAATTCCCTTCTAAACGAATATATTGGCCTTCCTTGGTGTAGTAATCATCATTTATTCTCTGTACTGCACCATTATTCATAAGCCAACGCTGTGCAAAACGCGGAATACCTCTCAATGGGTTTTGTTTTATAAACTCATTTTTTTCTTTATGTGATAATTTTGACCACTCTTCTTTCGTAATTGTACCGTCTTCAGCTGCTTTGGTGACTTTATCCGATTTGTAATTCATTGCTTTGAAATTTGTTTGGACCACTTTAGCCAAAGACTCCAAACCACCTTTGTTATATGCTTCAAGTAATTTACCGAAGACGCTGTCCATATCTTTTATGTCTTCGCTAAACTTATCCATTTGTTCTTGATTCACTCTAAGTGATGTCAGATATGAATCGAAAATCTCGTCACTTTCGGCTATTTTATTCATTGTCTCTTGAGCCCTAACCGTGGCTTCAGAGGTGGCAATGATACCTTTAACATACTTGTCTATATTTTCATCAATGTTTCTTCTATGTTCTTTTACAAGTTCGTCAGACATTTTATATAATGAGCCTGCAACACCTTCTGAACCCATGACCTTTGCAATACCGCGTTTGTTTTCAAATTCCTGTGCTTGTTGTGGTGCTATTCTTTCAGCTATAAGTCTTACATATTCAATCAGGGTGTCTTGTTTGTCCTCAGGGAATATATTGTCAAACATTTCAGGATTTGCCAAAGCATTTTCAAGGGTTTCTGTCCTGAAACCACCCTCTTTTGACCTGTCAGCAACCTTTATCTCCCATTTTCCACTTTCCCTATTGTAAACAGCGTTTTGGGCAATCATATCGGAGTATTTATCAAAACCCGCATAACTACCGAACTGTCTTCTCAAGGCAGCTTCCTTGTTTTTCTGTCTTGCCTGATTCATCACGTTCTCGGAGGATTGGCCTGTCGCGTCAGCTATGGCTCGCATTCTGTATACTTCATTTATACTGAAATCCGTTTCACCCGTTTTCTTGTTAAATGTACCATAACCGCCTATCATACGGTTCAGATTCTCCATGTAAGCTTTCGGGTTCGCGGCGGCGTTGTACATCATTGAGAACGGGTCCGAGAATATCGCCGCATTACCACCAAGAACATTAAGTCTCGCGCTTGTCTGCATGACATCCTCAATGTTACCGCTCAACATTTTCTCCATTGAACCGCTCAACTCATTGATATTGAAACGTAATTTCTGAGCCTGCAACACCATATCCATCATACCTCTTACACCGCCTTTGAATTGGTATTTTTCCGCAAGTTTTAAGTTTTGTTCAACATCTTTGGTGAATTTCTTTGCAGAAAGCCCCATCTTGCTTGCAGTGTTTGAAATCTCATACATCATTTGGCTTCCGTTGTCTATCGAGATGTTGAACTGCTGTATGACACCGGTTATGCTTGCTATATCATTGATATCCGCACCCGTTCTAAACGCAAGCCCCCCCATCATTAGCGCTTCATTATCACTGATTATACCCGCACGACCGTTCCTGTCATTATAGGTTTCCTGCATTTTGTAGTAGTCTTCAAAGGTCAAACCAACCTGCGCCAAATTTTCATTCAATCTAATAACAGAATCGCTGTAACTATGTATTTGTTCGCCACTAAATCCAAGACTTCTACCGTACTCGAAACTTTTGTTTGTCAGATTATAAAAGACCTCCGTCACACTTTTAGACATGTTCTTGTATGCAGACGACATTTCGTTAACCTGATTGACAAACTCTTCTACAACCTCATTCTCTTTTTCTTGTAATTTTAACCTCCAATCAGCCTGTGCAGCAGCCAAAGCCAATTGTTTTTTTGTTATATTACCGGCAAGAGACAACATGCTACCGGCTATCTGGCCAACCGGCCCTAAAGCTTGGGCTATGCCACTTGCAAGTTGTGTTGCCTGAGCGGTTATGGCTGAGGCAGTATCTAAATTCAGTTTTCTTATTTCAGTCTGCATCCTCGCCATTGTAAGTTGGTCTTGTATGCTTTTGATATAAAACTGTCTTCCTCCCGCCATTACAGCGTCCAACGACTTATACGCCGTGTCGAATATCTTACCGGTAACATTGTCGGCCATTATCTCAGTAGCACGCTTCATAGTTTCGCCAAAAACTTGAAGCTCTCGCTTTTGCAGTTCAGCCGAGGCATTTAACCTTGCTTCTTGTTTTTTTAGCCTGTTTTCTAATACTTTATAAACAACATCGGTGACACCGTTTCCAACCGTTTCTATTATATTCCCAATTGCCTTTGCTGTATTACTTGCTGCCGATTTTAACGCTTCACCTTCAAGAGAAGCGCCGCCGGGTGTTGTTTTGTTCTTTAATAAGCTGCCACCTGTTTTTATATTTTTAAGATTACCTATAATATCGTCTTTTCCAGCATTTTCAAAACCCAAAGATTTAAGTGTTTTAGACAAATCAGCATCCTTATCAGATTTTTCTTTATCTGATTTGAAGTTTTTCAAACTCTCGTTTATTTCTTTAAGTTGATCTAATATCTCGGTTTGTCTTGAAGCAGCCATCAATATGCATAATTTGTTAATTATAAATAGCAAAAGGCGCAAAATCAATGTTTCGCGCCCATTTTTCTTTTTTCATTCTCCGTTGTCAAATTATGTATCCTTATATAATCCCTCCTGTCTGCGGTTGGAAGCTGATACAAATCCTCCATACCTATCTTCATGTAAGAGTGGCAGAGCCAAAGCTCCCTTTTAAGGGTTTCAGGTTCTATCACGTTACTCAAGGAAAATAGTGTCGTCGTAGGCAAGAAAGGAAGACACTGAGCCACCTCCGTCTGACTCGGGAATCTGAACCTCGAACGAGAAATCAACACCTGGTGAATTTTCAAACATATATTCCCTGTATTTCTTCGCATCCGACATCCTCATGTTTCCTACATATTCCTCGATATACTTCCTGTCTGTGTTTCCGTTTATGGAAACAGTCCTTTTCACCATGCTTCTCGTCACAAACTCACCGTAGGCGTTGTTTTCAAACCCTTCGGCATCGATTTTATCCGACCATTCCTCAATGTAATCTATTGCATCGTTCAAGGTTTCATCCGCAAGTTCCTGCTTGAATATCTCGTCAACCTGCCTCTTGATTTCACTAATCCTCTGATGGACAATGTATTTTTTGTTGTCAATATATTGCAGGGCTATCTCTTCCTGAACCTCCTGATTCTCCTTGAATGAAAGAATTCTGAATTTTGCGACATCACCGTTTTCAAAGGTGTAGTCAAAACAACCGTTTTCATCACCTTTCAGGTTGAATTCCTTGTATTTGAAATCACCAAGGTTTATTGTTGCGTCGTATTTCTTGCCATTGGTCGGATTTATACCCGAAATCTTGTATTCGGGTCCGAAAGCGGTAGCCCTCAGCCATAGGACAACAGCATCCCTGTCCCCTGCACACATGTCCTCAACACTGAAGTTTTTGTCAAGAATACATCTCCTTAATATCGTTTCTATCAACTGGCCGTTGGCGTACATGTTCGGCGAGGCTATAAGATTCTCATCGGCGGCTGTGAGTTCCCTCACGGGAATCCTACCTTTTTTGCTTGCATAACACTCTCCTTTCGAAGGCAGTTCTATTATGTCAAACCTCGTCAAAGGATTAAGGGTGCTTGGGTCAAATTCGGGGTATTCGATGTTTTCGGTACGTCCCGCTATACCTATCTTTTTTTCGATAAGGGCATTGCTTTCGTCAACCTTTTCTTCTTTAATCACCTCTTTTTCCTCTATTTTTTCGTCAGTTTCGACATAACCGTCACCTTTCACGGTTCTTTTGTTTGTATTGAAATCCTCAGCGGAAATATTTTCATCCACATCTTTCTTTTTGGAAAATGAAAACCATTTTTTCTTGTCTTTCTGCTTCGAATCCGAACTTGCAACAACCTTCGCAGCGTTTTCATCTTCACCGTCGATTGATTTTCTCCTCATTTGCTCGTCGGTCATGCCTATGGTCCTGAGATGGTTGTTGTACTTGTCAATCCATACCTTGCTGACTTTTCCGAAATTGGCTCCATTTATCTCTTCCGAACCCGCTTTCAGATGTTTCTCACCTATTTGATAGTTCTCCAATTTGGCCTTGTCAACGTCATTGAGGAGTTTGTTCAGTTGTATCGGGTCGTCACTCCATTTCTCACGTATGCTTTCCTTAGCCTCCTCAAGCATTTGGTTTGAGGCTTTCAATATTGCCAATTGTTTGTCGCGCTTGTATTTCTCGTTGTCGAGCTCGCGCTGTTGCTTCTCTTTTTCTTCCTGTGTTGACATGTTTATTAAAATTTAGCGAAAATATCTTTTAAGAAATTTATATAATTTTCCGATTTCACATAATCTTCCTCGTCTTTGTCGGCTTTCTTGACTGTCAAATCCTCTAATGTATGGTATAACGACATTGTTTCCTTTACTGTTGTGCAATTATTGAACAAATCCAAAATTTTCTTTGTTTCATCAACACCTGTTCTTTCACATATGTCGGCGACACATTCAGAAACACATAAAGCGATTTCGGAAAGACTTTTATCCTTGTCTTCCTCAATATTTTCAGCATTATTTTTCCTTGACGGAACAACATCACTTTCTATTATCCACCCATCATAAAGAAGTTCGTAAATAAAACTTCCATTTCCTATAATTTCCATAATGTCGTCGAACGTTTCCGGTTTTATAACGGCCTTTGTTCCCGAAATTTCCTTAGAAAGTTTCAATCCTGAACATCTGTCAAGGTCATGGAACCATTGTATATTCATGGTAGAGAGAGAAAAGTCATAATTTATGTCAAGCGTATTGTTCTCGTCGTTTTCCGGAACTTCCGAATAAATGGTTTTGCATGGAAACATTGGATAGATGCGATCTAAAAGCTTGCTTCTTTTATCCATATCAGCAAAACCGTCAATAAAAACAATTTCAGGATTTGACTTTCCTATAAAACTATATGGTTTCAAAGCGTTTATGAGAAAAACTGACGAACCGTTCTTGAATCTTATCTCATCCCCTTTAACCATCATTTGGAGATTGTAATAAACCCCTGAAAAAGCGTTTGTTATCTTATTTTTCACCTCAGAAAGGTTTTTTCCATCGGGGCAAACAAACCATATTTCTTTTGTCGCTTTCAGGTAATCATTTAAGACTGCCCATTTTATCATGGAAACAAACATGCTTGTCACACCGCAGTTTCTTGCATATTTGACCTTTAATTTATCATCACATAATAGGAACTTGTCAACAAATTCCTCAACCTTGGACTCCACAATGCTTCCCGCCCCGTACTCATAAACGCTTCTGTATGGGTTGGTTTTATCCAAATCAGAGAATATATTACCAAGCTTCTCTCTGAAGCCAATTTTTTCATTACAATCCAAATAATGGTAATTCCTCTTGTATCTTTCAAGAAAAACAGCTAATTCGGTTTCTTTCATCTTAGACATATTTGCTATTCCGTTGTAAAAATTATTTTCTCCACTATGAAAACAAACTTGTGCTTGTTATGGTAGTCCATCATCTTGCAGTTCTGTAAAATAGCTTGGGACTTTGCATCGTCAAATGTTATCTTCATTGTCTTTTTCGAAGAATATTGTATCCTTTCAGCATCCGAAAACGAAGGGTTGTTCTTTATCCTGTGACACTCCCTCAACCAAACCTTCATGTCACTCTCAAGCTCAGGGTCTTCCGAGAGCCTGTACATGTCAACTATCAGTATGAACGGGTTTCCGAACTGATAATACTTTATCAACTCGTCTATCGTCATTTCAAGTCCTTGCGCATTGAACAAATCAACCTTTGTCCTGTCGTAATAATACTGCTGCTGCGCATAATGGACAATCTCCTTCTCGTAATTGTTGATGGACATATTCATGCCCATTCTCTCTACATAGGTGTCCCATACACCGTTCTTGTACTTGTTGTACGTGTCAACAATCATGCGGCTGTACTGCTGCTCGCTTATGTCGCCGCCGCTGTATTTGAAGCCGTTGACAGCGTCACCATTACTGTACGGAACCATGACGGTCACCGTTGAATCCTTTCTACCTATATGGTTCATTTTATCTATTCCTTTTTCTCTTCCAATATTTTCATCACCTCGTTTACGTTGTCCCTTATGTCACACAATACGTCGTTTTCCCAAACGTTCAACTGTATGTTCAAACCGTTCGCATCAGTCTTTGTTTTTATGTTGTAAAGGAAATTGTAACTAACAGGCGCTATTCCCGTTATCTTACCGCTTTCGAATTTGCTGTCGTATGTGACAAACCATACCTTCTGTCCAACTTTGAATTTCGGTGTATGTTCCATTTTGAAAATTGCTTTTCCTATAAAATATAGCGCTTTTTCTTTTTTATAACAACATCGCTTTTTTTATTCGTCTTTTTCCTATCCTCATTGTTACCAATTCTATGCATCCCATATCTCACGCTCTCACCACTGTCCAATTTTTTAAGCATTTTCTTCAAACCTTCCATAACCCTATTTGCATTGTTCTTTATGTCGTATTCCCATATCCTTATCAATACCATATGATGTCTCTCACACCATTCGTCTTTCATCTTGTCTATCAAATGATTTCTTCTCTGCATATTCGTAACTCTCCTTTTATCCACAACCCTCGGGTCCCCGTGCCAAAACCCGCCGTCAATCTCGCATAGGAACTTTATCCTGTATGAATTCCTGTGCTGCGACACTGCTTTTATGCCATTCTTTTCCTCCATTATCAACTCTGTTTTCGGTATCGTTGCAATAACAGCGAAATCATAGAAACGACCTATATCCTTTGCCTCATATTCATAGATGTAATCAACACCCAACTTGCCAAGAAAATTATGTGCGAAATACATCTCCAATTTGGAAACACCGTATTTCATCACCTCCTTTTCACTTCCGGTGGTACTAACCTTCTTTTTTACCCCTTTCTTATTTCTTACAGGTTGTTTCATAAAGAAAATATAATAGAATTCAAGACAAAATGCAAAGTTAACGATATTTATATTGAAAAAGCATCTATAAAATATGATACAAGACGCAGATCAAATTAAATACAACCTTGATATTGTTGAAAAAATGATATCACTTGTTGAGAAACAGATAAGAAGCAATGAGAATATCATGGGCCTTATGAGCAGCTCGTTTGAATACGAAACATATTTCGGTTATGCCGTTGACGAGGATAAAATCAATGCACTGAAAGCCAATGTTGAAATGTTGCCTAAATTAATAAAATACCGTTCGGACCTCCTTAATTATGCTGCCGGTATTAATGACACAGCCCCCGATTTTCCGACAGACTTGCCACAGGATTTCACATTCTAAAAATAACAAAGATTAAAATACCACAATAATATGTCACAAATATTGAACGAAATAAAACAAGACCTCTACGGCATGAAGAAACCCGTTGAGAATAAAACAAAGAAACACACCATCATGGAAATGGTCTTCAACGACCAATCAATGGTTGACCCTGATGAAATTGATAATCCGGGATATGACGCCGCCCCTGATTCATTCGAACCGATGGATGACAATGAACCCCAACAGAAACAAGCTGCTTATAACGACCCTGAAATTCAGGATATGATATCCAATATAAGGGTTTCCGTTCTCGACGGTTTGAGGAAACTTGCCAAACACCCTGAATCACCACAATATGACATGCTTAAAAAAGTCTATAACATCATAGACAAAACCGTCGAAACCCAACAGATGAGATAGTTTAACGAAATAAGAAATAAAAAGGTATAGAAATGAACAAAAAAAACGTTATTAGGTTAAACGAGAGTCAACTTAAACGGCTTGTAATGGATACAGTTATGCATATTGTTAATGAATCTGATGGTTTCAATCCAACCGGATATAGAACCGTGTCAAATTTGGGTGGTCATGAGGTTGAAATTAATGATTCCGGCGATTCGGCCCGTTTTAGGTTCTATGGCGGAACCCCAACCGATTGGATGGAAATAGAGTTTGATGATGACGGTGTAGCATATGTTGAGACAGAACGGGGAAGGGAACGCTTATGTGATTATATGAGATTTTAGGAAAGTAAAGAAGAATAAAAGAGAATAAAGAAGAATAAAAAAGCCTGTTATAATCAACAGGCTTTATTTTTTTTCTACTTTTATTATTTCTTTATCAATCTATTCAATTCTTCCCGATTTTTAGGGAAATATTTAAATAATTCATCATTTGCCAAAAGGTTTTGTAACCAGCCTTCATCAGTTGTGGCATAATCATAAAAGAAGAACGGTTCCCCATTGCTATTTGTGAATATGAATGAACCCTCACCCCCATGATGACCTTCATAACCATCAATCGATTTTCTCGCATTTGGTTTTCCTTCATATTGTGGAATCATTTCCTCATATTTGTCGAAATCACGAAGTCCATGTTGTTTCATTTTATCATAGATAACCGAAATACGACGTTCCATCATTCTCTTCTTATTCTCTACATTCCTTTCAATTTCTTCAGGCGTATCCGGCCTTACCTCATCCGGTTCACGATATACACCAAATTGTCTCCTGTGAACACCTTTACCATATTTCTTTATTAAATTATCCCTTTTGGCAACTAAACCGGGGTCTGCACTACCCGTATCAGATATCTGACGAACAATCTGTTTTGATAAACCGTCAACAATGTTCATGTAGTCTTCATCGGAAAAATCCTTACCAAACATAACAGATAAACCATGCATTAAATCATCAAGTTTTCCACTTATGTATTCCTTTATTGAGTGCTCCTTCTGTTTGTCGTAAATTCTCTCTTTTTCAGTCTGGTATTCATTACCCAAAGCTTCGTTAACGGCTCTTTTTATAATACCTTTTAATTGCCGTTCGTTAAGATGTATTGTCTGTTTCATTTTGTTTTTTTTATTTATATATAAATATCCTTACTTTTTCAATCCACTGTCAGCAATATCTATGTAAAGTGTCTCCTCTATCGGCATAATCAAATCCCCCGAAGGGAATGTGACACCCTCCATCACAATGTTGTCCGAGAATACTATCTTGAACTGACCGACATACCTTCCGGATTCGTTGGTGTCCCTCTTCTTCCATCTGTACTGTATGATATACCGCTCCTCACATCCACTGTACTCATCATATACGATATCGGCCGGAGCGTTGGCTATCTTGTATATCCCCGTCTCCTTGTCCCACATTGAAAACGTAACGCCGTCTGCGGCCTGCAAAGCCAAATAAGCCTTGTGGTAGTCGCTCCTTCCGTCGTTCACCAACTCCATCCTTAGGTATGGCATTGTCGCCCCTTTGTTTATCTTGAATGTCATTGCCATAATAAAACACTTTTAAAAAATAAATATTCTTGTTTGGACAACACAAAAAGCACCTTCATCGAGGTGCTTGTTTATACCGTTTACAACGCATACCGAATTAGAACGACAAGATACAATAATACGGTTGCACAGTGATTTCAATGGTGGACAGGTCATCACTGTCATACGCCAAATCACCGAACTTCACATCCGTTATCTGACAGTTCTTCAATATCCATTGTGAGATTGCAGTGCCCGTTGGGTCCAACATCTCTATGATAATGTCGCGCTTGTATGCCACAGCATAACCCATACGGCCGGTAGCGGATTCAGCATGCAACCTGACCCATTCCATAACAGCTTGGGAAGCGCTCGGACCGATAGGGTCTCTCAGGGTTATGTTTATAGATTCCCAAGTGTAACGACCGGCAACATAAGTGGAG